ATGTTGGCTGCTCCGGTGTGGATGGCGTCGCCGCCTGAGGTGCATTCAGCCCTGCTCAGCAGTGGTCCGGGCCCCGGCCCCCTGCTCGCGGCGGCCGCCGAATGGTCGTCGTTAGGCGCGCACTACAGCGCAACTGCCCAAGAACTCCGGGCAATTCTGGCCGCCACCCACGCGAGTGCATGGCACGGCCCAAGCGCGGAAACGTATGTGGCAGCACACACTCCATACCTGGAATGGCTGAACCAGGGAGCCCTCGAGAGCAACGCCCGGGCAGTCCAGCATGGAGCCGCCGCCAGCGCCTACAGCACCGCGCTGGCCGTGATGCCCACTCTTGCCGAGCTTGCCGCCAATCACGCCACACACGCGGCACTGGTGGCAACAAACTTCTTCGGAATCAACACAATTCCCATCCTCGCCACCGAGGCGGACTATGTCCGCATGTGGGTGCAGGCCGCCACCACGATGGCGACCTACCAAACGGCCTCCGAGGTGGCGTTGGCGTCCGCCCCTCCCTCAACACCACCGCCGTCGATCCTGCACGATCATGATCACGGACACGACGATCACGACCATGAGCACGGTCACGATGACGACCATGGGCACGGAGATCTGGACCCGACCGACCCGGAATGGTGGGTGCATGTGGCCGGAGAGATGGTCGAGCATTTCGAGTTGCTGCTCAACAACCTGCTCACCGATCCCGCCGCGCTGCTCACCAACCTGCCAATGGTCTTGGCAGATGTGGCATTCCACGCGGCCCAATTGGCGTCGACAATCGGCCAGTTCGCACCGGCACTGATTCAGCCGGCGTTGGCTCTGGCGATCGCCAACCTGGGTTGGGCGGCCGGGTTCGCGGGCCTGGCCGGAATCCAGCCGTCACCGGAAATCCTTGCCGTGGAACCGGGTTCCGTCGAAGATCCTCCCATGGCTGCGTCCGCCGGCACGGCTCCGGCACCCAGCCCGCCCGCCTCGGCCCCCGCCCCGGCAGCACCTGCAAGCGCCCCCGCACCCACCGCACCCGGCACCGTGCCCGCTCCGCCATCGCCGCCGCCCGTCGGCGACCCGGGATTCTCCTTCCCGTATGCCGTCGGTGGCGGGCCGCGTCTCGGCACCGGGTTGGCGCTGGCGGCTCAAGTACGTAGGGCAACCAGTGCGGCAGCGCGGTCCTCGGCGCGAGAGCAGGCCGCCACCGCGGAAACCGCAGCGGCCCGTCAGGCACGACGACGGCGAGACAAGAGCAAGCAACAGGGTCGCGGCATCGAGTACATGGATATGGATGCCACTGCGCGGTGCGAGGGGCCTGCTCCTGACCCCACCGCCTCGCACCGCGGAGCCGGCCCCATGGGATTCGCCGGGACCGTAATCAAAACGGGCGCAACGGCATCAGGGTTGGCGACGCTAAGTCGCGACGACGACTTGTTCGAGGGAGCGCGGGCGCCGATGGTGCCCAATACGTGGGACCCGGAGCACGGCCGCCAGGACTAAGGCTGGTGGCCCTGAACGGCTACGCGGCCGGTCGGCCCCTGCTGCTGCCCGTCCCGCTTACGCAGTCGTGTTGAGGACGCACCCAACAGCAACGCTGTCAGATCGTTGTCACCGGACTGCTTATCCCGATCCTGCCGATCATCCTTCGGAGGGAATCGGGGCGGCCACTGCTTGTTCTGCTTCTTTTGTTGCAGCTGACGGGCAAGGTCATCGCTCTTCCGCTGGGCTGCTCAGGTTGCTGTCCGACATCCTGCTGCGGCGGTTGTTGCGCGCGGTCCGCCCAGGGTTCTGATATTCCCCCTGCGATCCCGGATTACAACGCCACCTTGAACTCGCCCACCGACCAGCGCACCACCCGCCACACCAGCCACCGAGTCATTGATGTTGCCGAACGACCCCTACATACTGTTCACATGCAGATACCATTGCCCTCAGCAGAATGATGGCGAAGGAAATGCCTATCGCGTATCGCAGGTATTCAGAATCCGTCAGGAAAAACAGGCCGGAGGATATGGCCGATATTCCCGCTACTTGCAAGGCGAGCCCCTTGCCCAGGTGTGTGGGCAATAGAAGTGTCGACCAGATAAACAGAATTGTGCCCAACGCAAGCAGCAATAATGACGTATACAGGTTCATCGGGGACCCGTCCGCTTCCTCTTCTGGTTATGCATGTCTTCCAACGTCGATGGTGGCGGTGCAGCGGGGCCAACGAACCAGGTTATCCATGCAGCCCCTTTAAGGAGCCGCTGCCACCAGGGTATGTGTGACTTGTCTGAGTTTGGCGTGTAGGGCACTGATTGAGGTGCTGCGGCCTTGCGTATCTGCTCGGCAGTAAACGGCTGACGTGACCCTTGCCCTGATTTTTCGCTCTTGTCCATATCTACGCCTTTTCAACTTATGTTTAGCTGAACAAGCTCTTAGCGCCGCTCCATAGCGATTTCGCGCCATTCACAACGGATTTTCCTGCTTCTTTCGCAGCTTCGCCTGTGGCACGCAGCCCGCTATCAATTGCCTGCTGTGCTCCTTCTGGCAGTTTGCCGTAGGCCCACTTTACGCCTTGGTATGCGGCCACTCCTGCGGCAGCGCCCACGACCACTACGGCTACTGCCGGCGCCGCGGGTGCTAGAGCTGCCATGGCAGCTCCGGCGAGAAGCCCGGCACCGACGCTGGCGGCGTTGGCGGCAATCGCTTTGCCTGGTGCCATGCCGTCTTTGATGTCGTAGTACGCCGCCAAAGGTGCCAGGGCAGGACCTGTGCCCTTGCCAAGAACCTTGGTGACCGTGCTGAGGTTCCCGACCTTGGAAACCAGACCAGGGATCTTCGGTGTTTCGCTGCGGATCGTGTTCATAGCCGCACCAATTGCAGGGTCCGCAGTCGTTACGCGGCTTCCTGCCCGTATCGAATCGTTGATGACATTCGACGATGCCTTCACCAGACGCTGCGATTCGGACAGAGCGGCCTGACTGACATTGAGATTTCGTTTCAGCAGCGCGTTAACTCCGGCCGAGGCGCCTTGAATCGCATACTTCGGGGCACGCTCGACTTGCTTGTCGACCATCTCTTTGCCTTTGTCGAGGAGCGACTTCCGACGCTGAGTGGCAGCAACCGCTGACGTCGTCGGATCGTTGTCAGCGTCATCATCGTCGTCAGAACTATCGCTGTCTTGGTCCAGCTGATCCTGAAGCTTCTTACGAAGCTCGTCAGCTTGTTTCTGTTTCTCCTGCAGCTGTTCCTGTTGACGTTGAATCTGTTGTTGTTGCTGGTCAACCGGGTTCTGCTTTGGCTCGTTCTGCTGGCCCGGCTGGCTCTGCTGACCAGGCTGCGTTTGTCCGGACTGCGTCGGGCTCTGTTGTGCCGGTTGTTGTCCGGGCTGTCCCTGAGGTTGTTGTGCGCCGGGCTGTTGGGGCGTTTGCCCCGCAGGCTGTTGCCCGACAGGGTTCTGAGGCGCCTGTGCGGGCTGCTGCGGCGCTTGGGGAGCCTGCTGTACGGGTTGTTGCGCAGGTGCTTGTTGTACGGGTGCTTGGACTGGGGGTTGTGCGTCGGGTTGCCAGGGTCCGTAGTTGGGTAGCGGCTGGCCGTGAGCGGCGCGTTGGCCGGTCTGTTGGCCGATGTTCTGGCCGGCCTGTTGAGGAGCGCTTTGCCCGCCTTGGGCGGAGTTTTGGTTGTAGATGGAGATTCCGGAGTTTTGGTCTAGTGGCGGCTGGTTGATGCCGCCTTGGTAGTCGGGTTGTTGGGCGGGCATTTGGGGTGGCTGGAATTGAGAGGCGTTGGGGCCGTATGAGCCGCCACCGTTGTCTCCGCCGCCGCAGTCTGGTGGGCATTGGGCATGGGCCAGCGGTATAGCGCCGGGTCCGGTGTAGTCGGAGGGGGTGGCGAGCCCGAATCCCATGGCGCTAAACCAGATGAGGGCGACTACGGCGGTACCGGCCTGCATTTGTCCCAGCGGGCTGGCCCCACCACCGCCGCCGCCGTGGGTTTGGGCCCACTGCCACCATCCCGATAGTGCTTTCCACCACCAGGTATTGGCGGCGAAGGCCACGACCAAAATGGCGGTGATGGCCGCCAGGGCGGCCATCGGATCATCACCTGTCAGCCACTTCGAAACGTGCGGGACCACGTACCCGGATAGGAATACCAGTGCCGCGGCGCCGGCGAGCAGGGTCAAACCAAGACCCGGGTGGCTGGACCACCACAGCGCCCACCACTGCTGGTTGGGGTTCTGCTGGTTGTCGTTGCGGTTTCGTGTGCCCGAGTTGGCGAAGATCGCGGCCGCGAGGGTCTTCGCGCCGCTGAATAGCAGCGCCCCGAACATGACCATGAACGCGACAGCCACCAGTTGTGAGGTCAGCGTCCAGCCGATCGCCGTATCGGTCACGGCGCCGGTGCCGGTGGTGTGCGCCCACCAGGTGGCGGCATGGCCGCGCATCACCCACCAGATACCGGCAGCGCCCATGGCGATGCCTGCGGTGGCGCGCATGGGAGCGGAGATGGGAGCTAGTGGCGCCAAGGCTGCGGCGGTGAGCGGTGCCAGGGCGCGGCGTAGCAGGGTGATGCCTTTACCCAGGGCTGTAAACGCGAGGCACAGCAGGATCACCCAGCCCACTGTCCCAGCCGCACCACCTGCGGGCGCGAGCACATGCAGGCCCCATACCCCGGCCACGAGTAGGGCTGCCCCGGTGACGCCAGCGGCGAACCCGGTCAACTGCATGCTCGGGGGCCTAGCGGAGTCCGCGGCCGTGGGCAGGGGTTCGGTGGTCGCATCATCACTCATCTGCTAGTCCTGTTCCCGGAGTGCTTGTTTGTGTGAAAGGTGTTGTGGTGCTGCATGTTGCGGCGGGTACGTCAGGTGCCTCCGGCCGCTGCGGCGGGCGGGCCGGGAGTCATGTTTTCTTTGGCCCACCGCACATGCCCGTTGGCGCTGGCCAGGCAGCCCTCGTAGTTGTCGCCGTCCTGGCCGAACGCGGCCACGCAGGCATTCGTCAGGTCGGCCATGAACGTGTTCTCACACGTTAGGGCGCTGGTGCGAGCGGGGGCAGCGCTCATGCACGCAGTCAGCCGGGCACACGACGGCGCGAAATCAGCAGCCCCGCCAGGGGTTCCGTCGTCCCCACCGCCGACGAATTGTGGCGGCCCAGACACACACCGCCCGGCAGCACTGCCCGCTGGTGCTTTAGGTGCGGGATCGCCTTGAGCGACCGCCGGAACGCTGGTGGATGGCCGGTAGGCCACGGTGATGGTGACGGGAAAATTGAGCAATCCGATATCGCCGACGTTCAGATTCACGTCCGATTGCTGATACAGATAACTTCCCCCGACCGACGGTGTGACCGGGATCGGGTTGCCGGCACCGTCTTTTGCATCAGGGATGCTCAGCGCCCCGATAATCGCTGCCGAATGTCCGGGGGCTGCATCGGTCTCAACTACCACCGCTTGCGCGGCTTGGCGCAGATGAGTGCCCTCGGGATACCGGATCCCCACCGTGAAGTCACTCGGCGAGATGAAGGTCTTGCGAATCATGCGAATATCCGCGCCGCCGCCGGCATCGGGGATCACCACATAATCCACCGGACCCGAACCATAAGAGGCCGCACCGCCCTCACCCCAATTAGCAGCCGTCAAGGCTCGTTCGTTGGGTAGATGGATGACGACTTGCTTGCCTGGCCACGCGGTCGCGGCATGTACTCCGTCGGTAGCGATTGGCGGAACTGCCACCACACCACGCTGGCGCGCCTCCGCAAGAGGTCGCCCTGTTCCTGGCCCCATCCCTTGCGGCACATTCGTTTTAGCCTGTGCCCCACCAATACTCACCGCACGCGGCAAATTATCGGGCTGCGGCACCGCCAACGGCGGCGGAGCCGGAGCAGGAGGCCCAGGCTGATTGGGGTCTGCTCCAGCTGCACTTGCGCTAGATAACGCAAGCCCAGCAACCGCTGTCACGGCCGCCAACGAAACCGATCTGAGATGGAGCCGCCTAGGTATGCGTCGGCCGTAGTGGACGCCCGAAGATTCGCTGGAAGCAGGTCGCGTACGGCAGTTGATCACCGTCATCAGCCGATGCGGTGCGCCCCGACTGCCGGTTTCGCCGCCCACGAGCCCCCCTTGAGCCGTATTGATACCAACCTATCAGCGACTAGACTATATCAGCAATACCAGCACACCTACATGGTCTGGCAAAGTATAGAAGGCGTCCTTCGTTGACCCGCCCGTTTCTGCACTCCAGGGCGATATTCGACCGAATTCGGGCGTTGAGTGTGACTGATGACGAAAGCTGCGGGCGTGGGGAAAAGATAGCCGCAACCTCAAATGTGGCCGACCGCCGCTGCACCCAAGTGCCCAGTCGCCGATCACCACCTGCCCGCGCCAGCGACCAAATGCGGCCACTTCGAGAGCCCGCGTACGAAACAACGCCGAAGCAGTTTTCGGGACAACAGCCGTGATGCAGTTGGAGCTGAGGAATTGGGCGTAGCCACGTTGCCGACGGCGCTGTGGCGGAGAGTTTGTCCGAGCTGCACCAAACCCGGTCGATCTCGGCTGGCTCGACCGGCCTCCACAGACCGAAATCGAGCTCTACGCCGCTGCCCCACCTCCTCGCCAAGGCGTCCCAGCTTTATCCCCGTGCCGTCGTGACTGTGTCGCGACGGAGCCTTACGGACATTGCACCCGGCTCAACCTGGCGGGTCATCACGAAAGTGGTCGCGTAAGTCCCGTTCTGCGACCTGCCGCAGTTTCGCCGAGCTCGACTGCAGCCCGTTAGTCGAATCGGGCCGCATCCCAGCCATGGTGACGTTCACCTATCCGGGCGAATGGGAGAGCGTCGCCCCAAGGGGGCTCCAGTGAAGCGGCATATGGTTTTGTGGCGCAAACGCTTTCACCGCGAATATGGTGTGCGGCGAGAGACGAACGCTCGTGGGTGATGAAAGCCGGGCGGTGGATCTCCCCGCCATCCACGATGCGATCATACGTCGCATCGAAAGCTGCAGTCGCCGCTGAGGGATATGGCCTGGAAGACCCCGGGGTGGTTGCCTCACTTATTCACCCCTTGGCGGCGAGCATCGCCGCCCACTTGGCTACAAGGGCGCTCACCAGATCATGCGCCTCGGTAAGAGATAGCTCGCGAGGGGGTACCGCTGTCGACCTGGCATGCCGCACCCGTTGCGCCGAGGCAGTGAATGAATCCACTTGTGTCTTTGTGGCCCAATCTAATTCGCCATAGATCTTACTCCGGCACCAATCGCGTCGGTGATGATCTCGAAGACCCAATACAGATCTGACCACCAGACATTCTCTGGCTTACCCAGAACTTCCTGCGCCTCGGCGAGATCTGGATTCGACGCCGCCGCTGCGAAACGGTCCGGCCAGGGAGATGGCGGATCGGGAACTACCGTGCCGTCTGGTCTCGCGACCGTAACTGTCGGTCGCCCAACATTCACACGGATCTGAGCCGGTGCGGGTCGGAGGACCGTGTGCCGCCGACCGTCGGACGTCGTGTACTCGTCGCTCAGCGCTACCGGACGAAAGTTCTGATTTTCAACGCGCCCAAGGCCGTTGATGCGCAGAAGGAGCCGCTCGGCGGCTTCATAGAACTTCTCGTCTTCTGAGGGAGAGTCGATCTCGTGAAAAGCCAGGTAATAGTGGGTGGAGTATCGCGACCGGATCATCGCCGTGTTTTCGGAGACCGATGCGAACGAACTCGGTAGGGGTGCCGCCGTTCGTTTCGTATGCGTGTGCGTGTGCGTGTGCGCCATATCGCCACGGTTCAGCGCCAGAGCAGCGTGAGCTCTCCGCCGTCGGGGAGTTCCGCCCAGCGCGGTGCGAAGTCGTCGTAGCGGGCGAAGATCCGGTCCAGGAGAGCGGGTTCGACGTAGACCTCGGCCGCTGGCCCGGGCCACGGGCCAGCGGCCTGCCGGTGGCCGCGCTCGACCTCCCACAGCGCCGCCGTCAGCGACGCGAGGTACTCCGACCGTGCCATGTCCGCCGCCTGCGCCGCCGTGGGCTTGCGGTTTCGCCGGGACGCCTTCCGCCGCTCCGCCGGATCGGCGGGCCAGAAGAGCCCGTCGAGGCCGTTGGCGTCGGCGAGGCGCCCGAACACGCCGCCGCGCAGCCGCGCCTCCTGCTCGACGATGAGGTGCGCCGCGTCGTGCGGCACGGGTGGACGGCCACCCGGCCCGCCGCGCGGCGTGAGCTCGGGGCCCCTCTCCCGGCGGATCCGCACGTCGTACCCGTTCCGGCGCTTGACGAACGTGACCTCCATGCCCTCTAGGGTGCGTCCTAGGCGGGGGCGCCACAACCGGTTTTCGACGGCCTGCGGCCCGCCCGCCACGCGCCCCACAGTGATTCCATGTCGATCCGTGACCGCTGGTGCCCGTCCCTCCTCGACGCGACGGCCGGACTCGGAGCGGTCTACAGCACGTAACCCAAGCCGTGGGAGCCCAGGTGTCAGGATCCGCCCCGTCGACGGGGCCCTTCTTCGGCCGCCCAGCAGCTGAACATCGCCCGCCTGATCGCTGGATATGGTGGGTGACATCGTCGGGAAGCGAGGGATGAGGGGAGCGCCGTGGATGGTCTGAGTGACGTGTCGGTCGATCACCGCGTCCGGCGTTGGAACCTCGCACGGTCGCTGTTCGCGTTCCTCACGTTGGCAGGGGTCGTGTTCTGCATCGCCAGTGCGCTCGGCACCTCCCCGCACTGGGTGTGGATCGCGGGGTTCGCCGCCACCTTGGTGAGCGGGTGCCTGCTCAGGATCGCCTGGGACAAGCACCGCGTGGCTCTCTTCGCGGGAGCCCCCACCGCCGTGGGCACGGTCCGCGACGTGCTGGAAAGCCAGTTCGGAGACGGGGCATCGAAGTACCAGCTGCTGATCGATGCGGAACTCGCACACGGGGTGTCGATCCACCGGCGGATCGACACCGGCGGGGATCCCGATCCGCTCGGCTGGGTCGGGAAGCCGGTCCGGTTCCGTCACCGCACCCTCGACCCGGACGACCTCGACGACGCGTTCGTCGGTCGCGAGGAGCGCAACGCGTCGTTGGGGCCTGGCTCGTGAGCGCCCACGATTCCGCGTCGACAGCGCCCGGCCGCGCCTACCGCTGGTGGGGCGTCGGGGCGATCACGTGCCTGGTTCTGGCGGTGACCGGTCTGCTCGGAGCCATCGCGAGCGCGTTCAGCTCCAGCCCAGAACAGCTGTGGGTCGCAACCGCCGTCGCGGTCTTCGTCCTGATCCCGGCGGGCATCCTCGGCGGCCTCTACTGCGGGCACCGGCGGTACCGCGCGCGGTTCACCAACGCGCATGTTTCCGAAGCGCCGATCGAAGAGGTCACCGAGGTGCGTCGTACCAACGACGACGGCAGCGTCTCGCGCTACTTCATGCTCACCGTGTCCGTGGCAGTGGAGGGCGGGCCGGCCATCCGAAGGCACTGCACCGTGGGTGGGGACCACCCCCGCCCACGGATCGGGCAGACGCTGCGCTTCCGGCACACCACGCTGGACCCCGACGACCTGGAGGACGCACTGTTCGACAGCATCCGCGAACATCAGCGAGGCACCGGGTGAGTCCGACTGAGCTTTGGCCCTGGCCCGCCGATCCCGTGTCCGCATGGGCGCAGGCAGTCGCTGCCCCAGCGGCGAAGTCACGGTATGGCGAGCGGCCGTCGATCAGGCCGTTGGAGGAGATTGCGGCTGACGTGCGCGGGCAGCGGGTGTTCGTGCCGGCGGTCGCCCTGGTGTTCACCGTAGCTGGTGCGATTCTCGTCGGTGGCCTGCTGGTCGGGGTGTTCCCGCTGAGCGGGCGCAGCACCTCCGCTGGTGTGCAGTGGTTCGCCGGCGTCGTTCTGCTGATCGTTGGGCCGGCGCTGTGGCTCGGGCACCGGCAGTGGCGCAAGTATGAAGAGCGCCAGGGTTTCCCACCCGCGCGCGGTGTGCTGTGTGAGATCTATCCGACGAGCTTTCACATCGGTGACGGCGATGGGTGGTGCCTGACCTCGGTCGCTATCGACGCACGGACCCCGGATGAGCAGGTGTCGAGGATCGCGACCGCATTCCGGATCTGGCTGGCCCGCCTCGAAGCCGACAAGGAGGCCGACTCCGCCGCCAAGAATGCGTGGAACTCGGGGTTCCGGCGGCGCATCATCAACACCTTCGCATCTGACGAGATCTTCGGCCCCGAGGCCTCCGGTGGATACCTCGTCCGCGGGACCGCCAGGCGTTCACGGTGGGCGCTGCTGCTCGACTGGCGAGAACCCGAGGCCCCGGCATACCCGATGCGCAATGCGCTCGTGATCCCCGTCGACCAGGCACAGGGGTGAGAAGCGCATGGGCTGGATAGACCGACTGCGCGGGCGGGAGCGGCCGTCCACCGGAGACGCGGCGTCGGCGGACGTCGGTGTCCCGGACCTCGCCGAGCCCGTCTACGCGCGTGCGCTCGTGCTCCAAGTTGATCACGACGCGGCGATCATCGAGGTCCAGCCGCCGGGCCGAGCCTCCTTCCGAGCGGAACTGCGCAGCGGCACGGATCCAGGGAGCTTCACCGGACTGGTCATCCGCTGGCACGCCCCAGTGATCATCGACGGGGCCGACCCGAAACGCGTGATCCTGCTCGAACCACCGTGCGGCCCGGATCTGCCGCTCGTGCCAGATGATCTGCAGGCGATCCGAGACTCCCGGGACCTGCGCACGAGCGCCTTGGCGGCGCTGTACCCGCCGCCCTCCGCCGCCGAACTCGCCAACCTGATGACACCGACCGCGTCGGCGGCGCACCCGGCCTGGGACGCCGTCTGTTACCGGCTCGGCCTGCTGACGACGCCCGAGGCCCAGGCCATCCTCGATCACATCCGCCGTGACGGAAACGCCTGGGTTCGAGCAGAAGCCGAGCTGTACTCCTGGGGCCCGAGCATCCCCGACGATCTACGCAAGCAGGTCGGGGCGTTCCTGTCGCATCTGCATGATGTCGCCCCGCAGGGCCGCGGTATCGATCGCGGGCCGTTCTGGACACTCGGCGTCGCGGCCCTGATGCGCGACCTCGCCCCCAACGACGTCGACGCCCGAGTCTTCGAACTGGTGATGGGTCCGTTCGTCGACGTCTGCGGCCCGCTGCCGGAGCAGCTGCTGTAGCGCGTTGCTCGGTTCACAGCGTTGGGAAGCCCTCCGGTTCTCCCCTGCAGGGCGCGAGCCAGGACAGTCGCCGGTCGCAGCCCACATCGACCATGCTGACTGGCGATCGGACCTGGTAGACGACGTAGGCGTCCGCGCCCAATCGGGCATCGATACCTATTTGCGTGTGTGCAGTGTCGGGGTCGTCCGGGGTGGGCATCGTGCAGCGGTCCAGCTGATGAGACGGCGGTACTCCTTCGGGATTCATCCACCAGAGACCTGTCGCAAACTCGTCGATCCTGCTGGCACCGACGTCGGGGGTCAGCACGTCGAAGAGTGGCTCGGCACAGGAGGGTTCACCCGCAGAGTGGCCACGGAGGCGCTGTGCGACCTGCGCTGCGTCACCGGCATCGGGCGGCAGCGCGTAGATCTCGTAGGCCAGGAGCGCGCATTGTTGCCAGTAGAACATGACCACGTCCTGCTCACCGTCGCCATCGCTGTAGCGCGGGGACATCCAACACGAGACCTGAGTCCATGAGCGCGCCGGGTTTCCTAAGCTCGCGAGCGGTGGCCGGAACTCGTCCTGTTTGGCGAGCAGTTTTGCGCGTCCGGTGGAGACGTCGTCAACCAGCTGACGGGCGTTGTTCGCCTTGAGAATCCCCGAGACGGGGCCGGGAACGAATACGAAAAGTGCCAGCACCACCACCCCGCTGAGAACACCGAACGTCCAGCGGCGGCGCGGTGACCACGGCACCGCAGTCGCTTCCACGTCCGCTGGTTCCTGCCCATCACCCATACACGCCACGATATCGACGCGGGCGCACCCGGCCTTCGCGCCTCAACTGAGCGCACCGAGGATGGCGACTGTGGTCCATGCCGCGGCGACGGCTGCCAGTGCGAGCGACACCCACAGCAACGCCCAGAACGCACCAGAGCCGTCACGCGGACCACGCGCCGACCAGAGCAGGGCGATACCCACTCCAAGCCCGTTCGCGCTGACCCCGAGTGCGACCACGGGTAGCGCGAACATGCACGCGACGACGAAGAGAGCGGAGATCAACACCAGGATCGTCAGCGCCGCCCGAGTCCACCCTTGCTCGGGATCGTGCCGGCGGCGCAGGACGGTCTCGAGGATGCTGAACCCGGGGAAAGAAGCGATGAGCCCGCCCATCACGGTCAGCGAGTAGAACACCGGCGCGAACAAGAGCGCCTTGTTCTCCGCGGGGACGTTGCCGGTCGTCGCACCGAGGGCAAGCATCCCCGTGAACAACAGTGCGCCCAGGATGAGCGGTGCCGTCCCCGTGACGGACGCGCGATCTCCCGCGCCCCTGGGGGCCGCGCTCCGTCTACTCACCGCCGCCGTTCCCAGTCGACGAACCAGGTGGACTTTCGGTTCGGTTTCTTTGGGTCGTAGCGGATCCAGTGCTTGCTGCCGACGTAGGGCTTGTGGGTGCGCGTCATGGCCTTGTGATCGTGCTCGATTCCTTGGGAGTCGGTGAAGCGCAGGATGACGTCGTAGTACGCGTGGACGTTGCTGCCCTTCGAGCGCTTCACCTCGACCACCTTCGCCCGCACCCGCGGCCCGGTGAGCCGGATACTCCGAGCACGCTCGGCGCGGCGGTGTCGCCACCCGAACAGAGCGCCGAGGAAGTTCTTTGCGCGACTCATGTCACTGGGCCTTCTGCGGGATCTGGTGCATCGACGAACCCGAGGAACAACACATCCTTCAGGTCGTCCGGGTCGCCGGTGTTGTGGCGGAACCGGACCATCTGTCCAAGCTCCGGCGCCGTGCGCTCAGACACCCGGCAGGTGCGACGGATGCCCCCATTCGGAAGCCTGGCCGCGATCGTGATGTCGTATGCGGGCAGTGCCTCTGGATCCGTGTGTTCATCGACAACGATCTTGGTGATAGTGCCGCCGGTTTCCTTACCGTCGGCATACCGTGCGACGTCGAGCCTGAACGAGGCCAGGCACCACGGGAGGATCGACACCACGAGTACTGCGAAGGCTGCGAGGAAGACCCACCACGGGCCCGGCTTCCCGAGGACTTCGCGGATCGCAGCCACGACGACGGTGATCACGAACCCCGTCAACCCGAGGCAGGCCAGCCCGAAGAAGACGCGCTTGAGGAACACCCACCGGCGGATCCGCGCCCGGGTCTCGGGCGTCCGCGCCAGGGCCATCCACGCTGTGGCGTCGCGGTTCACGAGACGAACCTGCGCTTCCCGTTTAGGAACGGCGACCCTGCTGCGGGTTGTTGGAGGCTTGAGAACTCGGTGTTGCCGTGGAGGCCGGTGATCAGGTAGCCGCTGCGTCGCACGTCGTCGTGTGCTTCGGTGAGCAGAACCATGGTGTCGGCCAGGTCCGGGTCGGCGAAGGCGTACACATGCCAGCTGCTCTCGGGCGTGAACCGGTCGATCGACGCCTCGTTGATGAGATCGCCCAGCCAGGCTGTGTGTGTCTTCCCGTCGGCTCCGTCGTAGTCGACGATGACCTTCTTCGTTTGTGCTTCCGCTGTGGTGTCGGGTTGGTCCCATTCGCGGATCTCGCGCACGCGCGCCACCCGGGGGGTGTGGTCCAGCGCGGGCAGTGGTGTGCTCGACATCGCCTGGAGCCACCCGACGCCGCACGCGATCGCGACCACGAGGATGGCGAAGAACAGCATCACGCCGCGGACAGTCCCGTCGAGCGGCAAGGACAAGATGCCCCAGCTCAGAAGGACTGAGCTGATCAGGAACAGCCCGAACCACGTCCCACCGTCGGTCCAGAGAGAGCTGCGCGAGCCGTTCACCGGACCTAGCCGGCGGCTGTCTGCTGCGCCGGTCATGCCGCGAACTCCCATCTTGAGTCCTCGCCGAAGAACGGCGATCCCGGGCGGGGCTTGCGGAACTGGCCGGTGTGCACCTCGCCGCGGACCCCGAGCCAGAGGTAGATGCCCGAGCGCAGCACCTCGTCGTGGGCCTCCGTCAGGAACACCACGGTGTCCGCGAGCGCTGTATCGCGGAACGCGTACACCTGCCAGGTGCTCCCGATGGGGAAGCGATCGAGCCAGGATTCATCGACGTCATCGGCGAGATGCACTTCGTATTGTTTGCCATCCCTGCCCTGATAGGTCACGTACAGGCCGGGCCAACCGGTCACTGAGTCGGTGCCCTCGTTCGCCGAGACCGTCGCAACGCGCGGGGTCCGGTCGATGGCCGGCAGGGTGTCGAGAGATTTCGGGCTGAGAAGCACTGCGCGCAGGATCACGATGGCAGAGAAGAGCACGAGGAGTCCGATGAAAGCCCACATGAACACCGGCCCCAGCGCTACCAAGAGGACGGCGAGCCCAACGACCCCGATGATGCAGGCGATGACGATCGTCGGCATCACTCGGTCGTAGCGGTGGATGAACGGCATGTCGGGCCCGTACCCGATGCCCAGCAGCCGCATCGTGACCCGGTCGAACACTGATCCGCACTTGCTCATGACGACATCTCTTCGATCCGTGCTTGCGCCCGGTCCCTGCGGTAAGCGCATGCAGCGTATAACCAGAAACCGAGCGGGATCGCGACGATGCTGGCCGGGAACAGCACCGCGGGGTTCGTCCAGCCAGGGAAGCCGTCGAACGGATGATTTCCGAGGAAGAGCATGCCGATGAGAAGCCAGCATGCCGTCGGGACGACGAGCATGACCCCGCCCCAGCCGATCATGAAGCACAGGCTCGCGAGAACACCCCAGATCCGGTAGCCAAGCGTCCCAGGACCGTGCGGCCGGAACGGTGCCAGCTCTCCGTCGAGCTCCGCCGGCCATTGGACGACGAGCACGTCGCAGTCGTAGGTCGGATCGAGCGTCGTGTGGCGGATGACGACTTCCTTCCCGATGAGCCTGCGGCCCGCGGACGGGCCGAGCAGCGGGGACCGGACCGTCCGAGGCAACGTCACATGCTTACCGTCGACACTCACGTCGATGTGGATGACGAGGTCATCGTCTGTCGGTCCACCCTCGGGGGAGTCGTTCGACACGGCGTAGCGGATGACGCCGACAGTCTCTCGCCCCTCGATGAGCTCTTTGCGGAGCGGGGCAGGGCGCGGCTTCGGCGGAGGGGTGAACTCGCTGGCCATGGCCTTCCCGATCCGTCTGAGCACAGACCGAGCTGACCGTTGGCCGGGTGAATGATTGCTCATGATCCGCTCCTCATCGAGTCCCAGTCGATGCCGATCGAGTCGGCGTGCTCGGTGGTCCACCACACGGGCAGGGCGTGCGCATGGTGCCAGGGGTTGCCCAGCCGAGCCTTACGGCGGCGGGGGATCGCGAGGAACCAGCGGTGGTGGCGGTCCACGCAGGTGATGAAGCCGCCCTTCGCGTCCGGGCCGAAGAGCAGCTCGGTGGGGAGCACCTCCGGGTCCTCCCGCTTCCATCGCCGCCAGAACTCGGCATAGGCCGACGGATCCTGCTCGAGCTGGGTCGCCCACTGTTCGCAGGCGCTGACGATGCGCATCGCTTTCTCGCCGTCCATCCGAACGGTCTCGCCTTCGATGCCTCCGCCGCCGAGCAGGATCGTCGCGACGGCGGCGCTCGACGGGTGCTTGCGCAGCCGCAGCCGGTACGGGTGCGCCTCGCACAGCATCGCGGAATCCACGACCCACGCGGTCGGCCCCCAAGACCGGCGCGGGTACAGCAGCAAGAAGACACCGAGCGGCACCATCACTGCGGCTACCAACGCCGCCATTCCGACGACGAGCCAGTCCTCCGGCTCGCCCGAGAGCGACCGAAGCAGCATCATCACGCTTATCGCCGTGACAACGAGCAGCCCGACCCCGGCAACCTGGTTCATCAGACCGCTCATCTTCTGCAGCCGGGTGCCGAGATCGTCCATACGGGGGATCGCCTCAGGCCGGTCGGAGAGACGGTGCGTCCGCGCGCGCTCTTCCACGGCGGCCCACGCCGTGGCCGGATCGCCCGGCCAGGGCTGCACTGCGATCTCATCTACTCGGCTCATCGTCACCACCCCTTCGTCTCGCGGTCCGGCCAGCCATCGAAGCGCACGTCGTACAGATCGTCGGGGTCGACCGTGTTGTGCAGGATGCGGATCCTGCGCCCGATCCAGGTCTCGTCCGGGCCGCCGTGATCGCTCCTGCCGCCGTCGAGGTGCCGGTGCAGCGTGAGCTCGTCGGAGGGCCAGGCGGTCACACGGACGCGGTAGACGGTGATGAGGTCGCCCTCGCCGTCCCGCTCCTCCCAGCTCGTCACGCCCTCGACGACACCGATCGCGCTGTCCGCGTCGGCGTACTGGGCCCTGCCCAGCAGAGAGCTGGCGATGCCATACGGGATCGCCCCCAGCACTACGACGCCGGTCGCGATCGGGAAGCCCCAGAACAGGATCTCGGGGTAAACGGTGCGTGTGATCCAGAACCAGATCATGCTCCCGAGGGTCACCGGGAGCATGAGCAGGAGCAGGAGGCCGCCGACCACCATGGGCCAGATGGTGATGTTTTCGATCCGAGACAGGCGGCGGATCCGGGCGCGGGTCTCCGGGGTCTTCGCGAGGCTCGCCCAGTGCTCGGCATGCTGGTCCTTCGTGGGCCGATCCCACGTCCGAGAGAAGAGCCGGAGTCTGCTCATGACCGGCTCCCGTTCCGGTCCGGCCAGCCGTCGAAGCGCACGTCCCGCAGATCGTCGGGATCGAGGGTGTTGTGGCGGAACCGGATCGATCTGCCTACCCATCTTCGGGGGATGGGCCAGCTGGTGTTGTCCTCGCCCCAGTCGAGCCTGCGGCGCAACAATGTCCCGTCGGGGAGCTCTGCGCCGATGAGCAACTCGTAGGTGGTCTGCTCGTCCCCACCGCCCGGGTGGGTGATGACTTCCTCGACACGCCCGACCGTCGACTGTCCGTCGGCGTAGAGCGCCGTCAACCGCCGGTCACTCGCATACGACCCGGACCAGGCACCTGCGAGCAGCAGGATGAATGCGGCGCCGAGCGGAGCAAACAGGAACCACAGCCACGGCGGGGCCTGATCGTCGAACGCGCTCCAAATACCTGAGGTGAGACCGAGAACCGGGGCGGCGAAGACGCAGATGCCGCCGAGCAGCAGCAACCAGAAGCTGACGGACTCCCATCTCGCCCAGCGCCGGATCTCCGTTCGGGTCTCGACAGTCCGTGCCCGCGCCATCCACTGCCTGGTCTGCTGATCGGTCCCGAACACACTTCGCAGCGTGATAATCCGGAAGCTGCTCATGACGTACTCCGTCGTTCTGTCTTCCGGTGGAGTCTGCGGCGGATCCTCGCGAGTCTCTTCGGTACCGGCACAGGTGTGACGATCACGTCGCGCTCGTCCTCTTGCGGTTGGGTGATGAGCATCCACTGGTGCTCGGTGGTGTCTCCGGCGATCGTTGAGACGGGGAGATGCAGGATGAAGTACCCACCCTTGGCCTGCGGACCGAACAGCGTCTCCGAGGAGATCGGCTTGGAGCCCGAAGGCGGCAGTCCTGCCTGAAAGAGCCACAGCTCGAACGCGGCGTGAATCGTCGCAGCCTGTCCGTCATCGAGGCGGTGGTCGAGGGCGATGTACGTCGCCCAGCGAGCCTCACCGTCGTCGTAGTCGATGCAGGCGCGATGGATCGAGTGCGCGACGCCGTGCCCGTAGACCCACGCGTTCTCGACACGCAGATCCCTCAGCGCACTGAGCCGCAGCAGCAGAACCCCGACGGCGATGAGCAGCCATACGGTGACGCCGATCCATGCGAGCCACGGCACCCAAGCCAGCCACGTATCACGGCTCGCACCATTTGCCGCGATGCTCCAGCCAGCACTCGTCGGGTCGGTGATCATCTGGTAGATCAGGAAACCGATGACAGCGAGGGGAAGGAACACCCAGAACACGGGCGCGTACACGAGCTCGGTGCGCCGCAGATCCTCGCTGCCGGCCCATCGGCTAATCTCGTCGACCGACTCCGGACGCGGAACGTCGTGAGAGCGATCGAGGGTGGTCGGCATCGATGCGCTCGCGCTCGCCCATATCACTGAGTGATCGCTGGGGGTCGCCATCCCCGGGCTGTGCTGCGGCATGTGTCCGCCCCTCCCGTCAGGTCAGGGATCGCCATAGTGTGGTGCGGTTCTGTGTCGTCCCGACCAGTGCTCACCGCCGTCCGCGGGGTGCGTAACGTCCCTTCTCTTCTCTATCCACACTGTCCCATGACGCGTGCTACCGATCACAAGGAGAAGCGTTTTCGGGGAGCGCGCAATTCGTCTCGAGCTCGACGCGGTTTCCCCGGAATCGAAGCATCCGGCCCGAGCTGGCGTTTCAGTGGCCTCGGAAACCGACGCGTGGCGCCTCACGTGAGTTACAGCCTCAGCCGTTCCTTACTTCCCGATCGGCGCGTAGCTGCCAGATGGCCAGATTCGCGCTTGCGAGCACCCACCCCAGAAACGAGAAAACCACCCGCTATCAGGTGGTTTTATGGTGGCCAGGGCCGGGATCGAACCGGCGACCTTCCGCTTTTCAGGTGGATAAAATGGCCACTGACCTGCGGTTTAACTGCTTTCGTACGTCAAATACGGCGCACTGAGCAGGTCCGACGCATTCAGTCTGTCTGACGATCGGACATAAACCGGACATAGTTCCTGCACTCCCGACATGGGAAAACCCCGACGCTCCTCATTCCAGTGATCTGCGTCGGGGTCCCAGGGAGCAGGTACTCCGATGCCCAGCATCGCACCATCAGTCAGCCTCGACAACCCTGACCGGGAGACGACTTCCGGCATCAGGAAACCTCGCCAGCGCAGACGAGATGACTCGGCCGAAGCCGTGGACGTCGGCCGGTCGCGAGCGCCCGAGGCCCGAAGGGCCGTAGGGCGCGAGAGCGTCAGCGGTCGGCCGGACGGCGGGAGCGGCGCAGGCCCCAACCCGGCCACAGCCGCCGGGCTTGTTATATGTGCCAAAAATGTCCGTACCCAAGTCACCGGCAGGTCCGACTACGCTGAACTCAGAGCATCCGATGCCCTGGGCCTGCGGTTCCCTCGCCCAGAGATGGTGGCCTCTGCCGCCGCGATGTTTGAGAAGCCCGCCCCGTGGGGCGAGGGTCGCAACAGGCTCGGTGTGGAGCACGAATCCGGCCGGTTCCAAATCACAGTCGGTCCCGGTGTGGTGCGATTGGGTTGGAAGAACCCAGTGCGCCACGAAAGGGCGTCGGAGAGAGCTGTCAAGCGACACGACTTGGACGTGACCGATTGGTGCGGCCGGGTGAAGGAGATGTTGACGCGCGCTTCTCGGCTAGATCCCGATGCTGTGGCTGCTGTCGTGCGACGTGACTGCGCCGACCTCGCCATCGGAAGGTCGGGACGGGTGATTAGTCATTGGTCAAGAAAGTCCAGGTCGATGATGTGCCGGGTATTCGCTGAGCTGGACTACACGCCACTGGTCGAATCGGGTCGCATTCCTGCGATGGTGACACTTACGTACCCCGGCGACTGGGAGACTGTTGCCCCTGACGGGGCGGCGGTGAAGCGCCACATGACGTTGTGGCGTAAACGTTTTCGTCGCGAGTACGGCGAACAGGTTCGCTATATCTGGAAGATGGAGTTTCAGCGCCGTGGCGCTCCACACGTCCACTTGTGGATGGCTCCACCCAATTTTACTGGTAAGTCGGGACTTTCGTTCGCCGACTGGCTGTCAAAAGCATGGGCTGGGATCGTCGATCATCCTGACGCTGAGCAGAAATCGCAGCATGTCCTCGCGGGGACAGGGATTGACATCCTCGCTGGCCTGAGAGCGGCCGATCCCAAACGCCTGTCCATCTACTTCACCAAGCACTCATCACCAAATAGTCATGGCAACAAGGAATATCAGCACGTCGTACCGCCGCTCTGGCGGCAACCCGGGCGCGGGCCCGGCCGGTTCTGGGGTGTCTATGGACTGCGCAAAATAACTGCCACCGCCGAGGTTGCGGTAGATACATATCTTGCGTCGCGCCGGATCATCCGCCGCTGGTCGCGCTCGCAAGCCGTCTACGGAGCCATAGGAGAACGCTTCCCAACTGCCGTAGTGCCCCGGACAGCGCACCGCATGGTTCCACGACTCGATGTGGCTACGGGCCACACGAAGTACCGCCGGGTGCGCCGCCGCCGAATGGTTTGCAGTCAAGGAGGTTTGGCTGGCGGATATGCATTAGTCAACGACGGTCCGTCCTTTGCATCGCAACTTGCGTCAGCGTCCCATATTTGTCAGAGATCGCCGCTACCGTACTGACGTGGCCATTTCGAGAGTTCAAAAGGAACGTTGGCTAAGCTCGTTGCGCGATGTTCATTTCGTCCTCGACGCACTACGCCACCAAACGAGCAACGCGGTTCGACCCAACAGCTTCACTAAGAGCACACAGGCAGCTATGTGGCAGCTGCAGCCCGGCGACTTAGTTCGGAAATTCAACAACGAATCATCGACACAAGACCCACGGCTGACCGCCGCCCTAGCCACCGCCGTTGACTCGGTTCGCAACTTCCTAGATCGCCCCCAACCTTGGACGACCAATCGAGTCAGTGAAGATCTCACGCTCGCCGTACCTTTGATCACAGCCGCTATGTCAGCTATCGCGCTAATATCACCAGACGACGAGACAGTCGCCCAAGTCGTCGACGAACTTGAACGAGATTATTTACTTTCCCTCGCTGTCACCTTGACTGGTCAGGGCACGATCGCCCAGAAACTCTCTGAATGGGAGCGAGGCAATCAAGGCGACTACCTCGATATCGCAAGATTTAGCCTCGTTGCGGAGGGCGGCCCCGGACGTCTCCACATGCGCGACGTCCATGCGGCTACCGATGCGGGGATGACCACATACCTGTTCGGCGTGGGCTTCAAGACTCTCGACAAATACCCGCAGGTCCAATACATACTCTACAGCCAGTGGTTTACCTACATGTATGCCTTATGGGAAGAGCAATATCGAATCCGGTTGGCGACCGCACACGGCGCCGACGTCGACGGAAAACCCTGGGCGAGATTCGACATTAGCCACCAACTGTTCGGCGATATCCGGAACATCCGCAACGACGTCGTTCACAAGCATGGTGTCGTCGCGTCAAGCGCGGACAACTCCATCCTCACCTGGTTTACAAGCGACCATCGGATTGAGATATCCACTGAGCAGATGTTGTCGCTTGTAACGTCGTTTCCCCGAGAAGAGCTCCTGCAGAAGCCCACTCGCGCTCAACGGGGCAACCCGCAAAACCTGCCTTGGCCAGTCGAGCCCGAGCTTGTCGATGAGGTTCGCCAGCAGGCCGATCGTGTGGGGTTGACGCGAAAACAGAAGAAGGATATCGGAAATGAAGCTCTACGCCTCTGGCTCGCCGCCCATCAATTACCTTGACCTACAGTCTGATCAAACAGATAGAGCACCCGACGCTAGTGCCAGAGCTACTCCTGCTGGCGACGCGACAGTCCAATCACGCTGTGTTTCCTCAATAAAGCCTGATAGTCGGCTACTGTTCGTTTAGCTGCACAGGGCGATACACGGGAGGATCCGAATGGCAGAGCGCACGCGCAAGATCGTCTTCGGCCGTATCAATCGACGTAATCCCGACCAAGAACCTCTAGAGATGCGAGAGTTTAGCGAGGATATGGCCGCGCTTGCGGAGAGCCATCTAACCTCGCACGTCATACGGAGCACAGTTGGACACCCTGTTCGCCGGTGGATCGCTGGCGATATGACGATCACCCCCGGTGGAGACTTCTTAACCGGTGTCCTCGGATTTTCCGAACAGCAACTACACGTGACCTTCGATGATCAATCTTTCTCATGGATGAAAGCTGAAGTAGAAGATTCAGATACAGCGAATGAGCGCACGATTGCGCCCTTCGCAGTTGACCTTCGGGCAAAGCACCGATGGGTGGCATTCGCGACTACAGCTCGCCTGACTCCGCATGTTTCACGTAAGGGTTTCGAGCTTGTCCTCAATGAGGCTGTCTCAGCCCTCGGCCTGATGCCAACTACTTGGGAGGTCGATCTTGTGACCTCTACTGCGGTAATTGACAAGTGGTTAAGGCAAAACCCGCTTGTTCACCGGCTGCGCCGCACGTTGAAGTTCAGCAACCCAGGGAAAGACCTGGACGACGATCGCCGCCAGATGCGCGCCCTGGCTGCTAATCGGAAAACCGAAGAGTTCAAGGCGGTAACGCGCGGGGTCTTGGACATCAACTCGCCGGAGTTTCGGAACAAGCTTGAGGGCACCGAGACGGGCGACCTTGACGTAGTAATGGAGGCTCGCGGCCGCCATGGCGTGGGCAACGTCGTGTTCAACACCAGGGAGAGCGTCGACGCAAGTCGCGTTCCCGACTTCGGCGCGAACCTCCAGCACGGCATCGACATCGTTCTGGCGGCGCTACGCGAGTACGTCGCGAGCAAGGAGCCACCCGAGCAACCGAGTCTCCTAGGCGATGAGTAGTTCGCCTGGATCGGTCCTCGTCGTTGTCAGTGGCTAGCGATACCGTGCATGTAGTCTTCGATGCGAGGTGAAACGATGACCAGCGGTAGAGGGGTAATGCGCCACTTGTGGGATGCACTACGGCACATGACCCTAGGAGATCTCTTCCAGATCGACCTTCTGATTGGCGTGGTTGGCTGCGCCGGCGGGGTGATCCTCGGGCTCAAGTACCCCGAGCGTCTTGTCGGGGTCGTCAGCGTGACGGCTGGCGTTGTTGGTGTAGTAATTGGCGCGGTCATCGCTGGCGTCGCCATACAGTCTGCATTTATGGATCAGTCTTTCTTGCGAAAGCTTCGAGCAATAAACCGCGATCCAGTCACTTACCTCACGCCCTTTCTATTCACCTCTGTCATTGGGATATTCGCTTTGCTTGGGCTACTTGCCTTGTCGGCGATACCTGCATCCGCTCCAGCCGCGGTCCTCGCCACCCTCGGTGGCTTCGTGGGCTTGCTCTCTTGCTGGGCTGTAGCCAGTCTGCTTCCAGGAATGGCCACTCTGATTCAGTTCGTTGGCCTCCGTCAGGATGCGATAGATGTCCCAGACGACGTGGACATCAAACCTATGCGCGCGAACGGCACATCGCGATGAGATCAAGCCAAGCGCCGCAAATCTTCGAGCGCGTCAACGCCTCTCAACAAGAGCTTGAGGCCATACGCCGTGAGGTTGAAGAACTCAAGAAGCAAGCTAAGGCTCAGGTTCTCGCCACGTCGCGCACTCAGACTGAAGAAGTCGAATAATCCTGCCCCTGGCATCCAATGACATCTCAGCTTAGTCGTCGTACCTCTCATGCAGAAATGAAATTAGTTGGGGCGTAACGTCTCTAGCACAGATGCGATGCCCTGCAAGTTCTGACAACACATCGTCAAGTTTCCATTCGAACAGATGGTTGTACCGCGCGTTGTAGAGTGCTAAATGCTGGATGCCATACTCGGGCGGACTGAGCAGGCCGTAACAAACGACCTGGTATAACAACCGTAAATCCAGCCCGTATCGCGGTGTCCCGTCTTGCTTTCGTCTGTCGACAATGGCCTTGATTTCGATTGTCCATGGCCCAGCCATGATATCGGCGTCACCCGCCAGCGGGCCCATCATGGTGGTGTCCTCACGGTGGGGCCCACCACACTCCCGAATGAAGGGTATTAGGTTGTTCCTACTGGTGTTGTACAGAGCTGCAAGGTCTTTCAACTCATCCGCTCTCAAAGAATCTGAGCACCCGAACCATGTTTCAACGTCACACCCAGAGCTGGCCGATAGTGGAGATTGACGCAAATCGATGGCTCTACCGACCTCAGTGAAAAGCGCTAGCGCCCAGCATCCCCGGATCAGTTCCTCAATTATGTCTTGATCTTCGCCGCCGTTCCGCGACAAACACTCGGCGATCTCACTGAGACGCGACGCGATGCTTTCGAATCGATCCATCCAGTCGGGACCATTCTTGCCACTTTGCACTTGAGCCCACGCTGCGCCGAGCGCCGCCGCCTCTGGGCGTTCGTCTGGCGTGACGGTAAATCGAACCAAATAGTCGAATGCCGTACCTATCGTGCCAACACGCGCGCCTTTCGGAGGCTCAAGACACTTATTTACCACCGACTCGCGGAATTCTTTTTGAATCCTCTTTGTATTCGGCAGATGCGTGCAGAGCCAGTTTCGCAACGGGCTACCAGGGTCGTGAAGCTCTCCGGTAATGGAGCCTGCTATCGATGTCATAGATCTACAGTGACGCGCTTGCTGAAGTCCGTCAATTCAGTCGCTGGATCACTCCGCGCCGACACACATGGTCTACACACATATGAACCAACATCTGTCACACATACATGAACCAACGGTCGGCACACACATATCACCTGGGTAAAACTGTACCGCACTCATGCGCGAAATGATTCGCTGTACCGCACTCATGCATACCGATATCGAACACCAAACATGTCGCTCATCGACCCACTGAAATGCCAATAAGACCTTCCATCATGACAGGCATATGTGCAGCTAGACAACGATTTTTTGGTTCTGAAACGCGACTGGATTGACGGATTGAAACAGTTGCTCTCACACTGGGTAACAGATGATTTTCATGCACTGCATTCAGCAATTGGAGGTTAGCCGTGGACTTGACATCCCAGGAGATAGATTCCATGTTTCACCACAGATCGATTACGGGGCTTTCCCGTTTTGTACTAGCTGCGGCTGCCACCGCAATTTTAGTGTCGTCAGTAGCACTCGCCTTCACTCTCGGGGTTCTGCAAGCCCGCCGAGAGCCGCTACCTACCCCGGGGCCTTCGACGATGACTGTTCGGGTATTCAACGATGCGCCGATGCCGATGATCGGATCCGCTGCAAAGCCGACTATTTCGCCCTCTTTGCCACCCAGCAGTGGCGGTCTAGCACCCCCGCCGCGCACCGCCCAAACACCAGCAGAACGTTCCCGCTAAGGCTCTGCACGAGAGATTCGAAGGAGTAAAAGAAATGGCGATAGACCGTCTCAATGACGTACCAGTGGCCGATGAGTTCTTCAGCCAGGTAGACGTAGTTCAGGTTCGTTCAAAGACAGAGTTCAGGGATGGGCAGGAGGTCGAGGCTCGAAATAAATCCGGTGAGTGCGGCTGGGTAGTGGATGCCTTGGTACGCACAGAGACTGGGGTACGAACTATCTCATGGACCGTCTGGGGTACCGAGCCAACGTACTCTGGCCCAGTCAAGCTGCGAGGTGTCCGTGCCGCCCCGTGGGCCACCGCACCGGGCAATGTTCGCCCAAAGACAGGGTTGTGGCTGTCGGTAGGATCTGTGGAACCCACGCCGTCTGTCTCAACCACTTCGCGCCGTCCTGCTGGCGGTGACCAAAATGCCGGTTAAGGCTATCGTCCTCAGTCTATTTGCCTTCCTCGTCGTCGGCGCCGTACTCCCAACGGATCTGCGGTTGGGTCTACTTCTGATAGCCGCCCTGGCGGCAATTGTGTGGGCGTTGATTCACTGGCAACGGTCCGCCGAGGTCCGGTCTAGTTTCGATCCTCCGCTTTCGACAGCCATCGAGTTGTTACAGTCTCCCAAGAAGTTTCAGAACCTTTGCCGCTCTGTGGGGCTCACTCACACCAGCAAGGCTCGAAGCGTCTGGTCCACGGCTATCGAGCCGGTGGAGCACCTACCGACAGTTGTCGGTAGCGCATTACCGACCCCGTACGGCGCATCGCTGGCCGTACTTCCGGCTCTGGGGCACTCGGTTGAGACATGGCAGTCAGCTGCGCCTCGGCTGCAAGCAGCTCTCTCTGTTCCTAGCATTGTTGTGATCGATCGTTCCGATCACTTGGAGGTACAGCTGCGGGTCAAAGATCCGCTTAGTACGGATATCGTCGCCGATCACGTGATTCCGGCTTCTGACCTATCGCTCGGGCTTGGCTTCGACGAAGACGGCAACTGGTTGTCGCTACCTGTGGCCAACACCGGCGGACTCGTGGTTGGCGGACTTCCCGGTTCTGGCAAAACAGCCTGGCTCACAGGGGTTTTCGCCGCGCTTGCCTCCAGCCCGCTGTGCCAATGGGTGCTAGTGGACGCGAAACACGGGCACGATTTGGCGGCTCTGGCACCCCGTTCATATCGGTACCTCGCCGCCGAAGCAGACCTGCTTGATGTCCGCGACGGACTTCGCGAAGTTCAACTGCTGATGAACCACCGCCGCAAGAACATGATCGAACTGATCGGTACGCCGAATTTCTGGTCGGCTCCGATCTCGCCATCGAACCCCGTTGTGTTCGTCGTCATCGATGAGGTTCAGCAGCTCCAGCCCACTGCATTCGTCACGAAGGAAGATAAGGCTCTGGCGACCGAGATCGACTTGTTAATAAGGGATCTGGTTCGTCTCGGGCGGAGCGCAGGCATCGTGGTTGTCCTGTCGACCCAACGTCCGACAGCAGACGCAATCAGTACCCCAATCCGCGACAACGCAGAGCTGCGGGTCTGCTTCAACGTCAGAAGCCGCGAGTCGGCTGTCGCTGTCCTCGGCGAATGGTCAACCGACGATCTCGTTTCCCCGCTCGGGCTGCCAACCGGCGTAGGCGTTGCATACGTCAACAGCGAACTATGCAAATTTCGTGCACCTTTCACACCCGAGCCTGTCCTTGTGGAATCGGTATTACAGCACCGGCAGTTGACCGCCGATCCCCTTGACCTGCTGAGCCAAGCCCTATTCAACGCACCCGATTAACCTCAGAAGACTCGGAAAGACGACATGAATTTCGTTCAGGCACAAGGAATCATCGCAAGATGGTTCCGCGTGAGCATCGACCACCAGAAGGAAGCATCATGACGGTACGCCAGCTCAGTACGAATACACGGGCCCCGGAAGATTTTCCCGAGCTGCTGACAGCCGACCAGGTAGCAGATCTACTCGGCGTTTCCGCTGCCACGGTGAACCGCTGGGGCGCCTTACGAGACCAAGGCGAAGACGTCGGCCCGCCTTGCTATTCACTGTCTGATCGTGTCCGCCGCTGGGACGCAGCCGACGTGCGCAAGTGGATTCGCCAGGTTCGCCGATAGATGGCAGGCTCGGTTCCTCGTGGTATACGCAAGCGCCTCAACAGTTCTGGCCAGCCTCGTTATCAGGTCCGTTACCTCGTGCGCGACCCGGCGACGACAACCGGCTGGACGGAAACATCCACCACGTTCGGTAGCCTCCGCGAGGCGCGGGCATTTAAGGCCGATCGTGATAACGAAACTGCACTCGGCACTCAACGGTTCGACCCCCGCCTTGGGAAAGCGACGTTAGATCGAATCTGGTTGCAGTACGGCGCCTCTAAACGACCCTCCGTGTCGCCCAAGACATGGAGTGGTTATGTGCAGCACTGGGAACTGCGCATCGCTCGCCGCTTGGGTCATATGCCTGTCGATGAAATCACCCGCCAGATGGTTCAAGAGTTCGTTGATTGCCTCACCGTGGGTCCGTGGGCCAAAGTCTCAACGCTTCGGCTGCTGCGCTCGATTTTGGAGGTCGCCCGGGAAGACGGCCGCATCCATCGCAATCCTGCGCAGGGAGTGTCGGCAGGGCGAATCCCGCCGCGTGAGCGCCATCGGTATCTCACGGCATCCGAAGTCGTCAGCCTGTCCAGGGCATGTGGCGATCAGGGCGACGTAGTAGCGATCCTGGCTTACACGGGACTGCGCTGGTCCGAGCTGGTGGGCCTGCGTATTTGCGACGTGGACCTTGCCGCTCGCCGCCTGTACGTGCGCCGAGCAGCCCCTGAGGTCGATGGCCACATAATTGTCGGTCCGCCTAAGACCCGAGCCGCTGTTCGCACTGTTCCGCTGCCACAAGTTGTCATAGACGCCCTGACGCCGCGTATCGAGGGCCGCCCCGCCGATGAGCCAGCCGTTACGTCGCCGAACGGCGCTATGCTCCGATCCAACAATTGGCGACGCCACACCCACTGGTCGAAGGCCCTTCAAGCCACCCAACTCGCGCCACTCACGATTCATGATCTCCGGCACACATACGCCAGCTTGGCCCGCGCCTCCGGCGCTGATCTCCGCTACGTCCAGAAGACCATGGGCCACTCGACGCCCACCGTGACCGCGAATATCTACAGCGACCTCTACTCAGACGAACTCGACCAGGTCGCAGTCAATCTTGACCGGCTTCATTCATCTGATTTGTCCACGAAGAACGGACAGAAACCGGACACCCAGAAACATCCATAGAGTGCACGAATCGTGTCCATGCAGGTCAGAAGTGGTGGCCAGGGCCGGGATCGAACCGGCGACCTTCCGCTTTTCAGGCGGACGCTCGTACCAACTGAGCTACCTGGCCGGACGGCAGACCCAACTACTTACTGCCTCGCCGTACTGGCGACCCTGACGGGACTCGAACCCGCGACCTCCGCCGTGACAGGGCGGCGCGCTAACCAACTGCGCCACAGGGCCTTACTCTGCTCCCAGTATGACTGGTTGCGTACCCCCAACGGGATTCGAACCCGTGCTACCGCCGTGAAAGGGCGGCGTCCTAGGCCACTAGACGATGGGGGCCCGTTCCGAATCTCTCCGGGGTACCCACAACGCGTGTCGCGTTGGGAGCTCGCCCAGCTTAGGGCACAACTGCCTCAGAACCCAAACCGGATAACCTCGGTGCTCGCGCGCACACTCGACCAGTATCCTGTCTCGGCACGCCCCTATAGCTCAGTTGGTAGAGCTACGGACTTTTAATCCGCAACTACCTTCCAGACAGGAAGCCATCAACGCAGGTTAACGGCTTTTAGAGCGTAGCAGTGTTGCGAGTCTCATCACAACTCTCATCTATCGCTATCATCTATGCAGCTAGGGCGCGGTTTTATACACAAATCGACACGCCCGAGTCAAGGATGGGACTGTGAGAACTTTATGAGAAAAACTCTTAAAGTTTGGGAGTGTTCCCCCATCTGGATAGCGTCTTAATTGGACAGTCGCGGCACGCGGCGTACCCGGCAGACACACCGTGGCTGACGGCCTAGCGCACCGGCTGGGGCGCGCAATCAGTAAACGAAACCCCGCGCACAAACACACGCGTCCAATGCCAACTGAGAGAACATTCAAATTCTCATCCCGGATACAAAAGCAACCACCTACAAAACAGTAGATAAGTCACAAACAAAACCGGTTGTCGCCTAGTCAGGTATGTCACTTGACAAAGATCGCATGAGAGTGATTAGCATGTACACGCCACGTACAAACGGCCACCAACCGGAAGGAAAACCAACATGGCACGCAAGACCATCATCGAATACGTAGACGACACTGACGACACCCGTTCAGCAGATGAAACGGTTGAATTCGGTATCGACGGCGTAACCTACGAAATCGACCTGGCCACCGTAAACGCCGACAAACTGCGCGCGGACATCAACAAGTGGGTAGAAAGCGCGCGACGCGTCAGTGGCCGCAGCCGACGCGGAAATGGGCGGCGGTCCACGCCCAAGATCGACAGGGAACAAACCGCAGCCATTCGTGAATGGGCATCAAAGAACGGGCACAAAGTATCCACACGTGGGCGCGTACCTAGCGGCATCGTTGACGCATACAACGCCGCGAGCGGTGCTCAGGTCACGGCTGAAATCACCGACAAACTCAATGGTCTAGCTGACGAAAAGCCGCCAGCGCGGACACGTCGAACCAAGGCCACCGCCAATGCGGGCGGGGAGGCTAAAGACTCCTAACTAATGGGTTGGTTAGGTGGTTGAAAGGGTAAGGCTGGGAGTCCCCGAACGCTCTCAGCCTTACCCCCAACCAGAAATAAGGGGGGAACATGAAACCGGTAATTGTTGGCGAGATTGGATCAACTGCTCACGGCCTCGGTACAGCCGAGTCGGATCACGACTACATGGGCATCTATCTCGACCCACCCACAGCCCTACTAGGTAACAAACCCGAGCTTGGCGCGGTAAGAGACCGGGACAAGGACGAAGGCGTCAAATCGGAGGCCGGAGATTCCGAGACCACCTATTACGGGCTACGCAAATACGTAAAGCTGGTCACCGAGGGAAACCCAACGGTGATGACCCTGTTGTTCACGCCGGTTCTCAAAGTCAAAGACTCAATCGGACTACAGAACGTCCGCGATATGTTCCTGTCTCGGAAACTCGCTGCCCGACACATCGGCTATGCGGACAGCATGCGAGCGCGGCTAACTGGCGAGCGCGCCCCACGCACCAATCGTCCAGAACTCGTCGCCAAGCATGGCTACGACACTAAGGCCGCGTTCCACGCTCTACGGCTGCTCATCCAAGGCCACGAAATGCTCACCAAGCAGACGATGACCATGCCCATGGAGCACGACGAACGTCACTATCTACTAGACATTCGGAACGGTCTTGTGCCCGAGCCGACCGTCCTCCGCAGTATCGACACGTATCGGGCACGCATCGTCGCAGCTGAATCAAGATCGCCATTGCCGCCCGAACCTGACTACGACAAGATCAACTCCTGGCTGATCACAGCCCACGCCCAACACTGGTCAGGAGAACCATGAGCCCCCGCGTCTTCATTGGCATCGTCGGAGCAATCCTCTTAGGCGTCGGGATATCCCTTGCTTGGTACGGCACCTCTGTCACAGCTGCCGGCCGAACCATTGAATGTGGAACCATCCGCCACCCGGACACTCCGGGCTCATGGGAAGCGCATATGAAGTCGCGTCAAAGTGACCCCACGCCAACGGATTACCGGGCGTTGTGCGCAGAGAAACGGGAGACTGTCAAATTCTTTATGTTCGGGTTAGCCGCGATTGGAGCCCTGACGGTTGTCGGTGCGGTGTTCGTCAGAAAGGCAGAACCCGTGAATATTGAGTGAACGCCCAGTTAGATCCAGTGGGCCAGGAAGGCGACCAAACCAAACCCGGCCCACTGGTAGTACCCAACCAACCACGGTGGTACCTGCGTTTGACGGTACCTCATTTTGCTGCGCTTGCAATCGGGATCGTGGCAGTGTTCTCCCCCACAGGCCCCGTCTGGCCTAAGCCACCGCCGCCTCCGGCGAACTGCCCTGGCCACCCAACGAAGGTGGACCCGAGGTGTGAGCGTTCCGGCGCTAACTGGCAGAAACCCACCACTCAGTGACTTAGCTAAGTCCTTATTGCGCTAACCATGGCCCTTACTGGTCACTACACGTATAGTCCACGGTAATCAGTTCCGCAGGGAAGGGCGGCAAATCGTGGGCGGTGTGATTAAGGCTGACTTGGACGCCTTAGATCGGCTCGGTAAGCAAATCGATGCCTTGGCTGTTGAGCTGCGTGCAGACATCCCGACCGGTGGCGCAGTGTCCGCTGGCGCGAGCCCCGCCCTCGTAGCTCTACAAGCACTAGCTACCGAAGTTTTGCCCACCGTGGGCCATACCTTCATAGGGTGGATGGGGGCCTTCAATGATGTGCGGGGAGCGTTCCTTTCGGGTGTGATCGAAACCGAGGAACACGGCGTAGCTGTGATGCGCTCGATCGGCAACATGTCCCAGCATCCGACGCCGCACATCTAAGGATCTGCGGTGTCGGGGCCAACGAAATCGGGGATACTCGCGGTCGATCCGCACTCTTACCAACCGCTGCTTGAGGCCATACACACTCTGGCGACCAAGTACGAGCAGAAGGTTTCAACCTTCAAGGGCTATGTCGAGAAGCCGGGTGGCACCGCTTGGGAGGGGCAGACCGCCGAGGCGGGACAACAAAATGTCGCTGACGGCTGGAAAGTGGCCGCTCGCATTCAGGACATAGACGCCAAGTTCCAGACCACCGCTGGTCTAGCCGTCGATCACACGATTGTGCCTGAATTGATCAACTGCCAGACCATGATTCATAACGCCGAGTCCCAACGCAGTAAAGGTGTCACGCTTACTGAAGACTTGGAAATGGGCTACGACCCGCCACCGGGGATAAGCAAGGAACTGGCCGATGAAAACGCGAAGCTAGTCAAGACCAGGGGTGCGGAGCTTAAGGAATCGGCGCGTAAGTGGTTCGAGGCCGAACAGGAAGTTAAGCATCTCGCCGAAGGTGCCGCTAGAGACATTAACAACGAAGTCAACGGTGCCGCAGGCACTTTCGATATCGGTAAGGCTGTAAAGGACACCGCGCCCGGTAAGCCTGACGCGGCTCAGGACGCTAATTTCTACAAGGACTGGTACCCCAAGGCCACCGACCCGGCCAGCACGCAGGCCGCAGCTGCTACCGCCACCGATCCACACGCACCCGTGCTGGGTCCACCCTCACCCGGCGACAAGCCGCCCGTTGATCCGAGCAGGCTAGGCGGCCTGACCGGGAACCTTGGCGTGATGGGCATTAACGACCCCAAAAGCCCTTTGGACAAGTCGGGACTACCACCAGATGCGCGCACGATGCCCGCGCCCAAGCTGGACCCCAACACCCCCCAGGGCAAAGCGGCCATCGACAAGTTCCGCAGCATCCTGGCCACACAGTATCCGCCCGATCAGGTAGAGGCCAAGCTGTCCGAGGCCATCAAGGGCGCCCAGCAGGACAGACCCATGGTGGCGCTGCCCGAACCTGGCACGCCTGAGCGTGTCCGGCAATCGGGCGGGGAGGCTTTCGCCGAGTCGTGGGATCAAGCTGGCCGCGCCAAGGATGACCTGTTGGGCATTAACGGTGGCGACCACGCGAAAGAGGCATGGACCGGTGTCGCCAAGGGGCTATGGGATGTGGTCAACCCCGATCCCGTCCACCAGGTCGAACGCGGCATCGACAGGGCCGAGGGCGCTATCGATGAGGTCAAATCTGGCATCGACAACCCCAAAGCCTTCATCGGCAAACACGGCATAGAAATCGCCGCAGGCATCGCGACAGCACCCGTCGGCGGCGAAGGTGCACTACTCGGCACCGAAGGCCGCGCCCTCACCCACGGACTCGATGACGCTGTGCCAGGCCACGCGCCCACTCACGCCCCTGTTTCGGATCATCCAGCACCGGCCAACCCTGACCACCACTCGGCAACCCCGGACGCTGACGGTCCAAGGCTGGACATGGAGGGCAATCCACTCAAGTACCTAAACGGCAACAGGCCCGACTACGGTCCGAATCAATTAATAGACGTATGGGGCCTTTCACGCGAAGAGCAACTAGCTGATATACGCAGCGGCCAGATAGACCTACCGGAACCTGGTCCCGATCAACAATGGGTACGTTTACATCCGACAGGCCCAATCGGGGACGACTGGACCGTTGAAAACGGGCACCGACTCATAGAATGGCGAGACGGAGACTCACGAGCTGGCCTATGGGATATGGGACACGTTGGCGGCAACGAATATGCAAAACTGCGCGACCAGTATCACGATGGCTTAATAACATTCAAAGACTTCATCGCAGAATACCGAGACCCCGAGAACTATCGCGTACAAGACCCTTATAGAAATCGATCACATATTGATGAGCACCGATGATTAGTATAAGATGATGCCAACATGGCCAGCCTGATCACCGTCGCCAAGCGAGGTTCTTACGAGGACTTCTTGCGAGAGTACACGCCCAACGATGCCTCATTCGTTGACGGCGGAGGCCGTACACTGCTGTTTCCATCCGTGGCTAATCGAGACATTGAAGCGCGGGTGGCTATCACGATGAGGCTGCTGGATGACGGCGCGGACCCCTCTATAGCTCCCGACAATGTGAATGTCTTACACGTGCTGTTCGACCAGCGTAAGCACGACCCGGCATATGAGGCTCCGATGCTGCGACGCTTGATCGAAAGTGGAGCAGACATAAACCTGTTCTCCAAGCGTTCCGGCCCGCCGCTAGCGGTACTGACAGAGCATGGTCCATCGCCCGAGGGTGCACGCGTACCGTTCTACGATGTGATCTTCGATCAGCCGAACCTAAATCTGACCTACCCTTATCTACGCGACCTGATCTTCAACTCTGCCTGGAATGTTCCGATACTTCGCGAGCGAGTTCAGCAATATGAATCCGCGCATGCCGAGAACTAAACTCCAATGAGCGAATACAAGGAGTTCATCCCGCATTCCGGCGCATGCCTGGCGACAACCAACGTGATGGAACGTCGAGGCAAGGTGCGATGGATGGTCCGTGTTCCATCAACAGGCGGCGCAGACAACGGCTGGCAGATAATTAGCGAAATTGATACTAGCGAGTACCTAAACGATAAGAGCAATTGGCAGATTGTCGCCTACAACGATGTCTGCTACATAGAGCCTGCATTAATCTTCATCTACGACTTTCCAGTCGGGTCCGACCTTGAAATAGTCCGAGAAGGAAAGAAAACAAGTATTTACGATTCCGCCTCTGGACGTGAGATTCCGCCCGAACTGTTCTACGTGCCGCCCCAGTACCGAGAGGGCGCAGAACCTATCAACGGTAAGCAAGACGGTTAAGGGCATAAAAAAATCGGGCGAGCTAGTGCACCCCTGGGGAAACCAAAAGGGGAAACACTAACCCGCCCGAAATATTTCCTAAGCCGCCGTCGCATCTTTAGCGTCGCTTAGGCTGATCAACCGTTTAATATGGTCAATCCTAAAACCACTCCAACTCCACGTAGCCTTATCGCCACAATCAACCACCACCACCGGAAAACTCAAATGCCCATCAGCCTTAAACGCTGAAATCTGCGCATCCGTCGCCGTCACCGACCTGTAGGGAACCCCCTTAGAATCCAACTGGACCTTAGTAAGGCGGCAGCCCTGACATGGGGCGTCCGGTGAATAAATAGTTACCTCCAAAGCTCAAGTTCCTTTTCTAGCCCACGCTCCCGCATCCACCGATCACGAAACGCAAGAAAAGGCAAGTGAGGCTCAAAAGTCCATCCATTAGCAGCCGCCAAAAGCTCATGCCTGTGATGCCATTCCTGGTCCGCGAGCATGTACGCGAAATAACACTCATCCCGATACAACAATGACCTGACTTGGCCGTCTAGGTATCCCACCTGACGGCGCAAACCATCCGCCTCTGCCTTAGAGATAGCGCGCCGGGACCGGATGAACTTCCCAACCGGCCCCAGCGCACGACTAACAGAGTCAAAGGTCAAAACCAGGAAACGGACACACACGTAAATGCCGAACAGCAGAGCCGCAACCAACGTGAGCGTCGGCCAATTCTCAGATAGCAGCCTCGCCCAATCCGCTTCCAAACCTCACCGCCCTACTGAATATCGTCAGTAGAATCGATCAAGTCAGCAACACTCGGATTGGTCAGATACAGATGCAGCGCCTTAACCGCCAAACCCACCGCAGCCAGCGCGCCCGCCAGCTGCGCAGGCAACCCTGCCGGGACCGCAGCCACCAGAACCGTTAACGCCCCGAGCACAACCACCGCAGTCTTACGCAACTCTGACGGCTTCCGACCAAATACCTTCATCTACTCCCCCTTATCGTCATCCTTAACCTGCGAGCGCCGCGAACGAACACCCGCCTTATCGGCCACCGCCTCAACAATCGGTGCCGAATACTCCGTCAGCCCCTCAGCGACCTTGCCCGCAGCAACACTCGACCCGCCCCCATCAACCTTGATTTGGAACTTCGCGGCTGAATGCAACCGCACCCCGCCAATCGCCAACTTTGCCGCAGCCAGCGTGTGCAGCCAGCTCGCACTACCGACCGACACCACCACGGAAATACTCTTGAGCTTCCCGTTATCGGCGGCATGCTTAGCCCATGCATAGTTCAAGCGAAAATGCTTGTCTACCTTCCCATCTGCAACAGCTAGCAGCGTCACCCTGTCGCCAGTGAACGAATCATCCAGCGTCTTAATCTGCTGGTCATAAATCAACAAAACAAGTTCCCCCTAGTTAGGCCGCAAGCATCCTCGCGGCATCAGCATTCAACGTATTAATTGCGTGCTGCACTGCTGTAAGCCCCGGCAACACCTCAAGCTCCCCGTAGCGGACATGCGCGTTAGTAACAGCGAACTTGGCCAGCCGAAACAACGCATCAATCAACCCAATCCCCCCTGTAACCGGATCGCTAAACAGTTTCATCAACTGGCGCATAAGCGATGGGTCACCCGTCAGGGCCGAGATGATGTCCCGGCCAGGGTCATGGATCTGCATCTTTGTTAGCGCCTTGTAGACCGCCCGCATGTTCGTACCGCCCTCGGTGTTGTCTGGGGTCGTGCAATACATGTCGCCGTCCAACGCGTAGTCCAGCATCTTCACAGAAGCCGGAACCGTGAACCGGATACCCGATATCCCGGAACCGCCCGGATCGCGGCCCACGCACACGCCTGGCTGCCGCGCAGGGTCACCGAATGCCACGTACCAGAGGCAGTCCTTAAGACGGCCCGCTAGCCGGCCACCGATCAACTCAATAAGCACACGAGCCACAACCTCGGCCCCCTGGCTGTACCCGCACAACGCGAACCGGCCCGGCGTAATTTCGATAAGCCGAACCAGCTCCTCGACACCAACCGCTACCGACTCTTCATATGAAGGCGCGGGGCCACCACCGACAGGCCCGAATGAAGCCGGATAGTTGACCGGCTGCCAGAACCAGTAAGCCTTATCCAGGCCGTTGGCCACATCCGCTGGAAAGCCTGACCACATATCTGCCCAAGTACCGGCAACAGTGAACAACGTGAGCGGGCCACGCTTAGGAGGCGGTGGCGGCGGCACCACATACGAGCCCAAGCGGATACGGATCGCCAAGTTCGCAACCGCATCACCTTTAGGGTCAAACACAATCGGCAGTCCGACACGTCGACAAAACTCACTGATCGCCCAAGCCGTCGCCTTTGTGTAGGTCTCGCCCAACTCGACGCCAGCGGTACGCGCCCACTGGTACTTGTCGTGCAGCTTCCGATTGATCGCCTCAACCTCAACACCCTTATCCCCGACGCCATAGCCGATCCAATTACCGTTAGCATCTTTCATTACGCCGCCGCCTTAAGGTCTGCGACCGCATCAACAAGCGAAAGATTCTCGCCCGCAGCGTTTTTCCCAAGCTGCGGCCAACCCTTACCCTCCGGCCCGCGTAGCTGCTCCCAAATCTCGCGGATCATCACATCGGTAGGCGGGTAATTGAATCCTGGTGTGGCCGTGTCGTTTCCGGCGTACTTGTTCACAGCGGCCTCAAACACATCCCACGGGAAACCATCACCGACATCGGTATGCGAGCCCCATTTAAGAACCTGAGTCACATACCGGTGATCGGAGATGCCAGCCCCCGCCTTATACGGAGGCTTAATTACCGTGGCGGGAATCCCATACTTGCGGCAGTCTTGCACAGCCAGGTATGCGGCAACATCAATAGCCTTACCTGCATTTTTCAACCACTCGGCGCGGGTCCACTTTGCATAAGAACCCGCAAAGCAATAATTGATAGAACGGTTATTACCATTACCAACTGACCAGGACGCCAAATCAGTATCCACGCAGTCAACCACTGTGGTGCCGCCATCCGATGCCTGACTTAGCACATTGTGGTAAGAGACCGGATTAGCACCCCCCTCTGTGCTGCGAATATATTTGGCAAGGTTATCGGCTGCATCATCACCGCCACCACCCTCTTGCGTATGCAAAAGGATCAGATCAATTTTTGTATTGCCGCGACTCTGGTAATTCTTAGTCCAGTTCGCGTACTCATTAAAGTCTGGCCTATCGACCAAAACATCCCCCTCTAGCCTGTTAAATAGCGCGACAGCCTCGGCGAAACGCTGGTCATAACGCTCAGGAAAGTCCGACTGTTGAACCTGCTGCGCGAAACTCCCCGGCAACCGCAACGCATCGTCATAAGGCAACTTCGCAAGCCGATCAAAGAACAACCCCGCCGATAGAGTCGGATTCATACACGTAGCACAATCCGCCCACCACCAGCCATAAGGCCCCATCACAATCTGCTGCTGGAACAGCCCCACCGAATAACCATCGTCACCCACCGCATCATGCGGATAATTGAATGACTCCGGCACCTTCCCATTCGCCCACATCTTTAACGCAGACTCGACTATCGCCGTCGCCAAACCAATCTGAATACCGCGCGCAGTAATCCCTCTACGCTTGCCCTCCGCGATAATTGCGCGGGCATAATCATCCCTAGACGCCATCCTTAGCCTCCCAAGCGGTAGGCTCAACACCCGGCGACAACAAAGCCGTATTCCAAGACAAGCCCGTATAGCGGAAACCCTCGCCATGTGGCACAAGGTTGTCCGTATCCGTCCACGAAATGACAGGCGTCAAAGCCGTACCCTTATAGCAAGCAATCGTGTTAGACAAAAAGTTGTACTTAACCGAATAAACCTCACCATTAGCGGTAGTGTTATTTACCGGATCACCCCGATAATCCCAGCCAAGCGGCCCCTTGCCAGTAATAACATGCAGCTTGTTGTTAACAACACCAGTCTCAAACTGGATGCCCAAATAACTCTCAAGTGCATAGTCGCCGCAGACAATCACGTTCAACTTACCGGCACCAACATTCAGCACCTTAAGGTTGATCGTCACAGAATCCATACTCATAGGCCAACGCCACCGAGCACACGCCGAAGTAAACAGCGAATAATTCGGACCCATCGAAGGATCTTGCGAGATCAACTCATGCGTATGAATACCGAGTGACCCCAAGCCATTACCAAGTGGCTGCCACATCGGCCCGATATACTTACCCCTGAAATCTGCCGTGTACTGACGTGCCGCGTCCTCCGGCGAAATAACCTTAGACAACGGATAACGCGATTCCTTACGAACGACAATCCCGTACCTAAGCTTATGAGCACGCCCATCCGGGTACGTCAACAAAATATCGAAATGCGTCCCATGCGGAAGCGCTTTAACCGCAGGCTCGTCCTCTGTAAAAGCGACTCCCGTAGCACCGATCCGGCCCTCAAACTGAGCCAGGACGGCCCCCACATCGTCAGTAAAGACAAGCTGCGCTTCCGTTCCCTGCGGATACTTACCGCGCAACTGCCATTCGGGAATATCCAAACCAGACCCCGCCGACAAGCAAATAGTGTCCAGCGTAGGGTCAAATCCCAACACCTAATAACCCCCCTACGGCAATTAGACAGAGACGCCAGTAAGTCCCTCCGGCACCTCAATAAAACGGTCATCCTCGGCCACAGTCGAAAAACGCGACATAGCATCCACGGACACCTTGTAAACAATTCCGTCCACAACAACTCCCCTGTCTTCAAAGGCGACAGTGGTAATACGGCTCTGCTCATCCACCACCGCGAAACGGCTGTCGGGCAGAACGGCCACGAGGCGAGACGCACTCGGTACGTCAACAATCTCGCGTGGCCGGCCATCTTGAACCCACGTGGACGCCACAACGGCAAGGTCGGCAGCTGCCGCCAAGACCGCAGCTAGCGAGGCCGAAAGGGCAGCAGTAACGCCGAAGTCCGCAGAGGCGAGCCGGTTAACGACGGCTGCCGCTGTCAATGCAGCAGACACCGTTAGGTTCGCGTCCCCCACAGCACCAGAGGTCGCTTGCGGGTTAAGTCCGACTGCGACGTTCAGCGCCGCTGAGCCATGCGTAGTGCGCCGAGCGTCGGCGGACATGAAAGCCATTACGGCCAAGTCAGCCGACACCCGCGCGGACCGCTCCGCAGCCGCCGTGAACATCGCGGAAATCGGCAGTACCGCAGACCCCGACAAACCATTTGAGAGAGCTGCCGAGAGCACCGCCGACACCGCCAGCCCAGCACTGAATGACTGGCCCAACGACACGGCAACCTGTGGAACCATCGTCACAGCCAGATCGCCAACCAGAATCTTCGTCTTGGTGGTGTCAACATCTGTCGATACAGAGATAGCTAAATCCGTTGACCCGTAGGTAGTTCGGAAAGCCGAGCCGCTAAGCACAGTGTTTACGAATAGCGCAGACATAGCCTTGTGGTTATTCGTCGGCGTCATAGTGGGTGAAGCCGTCACACTCACATCTGCGCCCATTGACTGCCCCCGCGAACACCTAGCCGCCACCGCAGCTGTAACCACCAAGCTGGCGTTGGCAGTCCACGCAATCGGCGCATACCAAGCGTAAAACCACACTTGCCCCGCTCCACCAGGTTGACCGGGCTTGTAATTGCCTATAGGGCCAAAGATGCCGCCCGTGCCAGGACCGCCGCCGCCACCGGGCGAATTGCCCGGCTTGTTCGCCGCAGCTGCCTCACCCCCGACATAGGTATTGCCGTTGTACGTAACGTTTCCCGGCGACTCGCCCGGAGTATCCTTACCGTTGCCCGCATAAGCGCCCGCACCGCCCGCGCCACCGCTGGCTGTGGTTGTCGCGCCATTGAAGGTCGCCGTGGAGTCACCACCACTACCACCAGACTTCTCGACCTTTCCAGCCTCACCGCCGCCGCCAACTGCCCAACCGACAGACGGAACCGCCCACGAACCGCCATCTGGACGCACCAAAGTGACTGTCTGCCAAGTACCTTTCTTGCCGCCCTCTCCAGTAGTGCTCTGACCTCCGTCACCACCACCGCCGCCACCGCCACCACCGAGCAAGATCACGTCAACCCGATTCGCCTCGGGTGGCAGTGCATATGAACCGGAGCCAGACGTATAAGTAGTCAGCCCCAACGCCACTTACGCCGCCAAAGGCCCCAACGTCACACCCGCAGAAACAAGCGTCAACGTGTCCGTCGCAACCACATTGCGAGGCGCAGCCAACGGGGCAGACCACAGAAAATTCCCCGCCGTCGCATCATCCCAGAACGACACATACTTAATCGTCTCCGTCGCCGTCATCGTGAATTGCGGATTAGTACCCGTAAGCACAATCGCACCATTCGCAGCGGGCGAATACGCTACCTGAATCCGAGTTGCAACAACCGATGCATTCGCAGTCCCGTTAGGCCCCGGATCGTCCAAATGCAACCTGGCATAGACCCCCGCCGGTGGCGTAAAAGCGGCACCCCTAAGAATGTTAAGCCACTTATTGGCCAAGTTAACAGCACTCAAGCCGCTAGCCATAAATACCCCTATTCAATTGTTATTAAATTATGAAACGAAAGCTACCGCTTTATATTGCCATCAGCATCCCTGACCTCGGCCTCAGCCCAAGTCACAACCTGTAACACAATCTCGTCATTCTGATTCTCTGCCATCACATGTCCTTACAGTCAATAACAAAAGACCGATCATCTTGACGCCCGCCAGCCGTCGTCACATGAACCGTGACCTGGTAAGACGAGCCCGCGACACCGCCCGACAACCAAACTGTCACCTGGGAACCCGCGAAAGAAACAGAGTCCACTTTCAAAGCGCCAGTCGGCGTAACAGTAGCCGCTACCTCAGAAATAGCGTCGCCCATTTTCGTAAGCCACGGTCCCCAATCCACAGTCCAATCCAAGACCGCCTGCGGATCTTTCTTAAACTTCCCCAAGGTCGCTACAAGCGCCACCTAAGCCCCCAATCTAAAACAACCCAAGCCAGCGACGAACTCGCGTCTTAACAAGCCACCAGCCCACAGACAACCTCACCCGCCATTCATAAATTCGGTTCATCGGTCCTCCCAGTCCGCAACCTCATCAAACGAGCCATAATGCCCGCCATTATCAATAGTCATCACCGCCCACGACATAGGCCCTGAACCGTTTTCACGCTTGATAGCAACCGCCGAATCACAAGCCTTAACAGCCCCACGCATATATACGTCCTCGGCCACCTACTCCCCCTTAAGCGAATAACCGAGCGATGCCAACGCGGCTTCGTGACTATCAGCCGCGACACGCGCAATAGGCGTTAGTCCATTTGTAGGATCGCCGTCCGCATCCACAACCTCCGCGTCAACGTTGGACAAAAACACATCAACATTCGGCGGCAAGTGCGATGCCGCAACGGGCACCGTTAGACCCAACGTCTTCTTAAGCGTCCCAACAGAATCCAACGTAGGCTTGGTGACAAGCAAATACTTGCCGTCCGAGCACTTGTAGTGATTCGTCGTAGGACAGAACTGCGGCAACATTCGCGCCACCAATTCAGCCGTAGCCATCAAACCCCCTTACCTGTAGAACAACCACACAACCCCGGCAGCACCAGGGCCACCAGGCCCTTGATTGCCATTGCCATACGTCGCGTTCATTCCGCGCCCGCCACCGGCACCGCCACCACCACCGGGATAACCGCCAGGACCGCCACGGCCACCGTTACCGGCCCGCTGAAATGCCGCACCACCGCCGCCACGGCCACCGCCGCCGCCACCGCCGCCGCCACACTTGGTCAGCGCACCAGCCGAAACGTTCCCGCCCGCGCCGCCATCGCCGCCACTATTGGCGTCCTTACCCGCAGCACCAGCCGTTCCACCCGCCGCCGCGGTGCTCGGCGCACCCGGACCACCTGGAGTCTCCTCGCGACCACCAATGGTGTTTCCGCCAGCGGCACCAAACCCGCCACTTCCCGGCTGAGACGCAGTACCGGCATACCCGAATGTCGTTGCGGTACCACCCGACGAACCGTGTGGACCCGATTCGACAATCACGGCCCCCGTATGAGAACCGTTGGCCACCCGCACATACGAACGGTTCCCCGCCGTACCAACCTGCACATCAAACGCTGCCGGGAGGTCGGCAACCACCAATTGCTGAACAATGTAAGAGCCATGCAGACCGCCAGGCGACCCCGGCCCCTGAGGCCCATCGACACCCTCGGGACCGTTCTGGCCACCGCCAATCAACACGGCGACCATCTCGGTACATTGCGGCTTAGCCCAGTTCACCTCCGACGACGTAAACGTCCTCACGGTGTAGCCGTTGACTACCGCATCCTTAATCGCCTGAATGGTGTACTGGACCTCTTGCGGGGTGCCCGTACCGCCACCGCCGAACCAACCGTCAAACAAACCCTTAATGACTGAGCCGAGGTCAGCGCCAACCTTCGTCAATCCGTCAACAAGATTGGAAAGAGCATTCGCAAGCCCAGAGACCATCGACTGCGCAAACTGACCAGAGACGATCTTTGACGCATCCAGGCCCGGAATCACCGCAGCCGCCAGCAGGCCAATAACCTTGCCCGCGTCCAAATGCGATGCAGCAGTCAACAACTGACCAATCCAGTCAATCACCTGGTGATCAGTCGAACCAGTAATACCCGTCAGCGCATCCCGCAGCCAGCCCAACCCCAAGAATGAATCGACCGCCTTCTCAAACGCCGTCGCAAGGTCATTCCAACGCTGAGTCACAAACGCGGCAAGCTCAGCTAGGCCGCCCGACTGCCCCGTAATCGCCTTAGTAATAAGCGTGATGAACTGCCCAAGATCCCGAAACCCGTGCAAGATATTGGTGAAAAAGGTCAAAGATGCCTGCTGCCAAGATGTTTCACCCTGAACTTGGTTGCGGTAGTAGTCCGTGACGTTATCCCGCGTCCGCCCCGCCAAACCCGACAAATCGGGGGCATTCCCCTTGCCATCAACCCAATTAGCAAGCCAGCCGCCAGCATCCAAACCGGCAACACCGCTAGGCATGGTCATTAGAGATCCCCCCTCTCCAAACGCTCACGCGCGGCGCTAAGCCGCGAGACGCTATCCAGCAGCCGCCCCTCAAACTCCTTAATCGCCTTCTCGTGATCCCCCGGCTGCACCGCCGCCACCTCGGCCGCAATCGCCGGAAACTGATCAACAGCCATCGCGGCCACGTCCGCAACAACCTCTTCCGGACGCGAATCCGAAAGCCGCCCAACAGAAAAGTTGTTAAGCGGCCCCCCTGCCTGCTCAATCCACTTGGTCTGCTTGTCCGCATGAAACCGGCACCCGAAGTCCCACAACATCTGAGAAAGCGCCGGCCAACACGGTGACGGCACTAGTGGCTGATTAGGGAACTTGCCCCCGCCCCCTCGCGGATCGGGAATACCCGCCGCGAACATCCACGCGAAAGCCTCTTGCGGATCATCCATATCGGACTCTGCCTGAGTCTTAGCCATTAAATTGTTTCCCCCATTTACTTAACTCTGAACCAGGTGAACACCCACGTTGTTCAGAGCTTCACTCATCTTTTTAGCCAAGCGAGCCATACGCTCACCGACAGACATAGCGCGATCAGACTTACCGGCTTTCAACACCCACGAAAGCGGATGCTTACCGTCCGAGTGATCCCACGCCGCTGTCATTTCCTCCAATTGGTTAACCCAAATAATGTGCTCAATTCCCTTAGACTGGACAGTTGAACCGAGCCGCTGCCCAATATCGATATGCAGACCGGGAATAATCCACGAGTCATGCAGAGCCATTAGATGCGTAGTCTCGGAACGGCCCACAAGGAACCCGCCTCGCAGCGCAGCAAGCGCCGACAGAGACCAAGAGTTATTCTCAGCGCCTTGCTGGTACAGCTCCATGTAATGAACCCAGCCAAGCTGAGTCGCACGGCCAGTGTTTTTCCATTCAAGCCACGCCGCAATGGTGCCGACAATGAATGGCATAATCACATCGGCCGCGATATTTCCCGCACTAGAGAAGCCGCCCAGCAAGAAATATCCGAGAAGATTCCCAACAGTTTCGATCACTAGTTTCGCGATAGCATCTGCCGCCGGATTATCGCCACCAACAACAACCGATACGTTCTTTGCAGGCCCCCACGACAAATCGCTCGACTCGATAGGCGTCCACTCGTTATCGCGAACAACCAACCAAGGCATTTTCGCCATGGTCGCCAACCAGCCAGTCTGGTAATACTCGTCAGGCTGCAACGTCTGGTCATCACTAACCACGCTCAGCGTGTCCTCAATAAACCCGCCGCCATAGGTGATAACCGAGCGCACGAATCCATCCAGGATCGTGCCCTGAAAAAACGTGCCCTCAAGCGCAGTTGCATTCGAGTTGTCAACAACCTCGAACACCAAGGCCCCGTTAGCGACATGCCCCGTAGGGGCACTAATAAGCCCCTCGACCGTCTCGCCCTCATCAGACAGAACACGCCGATAAGTCATCGTCAACTGCGCATCGTCCAGAGAGTCGGCGATGACAGAATCGATCGGATTCATGCGGGCAGACAAGAAAGTCCACAATGTCGAATCGTCTAGCAGCCATGGACTGCACTTAATGTGCGTCTGCCACAATGACCAGTCAATCGTCGTCGCCCAAGAACGCAAGTCGAATGGATCATCAGGCAGCGTGAACGGATGCCCCTCTACGCGAAATAGATTTATAAAAATTAGAGCGGAAATACACCATTTCGCGGGTCCGGCCAGCGCGAAAATGCGAGGAAATTGAAACAATGGGATTGGCAACAATGGATTTGGAGGTGCGAGCAGATATTGCAAATGCGTTAGGTCGTCATTAAAGGTGACTTCCAAATACTTGACGTGATCTTTACCCTTAACCGTCCAATGGTCCAAGAGCCCTGACCATCGCTTTTTGCCACCGTAGAAGTCCACCGTAATAACGACGTTCTTCTTATATTCAGGATCATTCGGAAGCCGCTTCAACCACATCGACATGTAGTGGTCATCCCGCAATTCCAAAACACCCTGAGTAGGTGTGTTGTTCTTGAACGGGAATGAACCTCTAATCGAGTCGTCGTAATCGACGCGGCCCACATACACCAGTCCGGGAGCGCCGGTCGGGTCATTCATCCAGAACCGGATAAGCGGCTTAGCCCGCCTAAACGCGTGATGCCGCGCCCTCTCGGCCTCGGCCTTAGCCTCAACAGCCTTAAACGCCTTCCACGGATCGTTTCCGTGCTCCGACATCAGCTCTACCCAGCTGCTCACAACGTCACCCCCGGTCGCGACCACGGACGCGAAAACCAGCGCGGGACAGTCAATTTGCAAGCCCCACCCTGCGGCGCATCCTTCAACTGCACTGGGATGTCCCCGCCCTTACCCGGCATAAGCGGATACAGCAGGTCATTGCCTTTCCAGCGGTGCTGAGTAGGCATTCCGTTAGCAGAAATAAGTGTCTGAACACGCGGATCGGAGTCAGCCGAAACATGCTCGCCCGCAACCAAACTCGGCAACGGAACGGTGCGGCCCAAATCCTCAAGCCCGCGCGAATACATATCGTTCGCCCACGAAAAATCCGGCAGAATCCAGCGGCCAGGGGCGGTAAGAACCCACCGCAACCACACCGGCACATCGCCGTCATTCCGAACCGGGAAAGTCGTCAAATCCTGCGTATGCAGCGTTTCCCAGATATATTCCTTAGGCTCCTCCTGCCAATACGGAAACGTCGAGGTAACCGTCATGACAATTGGGTTATCCGCTGTAATATGCGGATCTTTTTCGTAGTACGGCTTAGGTTCTTCCATTAGCCGCACGTTCAAATAGCGCGTGCCATCGCCAGTAGTAACCCTTAGCGTTGACTGCTCGTCGTAATCCCAGGCCCACCGCCATGCAGAATCAACTGACGCCCACGTATCAGGGTCTTCGTCCCACGCCTGGACAGAGAAAACAATCTCGCGCCGCTGAACCCGTTTACCTGCGTATTCCTCACCAAAAGGCCCCGGAACATACATCGTCTTAACGGGAGCGTCGTAGAACTGCTGCAAATTTGGAGAAAGGGTCACCCCCTGCTTCCCCATACCAGGACCGGACAGCACCCAATGCGAACCGTCCCGGCCCGTCAATTCAATTTTCAGGAAATCGGTCACTCTATTTAGTTGTCTCCCCCACAAGAAAAACCCCGCCCAACCGAAGCCAGGCGGGGTCTCCCCGTGATTAGTTATTCAGTTATCGCATAGGCAAAAGCGGTGCCTGCTGCTGAGCCTCGCGGCGCTGCTGGCCCTTGTAGAACTCGTCATAGTTGGCCGTATGAATGTCGCCGTAATTGTTGACAATTCCCGGCCCGCCCTGACCGCCCGAAGACTGCGGAGGCCCCGGCAACACCGGAGCGCCGTAAGCGCCCTGAGTAGTTCCACCGGTCAACGTGCCAACCATCAAGCTCGACAAAATATTGACCGCACCAGAGGCCACCTGGCCCGCGATCTGCGCACCCGCAGCCGCCATCGACCCCGCCGCACTCGCGCCAGCTCCAGCACCCGGAGCGCCAGCACCAGCCACAGAACCGGCAGCCGAAATCGCGGTAGACAACGCACTACCAATCGTTGACGCCGCGCCCTGAATACCCTTAGTAAGCCAAGGCGCATTGTGATCCTGATTAGTAGGCGCGGCACCCAAGATCGAACGCGGGTCTTGCTCAGCCGTAGCCCCCTCCGGAGCCTCGGCACCCGGCGACGAACCGCCACCGCCAACACCGCTCAACGCATTCCCGATACCAGACATAGCGTCCCCAACGGTCTGTACCGCCGTATCGGTCTGCGGGGCCTGCGACTGAGTAGCCGCCTGCGCACCCTGCTGGCTCTGAGCTTGCGCCTGCGCCGACTGTTGAGCCTGCTGGGCCTGCGGCCCTTGCGGATCAGGAATCGGCTGCGGAGCAGCCTGTGGAGCCGGGGCAACCATCCCAGGAATAAGGACCGGCCCACCCTCGTCGAAACGAGGCAACTTGCCCTCATTCAGAGCATGGAGCATCCCAGCCCCATACTTGGACACAGACGATGCCTTAACGATGAACTCGCCGTTAGAAACCCGCGCAAGCATCGAATCAGACGTGCCAGTGCCAGGGCCGGACAACAAACCGCCAGCCGCATAACCAGCCGGGAAGTACGCCCAGTTAGTGAAGGCGCTTGCGTTATAGCCCTGCGCCCCCGACCCAACCGCAATCGGCTTACCGAATGTAGACGCCTCAAAGTTCCGGCCATCGGGCAACGTACCCGCCGTGTGACTCCCATTCCAGCCAATCCGCAGAGTTCCCGCAGGAGCTTGCGACGGATCGGAAATGATCACCGCGCCCTTAGCGCGCAGCGTGTCACCCTCGGTGCCAGTACCACCAGAACGCCCCGAGAACTGCTTACCGGTATAGGCATCCGCCACATACATCACCAAGCCGGAGCAATCCGTACCATCCAGCGTTGAGCCGCCCCACGTGTAAGGCTTGCCGGCCATCGACTCGGCCATAGCCGCCGCACGTGCCGCACCCGGTTGCGCTGACATAGCCTGCGCCGTACCGCCCTCAAGCAGTGCAGACGTGCTACCCGCCAGCGGATTCGGAGCTAGGTTCTGTAGCGCCTGCGCCTCGGGGTTAGCCGCCTGACCCGGTGCCATTCGATGAGTGACGCCACTAAGCCCTGACTTAAACGCGTTGAAGTACGACAGGTCAATGCCAAAGAAGCTTGCAACGAACTGCAACAGAATCTCGCCGAGCTGACTAAGGATGCTGACCGGCTGCAAGTTCTCCGGCAGAGATGCCAAGCCCAACTGCTGCTGTGGCACCAGCGTGTCCTGCGGCACCTGTGCACCCATGTCGGGTCCAGGCAATGCCGAATACTGGCTACCGCCAGGTACAGCGATACCCAAACCATGCCGAGTCTCAACAGCGGTAGGAACCTGCGGAACGTTCGCCCCAGTACCAACACCCCTGTCACCCAACCCATCCGGCAACGCGGTATACGAGCCCGTAGCCGGGTTGTACAAACCAGGGTTAGACATATCCGGCATCGGGGTAGGAGCGGGCGTAGCCGCAACACCCGGAGCTGGCTTAGTCCCGTACCAGTCCTTTGCGTAATTGCTCGCAGCGGGGCCAGGATTCGGAACAACCGTCCGATCCACCGGTTGATAAGGCTGCTTAGGTCCGACCATGACAGGCCCGCCCTCGTCAAACCGAGGCAATTGCCCATCATTGATCGAATGCAGCAGTCCGAGACCATATTTCGAAACAGACGACGCCTTAACGATGTACTCGCCATTGGAGACGCGAGCCAACATCGAATCCGAGGTGCCCGTACCAGGCCCCGATAAGAGTCCGCCAGCCTTATGCGCACCAACGTACGGGCCAAAGGGCTTACCGCCCGCATACAGCTCGAAACGGTCCCTAGTCATCGTGACCTGCGACCGCAGACCACCATCCAGCGGCTCTACCGTGCCACTGTTAGCCTCAACATCTTTGACAAGTTGCTCCGGCAACTGAGCGAACGGAGTGTTCAACACAACCGCGCCGCCACCCCTGACCGGATCACGGTAAGCCTTATCAACATTCAAGCCACGGAACGGATTGTCTGGCTTAAGAGTTACCTCACCGCCACCGGCAGCCGCGTTGTTCTTACGGATGTCGGTAGACACCTCATTAGAACCAGCGACATTGCTACGTACCGCGCCGGCCACCTGAGAGGCAGACTGGGCCTGGTCGCCCAAGCCTGGCAACACTCGCTTACCCATACGGTTCGCGCCCTGCTGAATATCAGCCAGCGTGTACGAATCCGGATGCAGCGAAGCTGGCCCGCCACCTGGAATTTGACCGGCCGCGAACGCCGCATTGAACTTGTCAATGGCCTGCTGATCGCCACCCAAAGCCTTAGCAAGAACATCGGAACTAATACCGACCTTCTCGAAAGCCTCATGGTTCTTTTTCCAGTAGTCCGTCCCAGTAAGCGCACCCTCGGTGATCTTGTCCAGACGGCCCAACTCTGCGTTGCGCGCCGCCTCCTGTCGCGGAGTAAGGATCTGCCCCAGCTTGTTTCGGTCGATACCGACCTTCTCGGCCTGCTTTGGAATGTCGATCGAATCACCACGCCAACCCGACTCGGGTTTGTACTCACCCAACGCGTTTAGCTTGTCAATCAAGCCCTGATTCGTCAGCTCGCCGGTAAGGCTGTTCAGCTCAGACCGCAACCGCCGAATCTCATCTGCGTGACGACTAGCCTTAGTAGCGGCCATGTCCTGCTTGTCGGCCAGCGTGTACAGAATCCCGCCCGCTGCCACCGATGCGACAGCCAAAGCACCGCCCGTGCCAAGCACATTCGCCAGCACGCGCAGCTTCCCAGTGAAGCCCTTGCCCTCGCCAACAGACTTCACAACGTTCCGGAAGTCCATATCAATAAGGCCAAGGGCCTTATTCACGCCCTGGAAAACCGGCGAAAGTGTCCGCCAGCCAAGAATCGCGTAGGTGATCGCGGCAGCCAAGCCAGGCACGCCTGCCAACAACTGAGACACAGTGCGCAGAACCGGCAACACCGTTCCACCCCAGGCCATTACACCGTCTTTGACGTTCCTGATAATGGCCCACACATCGCTAAGGACCGGCTTCCACCGCTCAAACTCGGCGCGCGCATCCAAGAAGAACTGCCGAACCTTGTTATGTCCCTCAACGGTTTTCAGATACTCCGACAGCCGCTTAGTTCCAGACTCCAAGCTGGCCAACAGGCCCTTACCGTTAGATCCAACGAAAATGTCGCTGATCGTGTGCATAATCGAACCGATGTTGATCAGCGAGTTACCAAGATCCTTAAGAGACTTCTCCCCACGTGAAATCCAACGATCCAACGATCCGTCAGCAGACGCCCGCTTAATGAACGTGTCGAACCGGCGCATAACATCGCCAAACGCAGTCGCCAACCTCGGCAGATGCGATGCACCAACCGTGGACAACCGCAAAAACGCGTCCACCATGGGATTGATCGCGCCATCAAGTCGCTGCTGCGCGTCCGCAGTGCTACCGAAGATGGATTCGATCATCGACAAATTGCTGCCCTGTCGCAGCGACGCAATCGCAGTCTTAAGGTTCGAATTGATACCCGAGGCAATAGAAGTCAGTCCCCGGTTGAGCACCGGCAGTCCGACCTCGCCAAGCTGGCGCACATCTTCACCGAGCCCTGCAAACAAGCCATCCTGGACGCTCTGCCGCAACGTGTCCCACTGGCCAGACATCGCGGTCAGCTGAGTCACAAAATTGCGGGCCTCCGGCGACAGACGTCCCATCGCGTCTTGCCATTCCTTAAGCGCCCCAGAAGATTTTCCAGCCTCTTCCGAAGCAGTGGACAGCCTGTTAAGCGCTGCCACAACGTTGTCACTGTTCCGGACACCCTTAGCGTTGGCCTCGGCCACATCATCAATCAGCCGCGCATTCCGTCGCCGCGTCTCGGCAAGCCGAGCCTCAGACTTTTGGACATTCAGGTTGTCCCGCTGCATCTGCAACGCCGACTTGCCGAAGGTCTTAGCCGCCTCCTGCCGGGCCTCCTGAACGTTCAGTACCGCCTCGGCCTCATCAAGAGGCGCATCACGCAACTGTGAGTTCAAATCCTCCAAGTTGCGCTTGGCGTCCTTAACAGCCCTATCCAGCTGCAACGTCGCATCAGCCACGTTCCGGTTCGCCTGCACCTGCTGGCGCGCAGCATCCGCCGAATCCTTCTGCGCATTCGAATACGCCTTAAATGCGTCAGTGACTCCACGGGTACCCACCGCCAAAGCGCCGACACTGGATGCGACGCCAGAAAAGATGCCCGGAAGCAACAGGGCCGACTGCCCCAGTTCCACAACAGATGTATTTAGGGCTGCCAAAGCCACCCCAAGCTGACTTAGTTGCGTAGCACCCGCAACCATGATGTTCAGCTTGAGACCCTTAAGCATGTCCGCCTTAAGATCCTGATAAACATGTCGAATCTCAGTCAGCGGCTTTTTAGCGTCGAACCTAAGCTTTACCTGCAAATCAATCGGGTCACGCTCCGCAAGCTCTTTCGCCGCCTTAATCTCGGCAAGAGCCTTCGCCGTCTGCGCCTTAACCTCGACACTGACCGACTGCTCAACTGTCGCCAATTGAGCCCGCAATCGACTGCGGAAATCCTTCAACGAAGGAACAATGTGAACCGATGCCTGCGCGGCAACAAATTCAGCCGCCACAACAGCCCCCTATATTCAATATTCAGTTATAAAAAGATCATTTGTAATTCAATTCGGCCGCTCTAAGGCCACGCTCCATAGCCGCCTCAAGACCGGTTTCCTGCTTATCCGCCTTACGCCTCTTACGTTCCTTCTCGGCGGGGATAACAGGACGCGGGTAGTACTTAACGTCCGGAGCACCCGCCGACCTCGACGCAATCAACTGGTCAGCAATATTGGTCAACGCGTCAATCTCCGCAGACCACCCGAACAACGGCGGAGGACCAGGCTCCCAATCAGACTCCGGAGCCGACGCCTGCAAGTCGATTACCTGCGGGTCTGTCAACGCCGCAGCCTGGCAGTACGACCCACGCTTGCCATTGCAGGTCTCGTAGAACCGGATGAACTGACCCCAATCCCGGCGAGACGCATAGTCAGTGACACTGGTACGGCACTGAGCGCACCGACACGGGGCCGCGAAGTAGTCCAAGGCATTGACGCCGAGCAAGTGTTGAAAATCCCACTCAATCGCGCGCCAATACCTACCGACCAACTCAGCGACCGTGCCTATTTTCCCTTATCGCTATCCCCGAAGAAGTGCGCATTGTACTTCTCCATAAACTTGTTCCACAGCTGAACAGGTCGGTTATCGAACAGCTTCATAGCCTCTGCATATGCCGAGCCAAAGATGATCTTCTGAGCCTCTTCCTCCGTCGTCGCCTTCAAAAGGTCCGACACCTGCTTTTTGGTCGGGCACTTAAGCGTGATCTTATTCGTAACCTTCAAAGGCTCCGGAACCCGCACCGACTCAACCAACTCAGCGAAGAAATCGCTAACAGCGTCCTCAACAACCTTCAGATCGCGGCCAGAAATCCCCTGTGCACCCATTACTAGTTTCCCCCTATAAATGTGTATAAATGTGTAGAAAAGAAATAGGGGGAGCAACCCGGCAAGGCCACTCCCCCTATTCCCTCGCCTAAGTAACCGTTACGGTCACCGAAGCCGACTTAGCTCCCTTAGTCGCCGTAATGCTCGCCGTACCAGGCGCAACACCCGTCACCAAGCCCGAAGCCGAAACAGACGCCTTATCAGACGCAGACGACTTAAACTTGCAATCCGGCGTGTAGTTGATCCCGTTATCACCCTGCACAACCAGCTGCACCGTGTGCGACGCACCCGAAGCAACCGTGACAGACGGCGTAGGCGGCGAAACCTCAAGCGCCGTCAACGAAGCCGCGAAACCAGCCTTATCGATGATCGAACGCCAACCCGGCCCCGCGAACCCCTGAGCCACCGAATAACCAACCGTGTCATCACGGAAAGCCTTCAACGTAGGCTTGTACTCAATAACGTTGTCGTCATTAAGCGTCTGGTTGTCCAGCTTGTCCAGCTTCACCTTAGGCAACAGCCAGTAGGTCCAAAGCTCCTCGTTGTTCCGGTCATCCAAACCGCACAAAATCGCACGGTAGTAGATGTTCTTAGGCACCTTAGGAGCCTCAAGAACAATGCCACCAAACGGCGACGGCGTGACATCCGAGAAGTCCTCGGTCCAAATCAACTCAAGAACATTGCGCTGATTCTGGAACATCGAGAAATCAAACGTCGTCGTACGCTTCGAAATAATCGACCGAATCGGGTCCGGCTCACCGAACGCCTCAATATCCTTGGAATCGAACTCGTTACCAAGCGTAAGACCGGCCTTCTTCTCGAAATGGCCCACAGACTTGTAACCAGCAGGAATAGACAACGAGCCGTCCGTAGGATCTTCCAACGTCAAAGCCGGAGTCACCGAATACGGAGCAAGGAACACCGTCAAATTAAGAGGCGCAATCGCAAGATCTGCCTGCGCATCCTTCAACGTGTAAAAATCCATATTTAGTTGTTCTTTCTGTATTCAGTTATGAATGTCGCTAAATCAGAGGGCAGCGACTTCCCTCAAATAGTTATCGCGCGAACGCAAACCAACACTTACCCTGAACTGGCAATTAACTACGCGGGTATCCAACTGCTGATTAGGCATCAACAATTGCGGCCCCAACACCTCTTCAACCGTGTGAATCTGGGCCGTGAAACCATCGGCCATTGTGAACTTGTACCCCTGCATAGGCAGAAGTACCGCTCGCACAACCGACATAACGTCCCACGACTCATCACGTGAATTAGTGACCGCCGTAGCTTGGATAAAGCACTCATCGAAACCACGCTGCCAATCAACCCGACCGCCCGGCATGCGAAAGAACTTCAACACAGGATCAGGCTGCACCTGATCAAGCCAGTCTTCCGGAGTCCAACACCCCGACTCAATATCGGGAAACACTTTCGTGAAAATATCGATCATCAAATTCTCGACGTTCACGAAATTGCTTTTGAACCACCCTGGGAGTGTGACCATGCAACCCCCTAATTACATTCGCAGTGCAAGCACCGCTTCCCGCAGATCGTTATGCGCCTGGAACTGCTCCTTAGTAGGAGAACCGAAGTTGTGCAGAACCCCGTAATAGAACGGTGCACCCTTCCAGGTCTTAGCGGCCAAAAGACCGCCAACAGTCACAATCGCAACCTGACGGTCCTTCTTATGCCCACCATCCGGCAACACCCGAACCTCACCAGACCTCGACAGATCACCAGTGCGCTTAGCAACTTTCGCCGCATACAACCGCACCACCTCCTCACCGATATGCGCCAAGTAGCCACCCAGCACCGGAGAGGTATTCATCCACCTAGCAGCCCCCGCGTTGTACGCAGGCACATCGATGTCATCAAGCAGATAGCCACCGCCAGGCCCCGTCTTAGCAGCCACAGCGATACCCCCTTAGCCGTTATCCGATTCCAACAGGTGAACCACGTCCTCATCCAGGAAAGGATCACCGCCGAAAGGCTCCGGTTCATCCCACATGACCGGCCCGACAATGAACTTCTGACCGTTTTTCCGAACAATGCGATCACGAACCTGAACATCGGTGCCCTTACGCACAAACAAAGTCGCACTAATCTTGTTGGACTCGCCCCGCAAGTCCTTGAAGAAAGCCCCGCGACTCGTCCCCCAACCAATCAGACCTTGAATAGTGCCGTGAGGCTGCTTGTTCGGATTACCGTACTTATCCGAGCCACCCCGGATAACCGTAAGAGTCTCAGAAATGGTACGAATCCTCCCAGCCAGGCTCATCGCGCCGGTAGTAGGGAATTGGGTCGCCACCCGCCCCGTCGATTAGGAACCCGTCTTTACCGAACGCATACGGATCAACCGTGGTATCCGACCTGCCGAACTTCACCGTGAACAGACCACCCCCGCCACGGAACCTCCGCAGAATCGCCAACTCCGCCGGCAAGAACGCCCCATCCGGCGGCTTATCGTAAGTAACCGAAAACGGTCCCTTATCTTTAGAAACCACCCGGTCAGGGTTACGCAGCTCGCGCTTAGCGGCCGACAACACCACCCAATGCACATCCTCGGGTGCGGACGCGGGGTCCGGCCACGATTGACCGGAATACCCCCGCGCCCACGCAGACACCATGCTCAGAACAAACTCGGCCTGGCCGCGCTGCTCTGGAGTGAATGTCACACCCATCAAGGTCTGTAGGTCATCAACAGTCGCCAATGCACCCACAGCGACCGTCCTAGACCACGTTCGCCGTCACGGTGGCCGTCACAGCAGCCCCGCCCTGCGGTGGATTGTAGGTAGCGGTAATCACCGACGTGCCGGTAGCGACACCCGTGACCGTTCCGTCAGCCACAACCGTAGCCTTAGCCTCGGTGCCAGACTTGAACGTTGACTTAGCCGTCACGTCAACACCATTCGAGTCCAGAACCTTCACCTTTGCAGTGTTGTTCGGACCCGCAGCAGCCGTAACCGTCAATCCCTGGTTAGGGATAGAAATGCCAGTAGCCGCCAGCTGCAAACGCACGCCACGCACGAAACGTCCGTCACGCTCCAAAACCACCCGCGAACCGACATACGTATCGAGCAACGACCGGTCAGCCAAGTTGTCGAAGTCGTAGTCAGCCAGCCAACGGAACGCCGCGTTAGAAGCCGCGTACGAGCCGTAAGCGTTGATAGCCGTAGAGAAAGGCTTCTTAGGCGCACGGTTGATATAGATGAACGCGTTGCGCTGCCACTCGAAAGCCTCATCGGGCTTCAAAGCGTTAGAACGCAACACCGGTAGACCAGCCACGTTGCCGATGTGAGCCTGACGCAAGGCGTCGGCCTGCTCGGAACCCGTAGCGTCGTAACGCCGGAACTGCGGATCTTTCAGCAACGCAGACTCGACAGCCGAACCAACGATCATCACACGGTCGTTGTATTCGACATTCTCGTCATTCAAAGCACGCCGAGCATCCACGAATGCCGGGAACGTGTCCTCTGGATTAATCCAGTGCGTATCCTGATACGGAGCCGAAGAAATCAGCTTGTACAAGTAATTTTCGATACCGTAAGCGACACCACCGACCTGAGGCACAATAACCTGCTCGATGAAATCTTTAATATCCAACGTCAACTGCTCATCAGTCAACGTGACAGCGTTGTAGATAACGTCATCCAACGTGACAGGGAAGCTGGTCTCGGTTAGATCATCCATAACCACCTTGCGCTCAGCGCCAGTGCCACGGAACTTACGAGTACGCGAATCCATAACCGCGCCGACACGCACATTGATCGTGTCATTCGCAGAACCCCCGAAATCGCCCAAAGCGTTCGCAAGAACGTAATTAGGCAAAACGATCTGCCGACGCAGAACCTTCACAGCCGTCTCAATCACTAGCGACGGCTTAACAAAAATGTGAGACAAAAGTCTCCCCCCGATTCTTTATTTAGTTGTTCAACAATTAGTAAGACGACTGCGGAAACGCGGAATAAGAAAGCGACTTCAAAATGTCGTCGGCAGTCAGGTCACCCGGATCGGCTGCATCGCCCGTAGGCGTCACAGTCGTACGAGTCGGCCCCTGTGGAAATCCGCCTTTGGTCTCTGGCTTACCGGGCAGAACACCCTTAAGAGCCTCAATATCGGCAAGAATTTCCTCATCCGTGTCCCCACGAACCCGATCCCAAAGCGCACGCGGCAACTCATGCTCCTGCGCAAGATCAAACACCTGGCGCTCACGCTGCAACTTGGTCAGTTCACCGGCCCTCTCAGACGCCAACTTCTCCGCGTCCTCTAGCCGTTTCTGTAGCTTCTCCGACTCCGAAAGCTTCTCGGTCTCGAAAGCCGCGATCTTGTCCTCAAGAGACTTGATCGTCTCGCCATACTTCTTAGAGCTAGCCTTCTCGGCACGCTCCAACCGCTTTGTCAAAATAGCGTCGAGAGCTTCTTGCGACGTGATGGCCTTAAACTCACCACCGCCAGAGCTAGCGCCGCTTTCAGATCCCGCGCGGACATCTGAACCTGCACTATCAGCCGCAGACTCAGCCGCAGCCACACCGCCCTCTGGCGTCGTCAAATCAAGATCACTCATTAGAAAAATTCCCCCACAAAACCCGGCCAATAAACGAGCGCGGCCGTAACGCCCCCCTAGACTGCTTCTAGTAAAGAAAGCGAACGGTCATAAAAACGGACGTTCGCCGAATCAACTGCAAACCCGGCAGAAATAAGCGCCTCCCGGTTGGCGCGAACCGCAGCGATATCAACCGCTGGCGACTCCTTATAAGGTGGCGGCGCGACATAGCTACGCCTAAAGTTCTGCATAGCGCTCCGATAAACGCCATCATCACCCTTGCCGCCTACACCAAACTTTTTCCATTGCTCAAGGAAATAGTTGGCGCGCTCATCCATCTCATCGGCTTTCCGATAAACTGGCCTAAGCTGGCAGCGGCAATGGTCATGCACCTTCACGGGACCATCGCCAACGAACGGACGGTGAGCAACAATCTGTCCATTACGTTTAATATCGCGGACCTTGCTATTTGACAGATCAAACGAATGTTCATTCAAATAGGTAGCGCCCTGCGACGCCAAGATCGCGCAGAAATAACACGGATCATCATCCGTCATCCGCGCATAGCCGATGGCCTTCCGATCCGCCCGACGCGCGGACAAGTCGGTAACCGATGCGCCGGCCTTTTTGGCCGTGTTCTCAGCCACCACCGCCTGCTCAAATTCAGCCCTGATCTGCTGCTGAACCTCGCCACGGCCACCGTTCATCGCATGCTTGACCCCAACACCCGTCGTGTTGGTGCGCGCCTGCGACATCACGTCGTCAACAACCACCCCTTCTGGGGGCGCATCGCCAACCCTCGCTTTGATCGCGTAAGGCCCCGTAACCTGCATCGCCAACTGGACATCCTCTGTTGGGAACGCGGTCGGGATCTTCGCTAAAGCCGGTGCATCCGGCTTAACAGACCACCTAGCGGCCTGCACATACTCAAACGCCAAATCCTCTGAAAATCGGAATTGCTTCTCAATCTCAAGAGTCGTCGCATGAACCCAAACCGGCGTCGTCTGGCTTAGGTTTCCGTAACTTAGAATCGGCCACAACAACGCCAATCCGGTAGCAGTAGCAGCCGCCACATTCTGTTGATCCTGAATATGTCGCTGCGCATAAAACGCGGCCAGCTCGGGAAGCGGCTCAAATCGATTCTCAGCCGCCTCCCCTTGCCGTGTAGCCACAAATACCCCCCGAGTAAAAACTAGGCCGCAAACGCGGGCTGAGCCCCCGGAACACCCTTGCGCTCCGCCGGATCAGACACCGCCCGCGCATTCGGATCTTGCATGCCGTAATAACGCAGCATGTTCGTCAGCTCGTCGTTATCCATCGCGTGCTCTTTCATCTGCTGCAACTTCGCCTCATCGACACCCGGAACGAACTCCCACAACTCCTCACGCGGCATACCGAGCATCTGAGCCGCCTTACCCCAAGCATCAACAGCCTGAGCAAGCGAACGAATACTCGTATCAACCCAACGCACATCAGCCGTAAAGTCATTAGCCGACTCGGCATCGCCCTCGATAAGCGCAGACAAACGCAACAATTGAGCATGCGACGCCCCGAAAGTCATCTTGCGCTCCGCTAGCTTCGCCTCGGTGTTAGCGCGCGCAGACGCCAAAGCCTCAGCCGATAGATTCGCCAGCTTTCCGGTCAAAACATCAGACGGCAACTGCGCAATAGCAGCCAACGTCTCAACATGCGTCTGCTTAGACGAAATAAACCCATCCAACGGCGTCTCATCAAGGGTCCCAAACTTCGCATTCTCGGACGTGTGAGCCAAGATATCGTCATTCTCAAGCCTGCGCCTAAACGCCTCTGCCTCTTCATCGGTCGCCTCAGCCATATCTGTGATACCCGTGGCGTACTTGACCTTAAAAGAGTTGTAATGCTGCGCATAAAGCAAATCCAGTTCGGTCTTGTCGATACGCGTCGCCACAGGAATCAGCGGGCCAACCTCGCCCCGAGTCTTACCGTCCAAATCCATCACGTTCGTGTAGCGGACCACCGGACAAACCCCAATGTTGTGCTCCACCACACGCGGAGGACGCGGAAACTCGTTGGGCGACGGCATATCCAGCTCGTAATAGACCTGATCAGTCCAAAACCGAACCGTCTTACCGTCAGGCTGCAACGTCAACGCATACTTAGGCCACGGATCATTAACCGTGTCCTCATACAAAGCGAACAACCGGCGCGGCGAATAAGCCGTCAACACAGCCTGATTCGCGCCATCCAGCGCCGTACCCTGCTCAGCCATCGCAAACGCATACCCATACGTCAACGCCGACCGATGCAAACCGATCTGCCGGTGCGGCATAGCGTTAGCGATCCACGTCTGCCACGGACCCGCCGCGTTCTCCCGATCCCCCTCGCGCCGATACCCCGACACATAAAGACACTGCGCGAACGTCGTAACCACCAGCCGCAACCACGGAGTCTTAGACAGCCGGAACAACGCCCGCTTCTCCGGACTCTTAGCCGCAACACGCGCATAGTCAGGCTGATTGCCATCAGCCCACGCATCAATGACTTGCAACCGCCCGCGCTCACCATCAAACGCAGGCCAAACAACATCGTGAATGTACTTAGCCACATCACGCGAACCGATACTCGACGGCAAGGTCAACGAACGCGATGGCAGCTCCATAAGATTAGAACTCAAAGCAACCTATGTTTCTTTGGAGCGTTAAGCGTTACCTCAACGTCCTCCAAGGTCAAAAGCCGATTTGCATAGCAGGCGGCAACAATCCCCGTAATATCGGTAGACGTGCTCTTACGGAGCCAGCCCCACTGCTCAAGCTCCGGCTTACCAATCGGATATTTAGCCGCACCCGCCAAACACTCAAATAGAGCGTCATCGTCCAAATGGGTTAGCTTCTGATCAATAATGTCTGTGTAAAACTGCGCCGTAGACTGCGCAATATCCTGAGTACCGAAATAGCGGACCTTCAAACCGATCTGCTCAAGCTCCGGACCCAACGCACCCGCAGCAGCACCCGCCTGAACAGCCACCGCCACCGGAGGCTTAGAAGACGAGATAAGTCGCTGCATCATCGGCAACACCCACGCCGTGCCGCCAGCCGCCCAAACCAACTCGATATGCGACCGGCCATCAGGACGCTTACCCGCAATAGCAATAGACGCCCAAGCCTGATCAGGTGCCACATCTACCGACGCAACAACCATCCCCAGATCCACCACCGGAGGCCGCATAGAACCCGGCTCATCTGGATCGGGAACGTCGTCCAGCTGACACGCCACCCAAGCCTCAAACGGGATAACCGAATTCATGCGCGGGTCGTCCCACATGCCCAGGTGCTCACGCGCGAACTGCTGGAGGTCCATCTTGACCTCGAAGTCCTCACGCAAAGCCGACACCGGAGCGATGCCCTTAACGCCTAGCGACGGATTAGCGATCTTCCAGTTCTCGAAATCGGCAGGGTCCGAACCCTCAGCGCATGACCACTCCGCGAACAGAAACGGCGGATCGTCATACTCGACTGCCGTCATGCCGCGTCCCGCAATCCGGCCAACGTCATGCCGTACTCGCGCATACGTTTCAAGACATCCGAGTCATCGGTGCCGGCAGAGGTGGTCAACCAAGTCTGCGGATTCTTAGACGCCTGCTGTAGCGGCGACAACGAACCCATCATGTCGTTATCCAGCGCAAACGCCTCGTCAAGAATCATCAGATCCACGCGGGTACGACCACGCTTAGCGTTCTTTCCGCGCGCAACGTAGTGAATGAAGCCCCCCGACTCCTTATGCACTACCGAAAGCTCAGCCGCCCCGATCTTGTGAGGCAGCTTGCACTCATCCTCTAAGTCCTCATCGCCAGCGATAATCGCCGTCAACTCACGGTGAGCATCCTTAGCGGTATCGAACTCGTGCGCCGAATGCATAATGCGCTCACCCAGCAGATACAACCCCGCCAGCTGCCGCGCATAAACGCACACATTCTTGCCATTCTGGCGAGGGGCAATAAGGCAACACGTAGACGCGCACCATTGCCAAGTAATTCCGCTCGTAAACTTGTCAATCTCAGAGTCCCCAGTAGAACTCCCCTTTTGACCTAGCGACTGCCTAACCAGCAGCTCTTGCCACGGAAGCAAATCCAAGCCAAACTGATTACACAAGTCGATAGCGTCATCCCCAAGCGTCGTAAAATAAGCTGGGAAATGCTCAATACGCGGACGCTGAACACCGATTAGACCCTCATGGCGAGTCTCAGTCTCCGGCTCCAATACCGCCGTCATAATCCCCCCAAGCTTCACGCAGCCATTCGCGCGCCTCCCTGCGCCGACGAATACGACGTGACAAATCAACATTTCGGCCACTACTGCGGCGATGGGCCTTCACCCGGCCACGCTCACACGCGCATTTCCAGCCGTAGAAACAAAACAAAGGCTCACGAAGGTGACGCCCCAACATCCGGGCCACTAAACCGCCTTCGCGGCAGCTACCCGAGCAGCGCGCTTAGCCGCCAACTCATCCCGCGACGACTTCTTATCCGACTTCGGCTTAGGCAACTCAGCCACACCCATCTTCGCCAACACCTGCGCCAACGCCGTGTACTGCATACGATGCTCCGCAATAAGCGGATTAATAGTCTCCGTGCCCTGGTGATTAATCACCGTCAACCGATCCCCGATCTTCTCCACCAAATCGTCAAGCCGATCAGCCATCCGACACGCATTCAGCAGAAGCGCCCGCGACGCCGCAGTCATCCCCCGACCATTAGCGACCCCGGCCCATAGATCCCGGCCAGACTCCCCTAGCTCCGCAGGAATCTTGTCGTCCATCAATCCCCCTTAAGTTTCAGAATCCCCCGATTCATCTCCAAGAGCCGCGAACAGCGGTTTTGTAAGTGCGACCAGCCGTTTTCCAGCACCCCCGATAACCCTCTCAGGCTCATTTCGGCCGGAGAGAGAGCGGTCGCTGGCCGTTCGAGGCGTGTGCCACACAGAAGCGCGGGTAGCCCCCCAGGGGGCCTAAGGCACGCCTTGACCTGCGGTTATGTGGTTACTTTGCCGACTTAGCGTGTTAGCTAGGTGTGGTCGTTTTGCCTAAGTGTTTCGTGTGGCTGTGCGTGGTCTGGCCTGTGTGGTTGCGTTGTTTGCCTGCGAACTGCGGTGTTATGGCTGTTGGGGGGCGCTTTGGCTACGTTGCTATCGGCCTCATACGGGGTGTGTGTAGTGGCTTAGGTGTGCGTGTGGGTTAGGGCTCTGCGCATGGGTGGATAGAGGCGTGTGTGTACATGCCCTGTACAGATGGGTTGTGTGTACATATGCGCTGGTGGCCCACTGTTTAGCGCTTAGGTATTGCCCAAGCTGTACATGCCATGTACAGTCATGCGCATACCAACCACTTACCCATTGACCACGGGAGACCAGCACTATGAATACGGCCACTAGTGTTAGGCCGAACTTGCTTGATTCGGTTTACAAGTTCACGGATGCATTTGGTGATGGCGGTTTAGCCTCTGAGATTGCGCCCACACTTAATTGCGCCGAGGTGGAAGCGCTTGCAAATCTATTCCGGGCGCTCGGTCACACCGAGATTGCCGACGTGTGGGTTTCCGAGCATCTGGGTAGTACCGGCGAAGACATTGAAGAGCATTTAGAGGATGCCGGTGATTCATCTGCCGAGCGTTGGCCCTCTACTGCCGATAAGGACTAGATAGATGAATGATTACTGGGCGGGTAAAGGCGTTGACCAAGTCGTCGCTGCCGGTGACACCGTGCGTAATACACACAGCGGTGAGACCTTCCGGGTATTACGGGTCAATCGTCATGACGCCGTCGCGATCAGCAACCAGTACGGCAATCAAGTAGCCATCCCACGCCACCAATTCGTAGAGGGTGACTTTCAGAAAGACGACGTGGCAAAAACGGAGTACCGAAATGGCTGAAATCAGACTGATGTATGACAGTGACTCAAGCGAGTACCGTACAACGGCAACGGAGGTCGCCGCGTGATCTTCACTTTTTACGCTGCCTAATCCCCTACTACATACCAAGGATGGACACAATGGCAACATGCGCCATCTGTCACGAGATGATTCAAGAATCAGACGGCACGAATTGGATCCACACGCATAGCCGTGATGAGTACTGCGGAACGGGCGACGGGGCCACCGCATACCCGACCCATACCAACCAAGACGGGGACAAATGAACGTGTACACCGAGGGCAACGCCGTAACCATTACTCACCCACAAACGGGCACTCAAATCACCGGCACTGTCATTTGGGTATCGCCTACCCATGAAACCGCGATGGTTAAGCCAGCGGGCGGTACAGGGCCTATTGCGTACGTGCCATTGACCACGGCTGACCGTGACGCAATCCTCGCCGCCCGCGCCTCCGTGACCGACGAATACGACGAGTTCGGAGACGAACGTAATTGGGATTGGGAGTACGACGCCCAAAGTGCGTAAGTACTTGCACCGGTTGTACACGGCATGTACAGTCTTAACCACACCAACCAACCAACCACTTTTCAACCCAAGTAAAGGCGACCAGCTTATGACCACCGCGACAATCACCTACGTCAAGCATTCCAAGCGCACACTGCGCACCCCATGCGAGGGATGCGGCGCAATGAACCTCTACAAGGGCCACATCGTTGCCGATGATGCTGTCAATGAGAATTGGTGCGATGACTGCGGTATGCGCGTGGGCGATGACGTTCTGTTGAACTACGACGAGACCTTGCACGAATGCTCGGGTGTGCATGTGATCACCACCGCTCAGCCACCACGCGAAACCGCGCCCGCGATCACCCAAGCAACCACAACGGCTACCGGGCAGACACCCGGTATGGATGCCAACAAGGCGCAAGCCGCTATGCAGGCGTTGCAGGATATTTTCGGTGCCCCCAAAGCTATTGACCGTGAAGAGGTTGAACGTATCGCCCGTGAGGTAGTCAATGGCGTGGTCTACCCAACCCGAGTTGTCGTGGTGCGCGATGGCGAGCGTACTGAAATTGAGGGGACTAGTCACCCGCGCCTTGGCGATGTCATCATGGCAATATCCGCTGGTGAACACGTGATGATGGTTGGCCCTGCTGGTACCGGCAAGTCAACCATTGCCGAACAAGCTGCCACATCACTAAATATGCCCTCCTACAGCATTAGCCTGTCGCCACAAACACCCGCTAGCGCACTACTCGGATATATGCAAGCTGCTGGTGAGTACGTGCGCACTCTCTTCCGTGAGGCATATGAGCACGGTGGTGTTTTCCATTTTGACGAGGTGGACAATGCGCATCCGTCAGTGTTGGCGGTGATCAATGCTGGCCTGGCCAATGGGCATATGGCGTTTCCGGATGGCATGGTTAAGCGTCACGACAGTTTTCGCACCGTCGCTAGCGCTAATACCTACGGGCGTGGCGCGAACCGGCAGTACGTTGGTCGTCAACAGTTGGATGCTGCCACCCTAGACCGTTTCAGCGTCGTCACTGTCGATATAGACGAGGCACTAGAAACCGCATTGGTTTACGCGACCGGTGTCGCAAAGGCCACTGCCGACAAGGTTCTTACCTACGTGCGCAAGTTGCGGCGCGCTGGCGAGGAAAACGGCCTGAATGTGGTGCTATCCCCTCGCGCGTCAGTCGGCATGGCACGGCTATTGCACGCCGGTTTCGATTGGGACCAGGCCGTTGACTCGCGCGTCCGTCGCGGTTTGGACGACACGACATGGGCCAAGCTTTCCCGCTAGCCAGCCAGGGGGCACGGTATCAATTTCCCCTGTGCCGTGCCCCGAACCATCATTCGAAACTATCCGAAAGATGCTCGCATGAACCTTACAGAGTCGGATACGCACGCTTGCCTTAGTTTCGGATCACTAGGCGAGTTCACGTCCTGGTCGAAGAATGCCAACGATAACGTGACTGCACGCATGCGCGACCGCGCCGAATGGCATGGAGGTATTAGCAACCTGAAAGACACTCTTGCACTTGCCGAAACCGGCATGGTGCGTGAGGGAATTGAAGCGCTTGAGCTGTCTGAAGTGGAACGCGACCGGGAAGTCGTGTCACAGCAATTTCAAACGGCTTACAACGTGTCGGGATGCGATGTAGACGTGGCACGATACCTATCCGGTGAACCTGAAAACATGATCGACTACACAATGGCCGACGTATCACGTACCGAACGTATTGCAACATTAGTTGTCGGCGTTGGTGTCGCGGGCGGCACCAGTACAGAGGCAATACGCAACCACGGCCGGAAACTAGTGGCGCTGGCCGAAGCGATCGACGCCGCAGCCATGCAATCTGAGATTTGGGTCGAGTTCACCACTGGAAAACCAGAAGAGCTGTCAGCACGTATTGCAGTACGGATTAAGGCACCGGGTGAGCCGTTCGACCCTGGCGCTGCAATGTTCGCCCTCACCCATCCTGCGTTCTATCGGGGGATGTTATTCAACGCATGCCATGCATTACCAGACAAATTTGTCTCCCGCCTGGGAATCGGTTTCAATTACGGAACTTGCGTTTATAGATATGTCCATGCGCAGGACTACCCTAAGGGGGCTATCTATATTCCCCCTATCAACTACCGGGATGATACGGCGCGCCATATCGACCGAGTGCTAACCGAGCTTGGCTTGCTCACCTAAAGCAATAGACGGGATACGACGATGCAACTCTCAACAAACGAAAACCATGCTCTAGTACGGTTTGATTCATTTCAGCAATTGATCACATGGACCGAATCAGCGCCGGATCACCGATCCCAATCTATGCGCAGAGACCCTGAATTCCATGGCGGTACCTCCAGCATGAAAGAACTACTACAAATGGCGCGTGACGGCCTGCCTCGCGACGGAATTGAAGCATTGCAACTAGCTACAGAAACGCTTCAAGATATCGAACGGGAGCTTAATCACCAAATATTCCAAGCGGACTACAACGTGTCAGGGTGCGATGTAGACGTGGCTAGGTACTTGTCAGGTGAGCCTGAGAATATGATCGATTACACGATGGCCGAAACGGCTCGGTTGTCGCGCGTGATTACGCTAGTAGTCGGTATCGGCGTGCCCGGACAGGTGAGCGCGCGCAAGATCCAAGAACACGGGCACAGTCTAATGGCCTTGTCCGAAGCAATAGACCAGACCGGATTGCAGTCGGAAATATGGGTTGACGACGTTAGCGTCAATAGTCGAGGCACGCATCACGCACTGGTGAACCATTCGGGACGTGTAGCCGTGCGGATTAAAGCCCCGGGTGAATCGTTCGATCCTGGCATGTTCATGTTTGCGTTGACGCATGCCGGAATGCTTCGCGGCCTCACATTCAATGCAATGCATGCATTCCCTGCCCCTTGGATTGGACAGCTCAATATCGGCAACGGCTACGGGTGGGCCACACGCGAATTTATAGCGACCGATGACTACCCGGATGGCGCTCTGTACATACCACCGATTCTCAATAACCGCGACGCGGGGATATCGGTTAAGGGCACCTTACGTGAACTCGGACTACTTAAGGACTAACGACCATGGCTGACGTGCAGAAGCTAGCCGCACTACTCAACTCGTACGCCGAATACCGGGCCGCATACCTGAATGTCCCGGAACCGGTCACAGCATGCGACATGGAGCGCATGAAATTCACAGACTTAGTGATGTGGGTTGAAGTCCAGTCAATCCGCAAGGCCGCGCGCCTCATCTTGGACCCGGAAGACAACGTTATCGGCCTTCCGTCATGGCACTGGGATAGGTGGCTGGCCGAAGCGCGCGAAGCGCTAAGCACCTAGCCGGCCACCGGCCTAACCCGTTCGCTTACCCCTACCCCGTCCACTCTGCACAGCTTTTAATCGCCAAGCTGGACGAAATGAAAGGTTGAAATGAAGATCACAACCAAGCACATTACTTATCGCAAGACGACGTTTAACATCTTCCGTCAATCCATCGACTACCAAGACGACATGGATACCAAGAGGGGCCGCACTCAGACCGTGCGCTCGCTCCGCATTTTCGGCGTACTCATCGCCTGGTAAAGACTAAGCGGTTTGGTTGGTGCTGGTCCGCTTTAATCGGTCACGGTCTAACACCCGTGGCCGGTTATGGCAGACAAGAAAACCTCGGAAGGAAACAACATGCAGACACCTACAGAATTTCGCGTCTGGTACACCCACCAAGTCCCCGGCAAGACATGGGAACAATCAGTGCCAGACCCGGCCACCGGACAGGCCATTCTGGACGCCATCTACTCCGTTGCCCTATTCCAGTTCGAAAACAATATGATTCCTGACTACGCCAACGCGGGCGGGGTGACATACCTAGACGAGGATGGCAACTGGTACGAATACGACCCGGAAGATTGGGCTTAAACCATGCCTACCCAGATAAGGATTGAACTACCCCTACCAATCGACATAACCGGCACCCTAATCAACATCATCGGCAAGACATGGCCCGGCACAATGATCAAGGATGACGGCACTGACTGGCGCAGCGAGCGCCGACTAGTCCTAGAAATCCCCGACGAACAGCGCCACAAGTCCCCCAAGAAAGCCAAGAAATACGAAGAGGTTAAGCAACACCTCCACGCGGAGGCCGACGCGCTCATAACCGAGCTAGGCCCCAACGGTGCAGGCTTTGGCATACCCGAATACCTGACCGACATCCTCGTAGGCATGGCGAAGATCTGGTTTACCCAAGAGCCCGACGCTAAGAACTACATCGAAACCACGGTGCGTGACCCAGAAACTCGCCACCGCTACGTGTTCTATGTCGCAAAGTCGGAGGGTCAGACACCACACGCGTTACGCACGCAGGCCAAGTCCGAGCTAGAGACCGTTAAAGCCGAGCGTGACCAGTACAAGCGCGAGCTAGACGCCGTGCCATGGGAGTACGTGCCGAAGGACATCTACGACCGCGCACTAAACGACAACACCTAAGCGAGGGCGATCATGCTTAGCGCGCTAGCCAGGTACCGTAACCGCATGGCACGACCCGTCAACCTACGCGACCTAGCCAGGACGCAAGACCAAATCAAGTCCGACATCCTCGCCTTCTACGATGAGATACGACACGCACACGAGCGAGGATATTCATATAACGACATCCTCGAATTTGTTGATATGCCACGCGGCACCCTTCAAAGCATTCTTAATGGACGCAACCCACGATTCAGCGTCACACCACAAATAAATATCTGAAAACCCTTGCAAAATTATGTACACGCGATGTACACTCGAAAAGTCGCCAAAACAGACGAACCACTGACCACGGTATAAAACGTCACAGTGACACCAACCAACCGCAGGAGAACCCGAAATGAGCACAACCACAGATGAAATCCGGCAGCGCTGCCTAGAACGGCTCAACCTCCCCGAAAATTTCACCGACAATGACCTAGCCTACGAACTCGACAGGCTCAAGGAAATTGAAGAAGCGGCCACAACCCTACTGTCCGCAATGGCAGCCGGTAACGATGACCAAGACACAACAAACTTTCTTCAACTCATGCTCAACCTGAGCATCGCACTCAATACCGACGACGTAACCGGCTGACCAACCAACCACACACTGCACAGCTTATTAATCCCAAGGCGACCAAATGCTATTACTCGTAACAGTCCTATTCGGATTCATGGCACTAGTTGTCGGAATCGGCGCATCACACAAACTTGAAGCGCAACGGGAAGCACACAAGCAACAACTCAGAAAAACCAAAGCCAAAGCCAAACGCATCGTCTCCGAATACGCCGACGAAATACTGAACCAAGGCTTTGAAGAGGGCTACAGACACGCAGAAGCCACACTCATGTCTAAGCCGCGCGGAAAGAAGCAGAAAGCCCATGCGTAACAGCATCAAGGACATACCTAGCGAGGCCATCCGCAAGCTATTGCAAGGCGAGAAACAAACCCTCACCAAAGTGAAGGCTCGACTAGTCCGCGAACTAGCGGAACGTCAAGAAGAACTAGACGCCGTAAACCGGCGCTTAAACGAAATTGAACAGGGAGAACAGATCCTAGCTGGACGTTAGTTGTCCGGTTAAGCAGAGAACCGACCCAACCGGGGGGTTCGCTGAATAAGCAATATAGGTCTGGGCTTCCGCTTAACCGGACTACCCAAGAGTAACCCACTGAAAGGGGGAACCATGTCAGAACTCGTACCGCGTCGCCTCTACCCATGCAACCAGTGCCCATGGCGGCGAGACACACCACCTGGCATGTTCCCCACCGAACGATACGAAGCCCTCCGAAAGACATCCGGCACAGCCGGTGACGAAGCACCACTAGACGCGCCCATGTTCGCCTGCCACAAGACCACAGAAGGCCGCGAACAGGCATGTGCTGGCTGGCTAGCCACAGCGGGAGTCGAGCACATCGGTGTCAGGTACGCGGTAGTCACCGGACGCATCCCAGGATCAGCCCTACAGCCAGGCGACGACTGGCCCGACCTATTCGACAGCTACGCCGAGATGGCGGCGACACAAGCCTTAAAGGAGCCCACGTTATGAAGCATCTCACCCTGGCCGGCCTAATCGCCTTAGCCGTCCTGGCCGCGCCCACCGCCACCGCGGAACCGCCATGCGCAGCATTCAATGTCTGCCAATACCAGCCCAGCTACAACGGGCCGCTACAACCGACCTGGAACACGCCAGGCACCTACGGGGGTTGGACAACCAACCAGGTTCTATGCGACCCAGTGACATACCAGTGCCACCAGGTCGTCGCCGGGAACTAGGCCCGCACTCTGCACAGCTTTTAATCGCCAAGCTGGACCAAACAACCATGCATCTTGCAGCCCAAGCCCGCATGAGCCATCATCGCACACATGTTCGATCCACTCTTCCGGGCTTTCGAACACTGGAACAGCTTGCCCAGCCACCCCACACTCACCCGACAGTTCAGGACCGTCTACGTAAACATGCTCCTAGCGCTACCCGGATGCGTAGACGGAGCGAAGACCGGCATCCACCGTGACATCAAAACCCATGGCCTAATCGTTAACCGCTGGATGAAGGGCACCCAGCTAGCCTGGATACGAACCACGTCAAACCGCTGGCTCGGAATCGTTGAAGTACCCACTACCAGCGGAAACGGCTGGTCGGAAATCACAATGAGGCTATGGCTGCCGCCGACAACATTCCAGGCAACCAAGCCGCCAGATGTGTACCTGTGATGCTCCCCCGGCTGGATTCGAACCAACAACCGACGCCTTAACAGGGCGCAGCTCTACCAATTGAGCTACGGAGGAATGAAGTAGTGAAGATGCTCGGCAGGACCAAAAGGCCACAAACCTGTCAATACGGTGCCCGATGCTGCACCCAATGGCACACTCCACATAAGCGGAAGCAGGCTCGCACTCGGAGCGCTAAGCGCCGTGAGCGACGTGCATGGAAACGTGAGGTCTGACTATGGACAATCTCGACCATGCGCAAGACAAACTGAGGCGGATTGGCGAACTCGTAGGCCGTGAGCCCACAACGTCACTGGCCAACCGAATCCGTCTAATTCTTGACGAGCCGCCCCCCGGAATCGAACCGGACTAACCAACTTTGCAGGCTGGCACCTAACCAATCGGACACAACGGCAGAAACATGAAACTAAACAAACACGTATGCGCCAACTGCGGACGCCAAGGCCAACGCGGCTACACATACACCATCAAAGGCGTCTACATCTGCAACAATAAAAATGCCTGCCTATCACGCAAGCGGAAAGCAGAGGACCCGACCCCCAGCCCCAAAAGGGACACCTAGTTTTCAAGACTAGTCGGCACTCCAACGGCCTGCTTTACTTTCCAAAATGAATATCGTGCGCTTATTAAGTACCCCGTGTAGGGCTCGAACCTACGACCTACTGATTAAAAGTCAGCAGCTCTACCAACTGAGCTAACGGGGCCAAACGTCGCCCACCTTACCATGTCCCCCGCCAGGGAATCGAACCCCGGACCTGCTGGTTAAGAGCCAGCAGCTCTACCACTGAGCTAGCGAGGGCTGTACGCTGCCTGCATGAATATGGATCATCACGACCTCACGGCCCATGCGGTTTCGCGGGCAACCGACGCCAAAGACATACTCACCATCACAAATCCACAAACAACCGAAGAGCGCTGTCTACACGCAATAGCCAACGCCCTAACATCGATCGCATGCTCTATGGCTGCGGCACAAGTTACGCAATTAACGTAACGGAGTGTGGTAGGCGAGATTTGAACTCGCGTCACCTGCTTGGAAGGCAGGGGTACTAGGCCCCTATACGACTACCACAATCAACTATCCAACATATTCACGCGCCGACTAACGGCATGCGCTGCCGCCGCATGAGCATACTCAAGACTACGCGCAATATCCGCAAACAAATCGGAAACAATACGCAGAACCCCAGGCGTGAGTTCACCATCCGCCCACGAAACTAGATGACGAAGCGGCGAATCTGAACTAATCCTACCGAACTCGCAGTCCTCGACTATCTCAAAGAACTTGTTGCGGATGTCCATGTCCCCGGCACGCGCCTTATCCTCCGGCATACTTCTTCTCATATTTTCGTGAAGGCGCAACCGCTGCTCAAGGGAATGCAGTTTCTCGGCGCTCTCACGCAGATATTCGGGGTACCAAATCACAGGAATAGCCATGAGACTCATGATAGCTGGTTGCATCACGGACGGGGGTCGAACCCGCAATCTCTAGGTTGAGAGCCTAGCGAGATACCAATTACTCCACCGCGACATATAAAAGCACCTACGCAAGGATTCGAACCTCAATTACCGGAACCAGACTCCGGTGTCATGCCAAATTAGACCACATAGGTTTGGTGGCGATAGCCGGGAATCGAACCCAAGTATTCCGGGCCACAACCGGACGCTCTACCACTGAGCTACTACGCGTAGTTCCGGTGCGACTCGAACGCACACTAAACCGGGTCTAAGCCGGAATCCTCTGCCAGTTGGGATACGGAACCAGAGCCGGATATACCGCCGACAATCGGTGATCAGGCATCCGGGTCTACCCGCTCCTCGCGGAACCGTGGCCTATTGCAACCCGGACAGGAATCGAACCTGCAACGACCCGCTTTGGAGACGGGCGCTCTACCAATTGAGCTACCGAGCTATACGAGCAACCCCGGCGTGCCGTAGCCAACCACCGAGGCCAGACAGATCGTGGGGCCGCAGCCACAGAACCCGTACCTTGCTCACGCCGACATGACAGGAATCGAACCTGTGCGCTCCGGGGCTTCACTCCGGTGCTCTACCAACTGAGCTACATGCCGAATCAGGCCGACAGGCCCAAGCCGCTGAACTGCACAAACCAAACCCACATGAACCTAAGACGGGTCGCGGTAAGGTTCTTACAAGCCAACGGGGACAACAATTCCCAGCGGCGTAACCGGCCAAAAGGCCGGGGTCAAACAACTCCATAGAGTAAGGAACACAACCCTCAATGAACACCAAAATTCGGATCTTCGCCGTGGTGCTACAAGCCTGCAATTTCGTAGCCCAAATCGTGCGAATTTTCATTGAGCTGAACTAGGGGAAGTCGTTCACCCCACGGTGGGCCAGCCTAAGAACTGGCCCACCAACCTAACGTACGCAGGGAGGGAATCGAACCCCCGTAGCCGAAGCGCCAGATTTACAGTCTGGAGGGCCTTGCCCAACAAGCCCAACCTGCGCGCGGTCTGACTACAGGGATTTGAACCCCGAACCCCTGGCACCCAAAGCCAGCGCTCTACCAAATTGAGCTACAGTCAGTCATCTCGCAACCTTTCCGCAGGTCGCGAACGTCAAGAGCCGCAAACCGGCCCCAAGTTTTCTGATTCCGGTTTACGTGCTGGTCATCATGGTCTACGTTGTTCCCCATGTCTCGTGACAAGACCTCTCGCAACCAGTACAAGACGTACTGGTGCCGGAATCTGCAACGCCTTCCAGGTGGGCCGGAGGCTAAACGCCCCATCTCACGCGCCGCCACAAGAGTCCTGGCCGCTTTCTCTATCGCCGCTATCGCGGTAGCGGGTGCGAAGGTTGCCAGCGACAACACGATGCCGGGTAGCGGATTCTCCACGATTGCGACTGTGGCGGCAGAACCCACGGGGCCAACGGGAGGCCCTGGTGGCGGGCCTGGCGGAATGAACGGCTCCCAATTTCAGCCACCGCAAATGCCTAGCTCAATGCCTGACTACCAAGGCGGGATCAATCAACCACCCCTAGATCAGAACTCCGGTATCTCAATCTACAACACGGGATCGCCTGGTGCACAACAGGTTCCAGGCCAGCAAGGCGGTCAGCAGCCTCAACAAGCACAACAGCCAGCGCACGGCACACAAATCCCGGACTACCAAACCAACCCCGGATACACCCAAGGCCCCGGCAAGCCAAACCCGGACTACCAAGCGCCGCAACAACAGTCGCCGCAGCAGGGCCAACAACCCCAGCAGCAGCCGAGTCAAGCCCCCACGCAGACTCAGCAGCCCGAGCAGCCGCAGAACAAGCAAGACGACACCACCCGGCAGATGGACCAGCGTCAGCAGAAGTGCCAAGCGGCTTTAACCAAGCTTGGATACACGGCAGCCGCTACCGCACCGTCAGTGATCGGCGGTGGTGGCCGTACACCGATCTGGTTTGATCCACGGCTTGACCCCATTCCTGCCCCCGATCCTGGTGGTTGCACCTCAGGTTGCGACGAGCCGCAGACTAGCCAGTCCGACTCCCAGCGTCTCGACGATATCGAGAAACGACTGCAAGAAAATGAGAAACGCACCGACGACTTGCAAAAGGACAACGATAAGATCAAGGACGAAAACCGCAAACTGAATTGCCAAGCAACCAAGGACTTCTCGAAGTGCCCAGACCTGCGCCGCAAGCCAGTCAAACCCAAGGACCAACAGTGCGAGGGGACTATCAGTAACCCCACGCCACTATGCAAGTTGAATCCCTATGACACCAAGTACTGCACCGCCGGTGAGGTACTTTCCAAGCAGTACGATATCGCCAAGGCGGTCCTTGGCACCGTGGGAAGTATCTTCTCGGGGCCAGGGGCGTTCAAAGATGTGTCAAAAGCAGTCGATGAGTTCACCAAGCAATGCCAACAAGGGGCACCATAATGTCAGCAGAAAGCGTCCAGACAGTCTTATTTGTCGCGATACCTCTGGGTGCTGTCGCAGCGGTGCTCGCGCTCATTGTCGCCCTGATCGTGTTCATGTCCCGTCGCGCGAAGCGCCGCAACCAGCAGCCTCAACCGCTGGACGATGACCCGACAACCGAAGTGCAGACAAACCGACATGCAGAGTAAGTTAATCGCCTGTTGCATAACAGTATTCGCTGCCACGGCATGCGGTACTTCACAGCCAGGAGCAGACGTAAGCACGGCCCCCAATTTCGACCAGATAACCGGCCAATACCCGGAGCAACCAGCCGGCATTCCTGGCGAAGCCATCGCGCCCATCGGATCATGCGTAAGCCTTGAAGGGCCAAGGGAGAAACCGTCGCTGAAAGTGGTTGACTGCGGCTCACCGGCTAACGGCTACAAAGTGATACAGCGAGTTTCCATGCCCGACCAGTGTGTCAAAGACGCCGAGCAGCGGTTCTACCTTGACACTCCCGATGGTGGATTCGCGGCATGCCTGGACTACGCGTGGAGCACAAAAGACTGCCTCAGCATCGGCAAGGTGTCCGTTGTCCGCGCCGCGTGCAACGACAACACAGCGCCCCGGCGTGAGAAGCCGATCAGCATCGTCTACGACACCCAAACAGCGGGTGTGTGCCCAACAGGCGGATTCGCCCACCCGATACGCCGGTTCACCATCTGCACTGAACCTCAGCACTAACGTCGCATCGGCAGGGATTGAACCTGCGGCCTCCGACTTATCAGGTCGGCGCGCTAACCAACTGCGCCACAATGCGATTACTGCCTACCCCACACGCTTCACCGCTCAAGACGGGAGAGGCGACACGTGGGGACTACGTTGCGCAGGCGGGATTCGAACCCGCGACCTCACAGCTTATGAGACTGGCGAGCTGGCCAAACTGCTCTACCGCGCAATAGATCATCTATCCAGGAAGACGATCAAAACCCAAGACGGCTAGGACCAAAACGCCGCGCTATCGAACTTCTGCCCACCTGAACGCAGGGCCGACCGCAACGAGGCCCTTAAGGCAACCGCCCCCGCGCCTTTTCTCGGTCTGGTCGCCCAGCCGAAGAACATAACTATCCCGGCCAAGATAAATTCCGCGAACGCGCCGTAAAAGAAATAGTCCATTCCACGATTCGGTTTCGGATAAGCGATTTGTACTTGAGGGATTATGGCTAAAGAGATCAGGAGGAAGCCGAACAGCCCTATCGTCAAACCAACGATTTTTGCGAAATCACCCGGCACCCGCCCCAGCCTGAAACAGGCATACAGCAATGCGAAAGCGATTACCGCCATTATCACCGTCTGGTAGTAAATATGCAGTGCGGAAGAAATCAACTGCATCGCAGGCAGATGCTTAAGTTGGTCCAACTCATCCGGAGTAGGTGGGTGGGCGGACTGATAGGTCCACAGAAGGGTGCCGGTGGCCATTGCCAGGGCCAGTAACGACGCGCACTCGACTAGCTTGCTGATGAAGATGGCAATCTTGCGTTCCGACAACCCAATCACCTTGGACAACAACATCATCGAACTCTGTCCGATACTCAGCATCGCTAGCATCGCGGACATCAACGCCCACACTGGATCGTCCATGCCGAAACAATACGATCCCCTGAGCTGCCTGCGTGGATCGAACACGCGACCTGTCGCTTACGAGGCGACCGCTCTAACCAACTGAGCTAAGGCAGCAATACGTAGTTCGGGTGGGAGTCGAACCCACAGACACCACATTTTGAGTGTGACGGCTTTGCCAATTTGCCTACCGAACCCCAACTGGCCTAACCCGCATGCGGCGCAACCGGCAGCAAGCACAAAGCCCGCTTCAAATGAGACAAGGAATTCAACAACCCGCCATCACCATCTACATAAGCCCGCGCATAGTCCGACATCTCATCCGGATACCCGCCAGCCTGATACAAGTAGCCGGTAACCCGAAGAATCTCCTCAACCTGCTCAACAGTAGGAAGACCATCCCAAACCTTGCTACCGCGCCCAGTAGCCACCGGGCCACCATCTGAACCCCAACCACCATGAGACCCAATCACCGCAGCACCCCCAAATGCGGGCGCTCAGACGCCGGAGGTCGGCCAAACGGATAGCGCATCGTCATTCCCATCTCCAACTTGTAGTCCTCACACTCATCACAGACACAACCCGGCGCATACGACCAACTAGGCGCACTCGCCATGAAACAACTCCCCCGCACGTTCACGAACGACGTCGCCTAAGCGAATCAAGTCATCACAAACATCACATCTGCACTCAACATCAGACTTGTACTCATCAAGCACTCTTGTCGCCCTCGTCGTCCTCATCTGTAAGCGACGCAATAACAGCCATCACCTTTGGAGCCAGACCAAACGCCTGCACCCACTCAATAAGGTCCGCACGCTCTGAATCCTCAAGCTCAGAACCGCCCTGGCCTTGCGACAAATCAATAGTGCGCAGATCGCCGTCACCATCAATGTATTTAATGACCCGCAGTTCAGAGACCAGAATGTTGGACTCGTCCAAGTTGTATTCAGACATGTTTAGTTATAACAACCAATCCCGAGAAACCTTGTTCCTCGCTTTACTAGTAGGCGGTCGATTACCGCGACGCCTATTGCAATCCAAATGCGCAGGCTTGCCGTTCGAGTCCGAAGTCAACAACGGAGAATCCGGAGGCAGATCACTAACCGGCGTGACGTGATCAAGCGACCCCGACCACGGATTAGCTTTCCTGCTGTGCCCCTCGCACTCCGGGCCACACGTCAACGGAATCTCGTGCGCGTTCTCCCACGTATAACCATCTGTCCGTACGAACTGGCAGATCGGTTTCAGGTTCGGATCAATCGGTGACTTGCATAGATGGCAGATTCCCGACTTGCTAAGTACCCTGCGCCGCATCCGCAGATACTCACGCTCGGTACGGCCAGCATTCTTCGTCGTCTTCTTCCGCAAGTTCCCCGGCATCTAACCCCCACTCCGCTATGGCCTCCCCATGCCTGCCCTTCCCTGATTTACGCTCCCGGTACCGGTTACGGTGCGGAACAGCAGCATTGGACCTACGAAGCTCCAGACGGGCGCGATAGGCCCTCACCCTGGCTCACACGCGCCATCGTGGCCACACAGACCCCAACAAGGCCCACGGTGGCATTCATGCGGATCTAGGCGCGCCAGACGGCACGCTCGCGGCAACTCCGGATACTCGCCCACGACAGCCTCCAAAGCCAGTTCGTCGGCATGCTCATACAACTCATCACCAGTCATCAAGCGCCACCTGTCAAATGAATCGTGTGAATCATCGTCTCGGGAAAGTGCCTAGCCTGCATACGTTCTGCCTGCTTAAGCGTCAGATAGATACGCGGATAGGCTGCCGTAGACGAACCACCGCCGATGTTGTAGACCGCCTTACCTGTAGCAAGCGGGTCATACAACATGTAGATCGTTGCCACTACGACACCGCAGCGCGGACGACCGCACATACAGCCACCGCAACCACAATCGCTACAAACAAAGTCATTTGATCGCCTCCAACAGCTTGCAAGCTGCGAACTCGTGCGCATGCTGACCAGCCTCACCGGCCCGCTTCACAAGACGCATCATCTTGTCCTCCGGCAGAGCCACAAGGATCTGCCTATCCGGCGGCGGCTTAGGCTTCGTCGTCATAGTCGTAGTCCTCCCAAGCCAGCAACTCACGCTCAGACCCCTCCAAAACGCCCGTAACCGAGTCGTACGCAAGGAATCCCACAACATTCGGATCAACACCCGCAGCCAACAAGGTCGCGGCCACAGCCGAAGTCAGCTCAACCAAACGGCTCTTAATTGGACCGCTCACAACACATCCCGATCAAGCCAATGCCACTGCGTCTGATGCGGAAGCGCACACATATTCAGTGCGTCCCGAATCTCCCGCGAAACATCACCCACAGTCGCCGCATCAACCAACACTCGACCAAACCCACAGCCCTTCGGAGCCTTAAATTCCCGCGTCGAAATACTCAGCCATTCACAAGGATTCAAACCAAGGGCTTCCCCGACCTCGACACATGCCGGGTGAGTGCCCGCCAGGATCGCGCCCTTAATCAGGCTCGACCGCCCATGGCTTGATGGTCGGTCGAGCCATGGGCGCGTAGGACGCTTCCATGAGTACGGATGAGGGTTGGTCCAAGTCTCGATCACACCACCATCAATCACACCGGCCTCAACTCGCTAGAACGCTGCGCACGCTTGCCCCGCGACGTAGCCCGACAACTCTTGCTCTTACAGCGGTACATCTGATACAGGAAACCGCTTGTCGCGTAAAACTTTACGCCATCGCGTTTCAAGTCAGTGCCATTGCACTTAACGCAATGCAGCAGCTCATCGTCGTTGTCCTCATACAGAGACAGATTCAGCTTTGACCAGGGCAACCAGCGTTCCATAAGCCGGCCCGTAAGAACCGTGTCATGCTCGCAGTACTCGCGCATGACCTTCTGGGCTGCCCGACGCTCCGCACGCGTCCCGTACCGAATGTCATGCCACAAATCGGTTCCACCGTGCGGAACCTTCCGGTCGCCCAAGTAGATTCGTGATGACCAATCTAGTTTCAGGGACAACAAGCCCTGCTTGAACTTCTGCTTAGTCAGTTTCACAAGGTCGAAACTCTTGTAAGGCGTTGGCGGGCCTAGTTTTAGGCGCTCGAACTCAGCGTTAAACCATTGCAGGTCGAAACGATCACCGTTGTAGGTGACCACGATGTCAGCCTCATTCAGCAGCTCCCAAGCCGCACGAATCATCCGGTCGTACGCATCGCCGTCAGCATCATCCCAAGCCGCATGAAAGATCACCTTGTCAGAGCCCCGCCACTGCGCGGCGAAACACAATATGCGAGAAGGCTTTACAACCCTATCGATGTGAATAAAAGGCTTGTAGAGGCTGAACGTTTCAACGATAGCGCGTTGCGTCTCGATATCAACGGTCAGGATCTTTGCGGCCACTAAACGCCCCCAACGTAGGCCGGGGCATGCACCCCATCCCCAGATCCGAGACCTATCCCCAGATGAAAAGTTCCAGCCGCCTTGACAACCTTGTCAGCTTCGGCGCGTAAACGGTCAATCTCAAAGTCAATAAAGATCTTAGCTTTCTCTAAATCTTCAATCCTCGCGTCAACCGTCACGCCTTTGTTCTTGCCGTCCATGCGGGTACTGCGCGCCACGTACTGCACGGCCTGCGCACCACAACCGGTCAGCTTCCCTGATACTGCGATCAACTGAACGTCGCCAAACTGGTAGTACTTAGGCGATGTCGCGTCTGACATTCAAGAATCCCCCCACCCTGCGCAACACATCGCAGAACCGAGTGATCGGGTCCACGGAACGCGGCAAGGCATTAATTAGGTGCAGAGCCAACATGATTGGCACCACACGAGCGATTACAGGACGGCTTACTAGGTAGCGGTCCCATCCCTCGCTTAGAAGTTCGTTAACGGGAGCGGCAATCTCGTAGGCGATGATCACACCCAGCAAGGCCGACCATGCGATGTCCGCTGGCCTCATCCCCCACCCCCTTTTGGAAACGCAGGCAGCGGCCAAGCTGTCCCAATCATCACTTGGCCGTGCCCACGCGGTGCAGCCAGAACCGGCAAGCGGGCGCACCAAACCCTCTATGGCCTTCGTAAACGTGCCCACGCAAGGTCTTGCCGAACCTCACGCAGTTCATCCTCAAGCGCTTGAATCCTCCGCGCCGCCTCAACATCTCCCGGAAAGAGGTCTGACAGGGCTTCGACAACTTGATTCGCGGTGTCGGCGTACCCGTTCGAATACCGAACCCTCGACAGCGCCCATTCGACCCTGCGCGCAAGCCTGTCCTGGCTCGTCACAGAACCTCCGGCAGCTCAACCACCGGGTCTATTCCCGCGCGACAAGCCCTGCAAATTCGGTTACCCGACCCCCACACCTCGGTATTCTCCGGCGTGTATTCGTGATTCCTACGGCACGTGTCATACCGCGCAGGCTCATCATCCGACTCGACATGCCAACACAGATTCTCGGCACGGTTATCGGAGACGTCACCGTTTTTCCACTTAGGTGTAGCACCTTCAGGACGGGGGCCAACAAACGCGTTCAACACCAAAAGGTGAACATCACGCGGACGCCCTTTGATCTTTACGCGTCTCCGGCCCCGCTCATCCGTCCATTGAGAAAGAGTTTTTCGCTGACTTATTACTTCCGCTTGGTCGCTGACCTTATAGCCAGTCTCACCAACAATTTCAGCCCACAATTAGATACACTTCTCCCAACAGAATTATTGTAGCAACAAACCAGGTTCCCTTTACCGAGTTGCCATCGCCGCCAGAATATCCCCCACTTTGTAGCGTTTTCGCGCCCCGACTTTCTTGCCCGAATACAGGCCGTCGCGCTCCCAGTTATAGATATCCCACACGGTGACCGGGTGGCGGTCTGCAATGGATTTAGCCGACGCCCATTCATTGACATCAACAATCTCGTTATTGCAGACCCACCCTTGCCCCCATGCGCGCATCCGGTCATCTACTAACTCGCACGCCGCAGCATCGACAAGTGCCAGGGTTTCCCGGTAGGTGTCGATGATGCGCACGAGCCTCGCTACGCGGGTGTCTTTAGGCCACGGCCAGAGGCCAGCCACTATGCGGCAGCCTCCAAGTCCTCTTCGCCCTTGTCGAGCATCTTGGTTTCATGCTCAAAGAAGATCGGAGACTTAGCCTTAAAGATGCGCGGCACCTGGCCCTCCACGCGTACACAAATGCCCTCATCAACCGAAAGCGGATTGGAAAGCGGTAGCGCGCCGCTGAACTTATCCGCCAGATTCTTATCAAGATAAGCGTCTACGTAAGCCTCAGTAATCCTCGGCTCATCCTCGGCCGAAACGTACTCGTCGAACTTATGGATGACCGGAACCGTTTTAACACCGATCGCCGCGCAGAACTGCTCCACGCCCTCCCAAGACAGGTCAGCGATAACGCCCTGCCCATTCACCGTAGCTACCCGGTACACGTACAGAGCGCAGTCACCAGGACGCAAGTTGTAGGTGTAGCCCTTCTGGATCGGCTTCTCTTCACTCTCCCAGCCGATCAGCTCGCCATACACGATGAAGTTCTCCGGGATCAGACCCTCAAGCCACTTAGCGCAGGCTGCCCAGATGTCCGAGTCGTAGTAGTGATTGTTCTCAGAACGGCCCTTAATCACCCTCCGGGAGCCCGCCACATCCTCATACGCAGTATCCGAGGTAGCGATTCGCAGCCACTTATTAACCACAACCCGCTCAATCCAACCCTTATCGCGGGCGGCAGGAACCCGGCCAATACGGATGCTCGTGCCGTGCAACTTCTGAGTCACCACAACCCGTTTAGGCTCCCGGAACACATGCCAGTTCCTAAACAGATGCTCGGTATCCAAATGCATGGGGAATAGCTTCTGATCGACCCGTTGACGGATCTTCGGCTGCCCCGACGCGGACTGTGCCCGCTTGCCCGGAACCACATACTTACGGCAAATCTCATGACCGTTCAGCGTGTCGAACGTGTCTCCCACCTCAAGCTGAGAAACGTCAATGCCCGTGTAGGCCAGCGACTCAAGCGGCATGAGTAGCGCACTAGAGTTGTTCTTACGCAGCCGGATTGCCCTAACGCGGCGGTTAGCCTCCAAGTAGCCGGTCTCGCCGGCATCATCGTTAAGCGTCGCCTCCCTGTGCAGGTTGTTCAGGCGGGCGTACTCCTCGGACAGCTGGGTTTCCGCGACGAACAATACGCGCAGGTCTCCGGCCTTGATGCCCTCCCTTTGCGTGAGCACCTGGTACCCGAACATTGGGATTGCAACCAGGTTGTCCAGGCCCAGAACCCTTAGAGGCTCTGGTACCCGGACGACAACCGCCGCGTAATTCACATTCTTAGGTGTTTCAAACTTCACTATTTACCCTCCCGCAAAACACTAAATTCAGGACTCAGCAGCCGGGTCAAATGCAAAGAAGACATAAGCTCCCCGTCCCACACGTCAACCGCTAGCCAGCTGTTGTACTTTTGCACCCGGATTGCAGTTACATGCTTATCCGCGATAACAGTCCCAACCGGAAATTGATTTAGTCTGTCTTCAATGTCCATCCGGTTTAGAAAGGTGCTTCGTCCTTAGAAGGCTTAGCGTTGCCCCACGGGTCATCATCCTCACGCTTCCGACGAGCCAAAGCCGCAGGACCAACAAACTCCGCCTCGATCTCGTAAGAACTGCGCTTCTCGCCGTCGCGGTTCTCGTAAGGCTTCTGCTTAAGCTTGCCCCAGACCCCAACTGTGTCGCCCTTACGCAGCTGCTCGGCCGCGCCCTCCGCATACGCACGCCAGGCGTTGACCCGCAGGAACACGGTGTCTTCATCCACCCACTCGCCGGACTGCTTGTCGTACCGACGAGGAGTTGACGCGACCGTGAAGTTAGCGACGTGGACGCCGGAGGGCAGCTCCCGTAGCTCCGGGTCAGCGGTCAGGTTTCCGACAATGAAAGTGTATGTATCAGGCATGAATTACCTCCCTTTCTGTAGCAAGGATTTCGTTTATTGTTGAAGCGTCCGGTAGCGGTATTCCGGCCTTACGCGCAACAAATGGCAAGTCAGACGGCGGCACGAGCGTCTTATACGAAGACCTCTTTTTGCCGTCAATGTTTCGAGTCTTAGTAATCACCTTAAAATGATGAGCATATCGCTGGTACGGCGTATTATGCATATCCCCGCCTTCAATGAGCACATCATTTTGTCTCAATAATTTGAATAGCGTGTTTTGGCCTATGTTTCCAAGAATCTTCGCGACCGTACCTATTGAGTACGCGCCATCAGCATTTGCAAATTGATCCCATGCCGCGACCTTAGGTGCGTCGATCACGACCTTAGCTTCAAGCTCAATATTTCGGGCTTCCGATGCGACAGCCTTAGCGCGCTCAGACCTTGCGAGGCTTAATAGCTCGGCGAACTTCTCAAGCATGGTGTCCGGATTGGACAACTCGGCTTCTGCACGCGAACCCGGCTCGATGTATGCTCCACCCGATTTACGAATAGTTGGTAGCACTTCGGCAGTAATCCAACGCCGGAATCTCCGAGCTTCCGGCTTCCGGCTATCCAAAATCAAGTCATAAAGACCAGACTCATTAACCATGTACATGTTGCGCCTCTGCGCCCCAGAGCTGACTGCACTACTAGTAAAGTCAGCCTCATCGACCCTGCTCAGGGCCTTGGACACATTACCGAGCCCCAGGATGTCCAACACGTCTCGCGCTATCCACCACGGCTCACCGTCAATGGTCACCACCCGTACGTCACGGCCATCAAATACGAACGTGCTTAGATCACTCATATCAACCCCGCCTCTCTGTGAATCTCTGCCGAAATGGCTTCAACCTGTTCTGTGCTATAGCCCAATCCGCGCAAAGCCTCAGCGCGAGAAATAGCTCCAATCTCAAAGAGCTCCAAAATTTCATTCTTTGAAAACGCCCGTCTAGCGTTCAGACTCATTTTTCCTTAGCCTTTAGGAGGCAATACGCCTCGTAGTCACTCTGTGTCAAAGTGGTTGCGCAATCCGCATTCGTGCACATAACGACACCCGAACCGACCCACGCACCCAACGTCGGTAAATCACACTCAGGACAAGGAGCCCGACGCCGCTCCCAAACCTTGCCCAACCCCACAATCCCGTCAGCCTGCGAATGCAACCCACGAACACGCAACGCAAATGACACACCGTCGATAGACCCATTCCAAGTAACGATGTCCCGAATACGCGCCTCGGGCCGAAGAGACAGAACCGACAGCGCGCTATCGATAGCGTTAATTAGGTCCACGACACGGACGTTCAGCGGTGACGACGGTTCCGAACTTCCGCCTACCCGCTCACCACCAGCGCTAGAGCCCTTAGCCTTAAATGACTCCAATGCGCGGCGATACTCCGGCAGCTCAGACCAGCATTTCTCAATGTCGTCAATGCAGCGGGGGCACAGCCCAGGCCGCACGACCACCGCTGGCCCCGTCGAGGTACGGGCTACGCAGTACTTCCCGGACCGGCAATGGTTATCCATCCTGCACCTTCTTCTTGCGTTCCCGATAGGCGCTCTTGGCAGCCAATCTGCATGCGCGGCAACGGAATGTGCCAGGTGCATGCGGGACAGCTTCGGCGTTATCTCCGCTTACCTCGTGTAGCCGCTTGCGACACAACCGCGCCGCCGACTTGTCGCGTAGTTCGGTTCGATCCCATTCGTCTAGGCCGCCCCAAACGCCGTAAACCTTTTCCCCCGTGCGGTTTTCCCAAGCAAGGGCATAGTCAAGACACTCCTTAACTACCGGACATTCCTGGCAGATCGCCTTGGCAGCTTCGGTAGCGACGGTTCCCCGCGTCTTAGGAAAGAACGCGCCGTCATCGTCAACGCCCTTGCATGCCGCTCCCGGTAGATGAGGTATGTCCTCTATCCCGAATGTTGGGGTGTGCTTGCGCTGGTTGATATTGATTCCGGATAGAACTGGTTCGTTGTTTCCGTTTAGCGTTCCAAGGTCGCTTCTAAGCGGGCCTGCCCTCACGCGGCCTCATTCGACATTCTCACTCACCTTAATTTCGATACGCGAATTCTTTGGTTGCGTTTGATCAATAGATAGACTTAATTTGGTTACCCATTTCGAATCGTCGCCAGGCCAAACACCGGCCTCGACCATGCCGTCCAATGCTGCTTTGGCGAATGGCCCGAGTGAGTCAACGTCTCGTCGTCTTTTGTCTGGAACAAACCAGGTGATTGCGACTTGCGACGGGCCTAGATTCTTTATTCCGGCTTGCCGGGTGAGCCAAGCAACGGCCTCCCCGACCTGTTGCTTGGCTTTCCGGACTTGCGGCCACGTCCACCTACGCTGATCGTTGGAGAGCATTGGTGGGCGTGTCATGGGCACCGTTATTTGGTGCTCCACCAACTATCCCTTAAAGCCGGGCCAGTCCGGGTGCAGCAGCACCAGCTCTGTCCTTAGCTTTTCGCCCTGCCTCAGATAGATGGTGTTGTCTTCGCGGACAGCCGCTATGTCTGCGCCCTCAAGGACGATTGTGTGGGTAGCGGTGTTGTACTTAAAGACGACGTGTGTGTCGGGGAGGCTGATCTGCATACCCTCTGGAGTGATCGCCACACCGCCGTTCCCGGTAATTACAATGCTGCCCATTACCAGTAGTCTCCGACCGTCTTTCGCCCGCCGCTAGAGTCCACCATTGCGTCTAGCGTGACGCTGCCGCCACCGCCGACATTCCAGTGATCGGACTGGCCTAGCGTCTCCCCTATGCCGGTCATTGCGTCGCCAGGAATGTCGGTACCGACACGCTCAGCGGAAACCAAGTCGTAGTGCGTATAGCCGTCCTCTTGCTCAGCGGAGAAGTGGAACCGCACGTCGATATATGGCATCAGAAGTCTCCCGGCTGGACCTGCAAGCACTTCAAACCCAATGCCCGCCAGAGATTCACAACCTGGTCGCGATCATCCAGCACAAACCGAACGTTGTACTTGCCGCGAATGTACTGGTTGAACAGGTCGTACTTCACCCGGTAGTCAGGCAGCTTGTTTCCGTTGGCGTCCTTAGCTCCGGTGGGCCGCATGTGCAGCTCATCCCGATAGATGCGGTTGTCAACCAACCACTTATCTGTAGCCTCGCGGCACTCATCGTCTCGACCAGATACGACTAGAACGTGTGGCGGACCTTCTGGCGTGTTGTCCGCACCAGCGATGGTGTTAACCAACCAACGAACATGCTCATCAACTGTGTCCGTGTGTACCTGCGTGTAGTCGTACGGTGACCGGCCAGCCATGTGTGCAACCGTGCCGTCAATGTCCACGATGATTGCTTCCGGTAGCCCGTCGATCCATTCGACCGGCTCAGGTGTGAAGGTCTCAAGCTGAGTCACCTTGGGCCAGTTCTTAATCGGGTACCGCTTAGCCATCCGCTCAATCACATCAGAGCCCACGTAACGCTCACCCCGAGCCTTACGCAACAGGTCGTTAGCGGCACACTTGAGCTGGCCGGTGTCAACGTCGATTACCTCAAACTCGGCTCCGTACTGCGCGGCCATCTTCTGCCACTTACGCAGCCAACGCGGCTCCAAATGCGTAGCATCCACCACCACTGACGTACCCGACTTGAGCAGCGCATGTACCTGCGCACGCTCAGCCGTCGTCACCTGCTCTTCACACTCCGTCTTGCCGGTGTAGTGGTTGTCGTGCAGCATCTTCCGTAGGTCATCGCGACAGACCCGGACAGCGCGGGTTGCAGCGGCAATCTCTTTAGCCTTGGTGGACTTTCCGGAGCCGGGGTACCCGCGCATAGCGGTTAGTTTCAATGTCACTTATCGGCAACTTTCCGTGGATCACCACTGTTTAGATCCCGCTCAACCTCGGCAGCGGCAGCGCGCAGAGCGCCCAAACTGCGGTCGCGCCGACGGTCTCGCTCAAAATTGGCATGTACTAGCTTGGCAATAAGAATGGCCTTAAGGCGTAGCCGTTCCGGCGTCGCTTCACCGTCAAACCATGAGGAGTGCTCCTCGCACACGAAAAGACCTATAAACTTGATCTTTACGTGCAACCGAGGCGCGTTAAACGTTGGGTCGTACCGTACGCTCCACTTGTGAAATCTCGGCAGCTTGGGGAACTCCAACTGATCCGTCACTACTTCACTCACTCTTGCTCCTTAAGTATCTTGCGCACATCCGAAAACGTCTGGCGCTTAATGAATTCCCCGTTTTCCCACACCGGCTGTAACAAACTGTTCGACTCAGCGAAAAGTCCCGCCTTCTCCATCAGGTACATGCGCATTTGGGCATTGCCTCGCTGCGGGCGTTCCAAGACCGCCAGACGGCCAGTTGCAGACTTCTTAGTCCCGTCATCGGTAACCGGGTCCTTAAGCAGGTTCACGCCCCGACCGTCAACCTCAACCCAAGTCGCCTTCATCGCAGAACCAAACGTGTCCCGTGTGTTGTACTGGTACGTAAAGGAACCCACACCAAACACAACATTCGTAGACGCGTAGCCCAGTTTCTCCATGCGCGCCGTGATGGACCTAGCCCGATCCAATGTGATCGAATCACCGTAGATCGCACCGACTTTAGGATTCAGCTCGATGAACCCGGCGATGTTCTTGCGTCCACCGAAATGCTCGTAAAGCAGGCCCAGTACGCCCATCCACTGCGGCGAACCAGTGGGCGCATTCTCATCACCGCACAGGATCGTCTCGGGGTCTCCCGAGTCGGGCCGAATGACCAGCTTGCCGTCGCGGGCACAAACCTTGTCCCTTAGAGCCGGTAAGTACTCAGTGAGCACCCGCCACAGATCGAACGTGTCTGCCACGACTGCGACCGTTCCAGTCGGATACAGATCCAGGAGGCGCGAGAACGTCTCTTGCTCCCCCAGCGTCGCAATACCTGTGCACATCACCGAATGTTCGGTAGCGGGCACGCTGGACACCTGGTATGGCCCGCCGTAGTAGCGCTCAATCCAATCGAGCGACACCAGGGAGTCGGTACCCGTGAATGACAGGAGGTGCGCCGCACCGGACACCGCCGCCGACTCATGCGAGGACATGCCCCGATACGAGAAGTCATGACACTGCCAGTCGATATCGGTAGGGTCACCGCCAGTCCGCAGGGCCGCACTCTCCAAGACTTTGCGGTATTCGTGCGCGATGGTCGCTGACGTGCTCGCTTGCCAAAGGCCGGCGGATAGCCCTGTCTCAACAAAGTTGGTCAACCAGGCGAAATCAGGGTGCGTGTTCTCCACCGTGAATGAGGGCACACCGATAGGAACTAGCGTGCCCTCAGGGACCGCGCAGAACCGCAACGGCAGGTATCCCAAACCATGCAAGGCGAGTACATGGTCGTACCCGATGCCGAGCGCTGCACCCTCTCCAAGAATCTGCTTGATCCGGTTCAGGTAGGCGATCACCACATCGACTTCATCCGCATTGAAGAACGGCACGAACTCATCCATCAGGTACCGCTGGATGTAAGCCTGCAACCCGAAATGAACCACCTTGTCAACACCAGGGATTCGGCTCTTGCGGTTGGTGTAGTTCGAGTACACCCGCGTGACGTTTCCGCTTAGCGCATATTGCCTGCGGTGATCCAGTTTGTATGCGTCCGTGTGGAATAGCGGAGCCACGGGCGCGTAGTCAACACTCACTTGGATAGTCCATTTCTCATAGCGTTGAACATGATTGGGAAGGTCGGAACAATCGATAACGGTCTAACCGCACCCGTGTAAGCGCCAGGGTGTGAGTCCGTTGTGTAGATCCGCCCGTAGTGGTCATGCAGCTGACCGGCCTTGCCGGAGAAGATGCCGTGCGTAACCCACAGGTCGAGCTGATCCTTTGGCAGGTTCAACATTTGGGCTAGGCCAACGAATGTGCCACCACCGTCACAGATGTCATCGACAACCAGGTAGCGCCAGTCTTTAGGCGTGGCACCGAGCATCCGCATCCCGGTAATCCGACCCGTAGCGAAATCGCGTTCCTTCTCAGCCCTCACCGCCGGGCAGCCCAAGTGCGCGGCGATGGCGCTAGCGCGCGGCAGTGCCCCCTTGTCTGGGGCAATCACAGCGTCATACCTGCGCCCCATCAAAGCCCGGTCAATGAAGGCGGTCGCATCCAGTTCGATCACATTCCTGTATGGCCTAACCCCAATTTCCGAATGCCCGTCCACAGCGATAATGGATTGTGCGCCAAGCGAATTGGCAAGCCGCGCATAGGCGGCAGCACCCTTAGGTGTGCCACGGTCAGCGCGGGCAGCGGGCAGGTAGGGCAGCATGAGCACGAACGGCTGCATCCTGTATTGGGCGTGTGTGGCCAGCAGCGCGGCCTTAACCAAGTCGTTGGGGTCCGCGCCGCGCACATCCGCAATCCATGTCACCCGACTATTCGGGTAGGTGTGGATGTTCCTTAAGTGCCATTCACCGCCCGGAAACTGGAAAGGTTCAGCGACGTTACTAAAGGTTCCCCGACCTTGCACGTAAGCTTTAAAACTAATTGTCACGTTCGTATTCCTCTTCGCATTCCGCGAGTGAACCGTAATAAATCTCGTCCTCGCATTGATCACAGATACCGTTGCTCACGCGGTAGGCGTATCTTTCGCATCGCAGGCAAATCACGGCAGTGCTCCAATTTCGCCCTTAGCCCATTTCTCTAATCGGGATACTCGTTCTTCCAGGCTCGGGCCGTCCGACGACTTGAGGCCATATACCAACTCCAAAATCGAATCAGCCGCAGCCAGGCAAGAGGTCTCGCTAGGGCTGTATTTCGTTCCCGCTGCAACTTCCGTCCGGGCGTTAAACACCAAGGCCGTATGCTTGTAGATAAGCGCCGATATTAGGTCTCGGTCACTGCATTTCACTTCCCTCGGCTTCTCGCCATTCGCCCGCCGCGAAAACATCAGTAGCACCTCCAGGAACTACACTCGGAACCCATTCATCAAGACACTTCACAAACACAGGGCACGACAAACACACGTCCTCAAGCTCCAATAGATCCCTATCGGAAAGCTGCGAACGCGCCTTGGTGAACCTGTCATCCCCGTGACATACAGCGGCAGACTGCCAATCCTCCGGCCTCTGCGACATGAGCCGTTGAAGATCCCGGCTCATTGCGTTATACGGGCATAATTTCCCTCGAATTGCATAACGAGGTCTCCCAATTTTCCCTGCCTATTCTTGCCTACGATCATCTGCACAAATCCGGGGTCGTCTTCATCTGTGTGCAGCAGAATCACGCAATCCGCGTCCTGTTCAATCGCGCCCGACTCGCGTAGATCCGCAATCGTCGGCGCGCGAGGCTTACCGTCCTTAACCGGCCCACGATTCAGCTGCGCAGCCACCACAACCGCCGCGTTCAACTCACGTGCAGCCATCTTGAGCGTGCGGCTAAAGTGCGCCACCTGCTCTTGTCGAGACACCCGCTTATCGGATGGCTCGATCAGCTGCAAGTAATCGACCACCAACACATCAACCTTGCCCCGAGCGCGACAGTGGGCCACGATCTGCTCAACCGTGATCTGTTCTCGGTCAACAATTTGCAGCGGCAGCCCCTTGTTCTCTTCGGTGAACTTGGCCACCCGATTCGATGCCTCAATGTCCAGTCGCCGCCGCGCCAGATCCGTAAGGTTCACGTCCGCGCCCTGCGCCAGAATCCGCGTCATAACCTCATTCGCCGACATCTCAAGCGAGATAACAACCGACTGGAAATCTCGATACGCTACAAACTGCGAAAGCTGCGTAGTGGCAACACTTTTACCGACTCCTGGCCTCGCCGCGACCACATACACTCGGCCACGCTGTAGACCACCATTCAGGCGGTCATTGAGACCTGGCCAAGGCGTCGGGATAGGCTTACCGGCCTCGCCCTCATACCAGGCATTCCACGATGTGACGAGCTGGTCAAAGTCCTGCGCGGACTTCTCTGCCTGTTGTACATCACGAAAGAACTTCTCGGCCTGCGCAACCATCGCGTCCATGTCCTCGACCGGGACATCGTTAGAAGCCAATTGCCTTAGCCGCACACCTAATTCACCGAGACGCCGCAGCCGGGCCTTACCCGCAACAATCTCCGCGTACTGCAACCCAAACTCGGGGGTCGGCACCGTCGATATCAGCGTATGCAGATACGGCGCGCCGCCAACCCTGGTTAGCTTCCCCGCCCTGTCGAGCTGGGCCGCTACTGTCACCGGGTCAACGTCAACGCCGGAGAGCCAAGTATCCACAATCGCCGTGAAGACGACCCCATGGTTAGGCCGGTAGAAGTCGTCAGGCTTCAAAACCTCGGAAACCTCGGCTAAGGCTTTCTCGTTGAGCATCATCGCGCCCAACGCGGACTGTTCCGCTGTGATGTCTTTCGGAATACGGTCCTCGTCCGTCACTTAACCCTTTCTTTAACCTCAAGTAGCCAATTCTTTTGGGCCTGCCGGATGCACTCACGGCGCGTATCAGCGCTAAGGCCGCTAGGCAGATCGGGGACCGTGAACACAAACCCAAATGGCTTAAGCGGGGTTACATCCCCGGTACGCCAGCAGTCCCTAAGCACGTTCAGCAGGGATTGGGTGTGCTTGTGGGTGTTCATCGCCTGCGACACCAGCGACGGCAGTAACGCCGGAGACAGATCCTTTTCCGTCCACAGAATCAGGCCACGCTTGACGTGTTCCAGGTCGATACCCTCCGCGATCAACTCGGCTGCACGCCGCGCTAATTGCTTACGGATAGCGGATGGATGCTCGACCGGCACAACCTCACGCACCAACGCCCCGGCAGCGGTGTCCGGTTCTACGTCATCGTTCCAGTGGGCGTAGTCCTTCATCACATATCCGGAGCTGGTCTTTACCCAAAGCCGTTCACGCACAAGAGCGTCAATCTCTTCCCTTGTGCCTAGCTCCATGGCTACGGACTCTGAGACGTGGCCGGCTGTCCTGTCGTATCGGCAGCGCGAGTTTGCGCGCGCCCACAGCCCGATTGCCGCATTCCCGGCCGCTTTGGCTTTGGGGTGGTTCCAGAACTCCCGGTGAATCCTGCCGTTATCACTCACTCTTCATCCCTTGCCTTGAATCCAGCGCAAGCTGGCCACCAGGCCCGAACGTCGGACGATTCGGACCCTGTTTCACGCGGGTAAGTAACCCGTCCTCCCGCCTCTAGCGGGATTAGGCATTTCGGCCACCGTCTCATCACCCGGTACACGCAATCCCCGCATTTCAGACCTTCGCCTCCCCGCACGCGGGCGGCCTGGTCGTGCAGCCTTATCGACTTACCTAACGGGTGCTCGCCCCTCGCAATGCGTGTCTGAATCAGCCGTTTGCGTCGCTCACTGGCTGTGGACTGTTCTGGTAGGGGTGGAACCACGTAGGCGTCATCGGGTACTTCAAATAGTCCAATCTCGGTCATCAGAAAAGAACCTCTTGAGTTACGAGGCTGCCGAATTTGGTCAGCAGCACCCAATCTGAACCGCGCCTGAGTAGCGGCACCTCTGCCGGTTCCTGCCAAGGCCGCACATGGAAACCCTCGATAGCCGCAGCATCCGGGTTATGTTCAATCCAGCCATGGCAACCCGTGGTGCCGGAGCCGCACACGGCGACTATGTTTTCTGGACTCCACGGGCCACCCTGACCGCGTTTCTTGCGGTGATGCATAGACAGGGCTCCGGAGCGGCAGCAGCGCTCACAGAACCCCTCAGAGCGTTCTTGAACTACCTTGCGGCACTGCTTTTCGTTCAAACCTTCTTATCGATCAGATCACTAAGCCCGGTGATCTTCCCAACCAGAGCCTTAGCCGCCTCCGCGCTGATCAGTTCCGTGACACGATCACAAGTACTTTCGAGTTTCTTGACGGCATCCGGGCCGTGCAAGTCCTTGCACTTAGGATCGTTGACGGTGTTGGACATCAGCTTAAGAGCCATCGTCACGATCAGCGCCTCCGAGGGCGTCAGTTCCACCTTGAGCTTGACCATTTGATTAAAGTCCTTTCGTAGTTAGTACCGTCAGCGGCCAGAAACGTTGTATTCCTGCGCAATTAGCCGCGCCGACGTTTGCAAACCGGACAGCTCAGACTCCAGGTCTGATTTCTTGTCCTGCGCGTATTTCATGGTGACCTCGGCGGTATCCATGGATTCCCATAGCTCGGCGTTAGCAAGTAGCGCCTTGTCTTCGCGGTCCGCGCGTGTGCCCTGCTCTGATTGGCGAGACGCCGCCAACCCGAGCTGATAGGCCCGCTTAGCGGCCAAATACTCGTCGCGAGCTTGCCGAACCACCTTGGTGCCCTTGGAAATAAAGGCCACCACATCACGGATACGCGACTCAATCTCAACCGGATTAGTCGGTTCCGCCACTAGATCACCTGCACAGGCTCTTTATGCCACCTCCGGCGAATCTGACCCCAACTAAGGCAGCTCGCACACAGGAGCAGGTGGTCCACGAAACCGACTGCGTGCGTGGCCTTGCGGCCACACTTGTTGTCGCAGTCAGGTCCAAGCGACGGTTTCCACCAGTTGCTATTCATCGAGTGTCACCACCCCACCCACAAGAGCAGCCGTGAACGCCTTAACCACATCAGCGGTAGCAGTCTTCAGCGACTTGCCCGCATTGTTCTTAGTGAACGTTGCCGCAACCCGTTCTAGATCCCACTCATTCTCGGCTGCAACGGCCCTCAAGTCGTCTCGTGCCTTATCGGCAGCAGACGGTGCCTTAGCCTTGGCAGGTGCGGCAGACTTAGCGCCAGGACGTGCAAACGTGGCCCGCTCATGCGACTCGGCATCAGGATCGGGATCACCAGTCGGAATCATCAACGCCTGCAACAGGAATGTCCGCAGCGCCACTGATTCGGCCTTAGTCATCGCCTTATCACCGGAATCGGCGGCCTCGCCGTACGTGACGCCGCCGAAATGATCGCCTCGTGGCCCGAATACGGTGAACTGCACCTTAGCGATGCGGTTAACCATCTTGCCGCCCTTGGCGGTCTCGTACCGTTCCGCTTCGTGCTCGATAGCGATAGGGACCACCGTCACGCCGTGCTTTCGGAGCACCGGGCCAACCGCATCCATTACTGCATCGATGCCACGGAAGTTGAAGCCCTGCTGCGCGTTCCGCGACTCCTTGCCGATGGACCTAACCTCATCCATAACCCGGCCCCACGCCTCATAGACGGTCGGGGTCGGGTCGTAATGGGCCGGGTCTTTCAGCTTGTTTTCAAGCTCATCGAGACGCGAAATGATCGCCTCGTAAGTAACTTCTTCTTTCACTTCATCGTCGGTCAAAATCTTCCTATCCTGTGCCGCTAAGTGCGCACGTTCTATCAGCGTCGCTTACGGCTACACCCCACGCGTGGCCGGAGTCTTGAAGGAATTGCACCCGCCTCAACCAGGCTATTTCCCGCCAATCAAGGGCAAGCCCAAGGGGCGTCACGAGATGCCCAAACGCAACCTGATTACGTTGATTGTGTTCGAATGCTGGCCCGATCAGATCGGCCCCCCACAAGGCGTGCCCGATAAGGCAGCTTGGTTTACCTTTCACTACATATCTGCACGCAACACCGTTGTTGTCATAGACGAACTCGGGGTAAGACGCCGCCTTTTCTCGTACCAAACGAATTAGGTTCTCACCAATTAGAGACATCAGTTCACTCCGCCATAATCCAATACGCCACGACCACACCCATAAGGAATGCGGCCAAAACTATTTCTCCGAGTAAGCCCATAGCGCATCTATTTCCTTGTCAGCTTCGGTAGCTTGCGAGCCTCGCGCACCTGTACCGCCAACTTGGCGTACTCCCAGCCCTTATCTAGATCAAGCCAATACAGATTGGAGCGGGGCCGCACATCCCGAATAGGCGTATGCACCAGCAAGCCCTTGCTTTGATCACATTTAATAGGAGTGCGCTTACCGGTCTTCTGGTCATAAAGGACGCTCCGCGACGCAATCGCAACCTGAATCGTGACCTTGAGCGGAAAATCAGGCTCACTAGAACCCGTCTTATCGTCAGCCGCGTACACAATGCCCGTTGGCCTATGCAACAAGTATCGGTCCGGGTTACCGGCACTCTTCAACTCGTCATTAACCACGAACGGCTCAATAAGCACCGGGTCGAACTCTTCAATAGCCGCCTGGCGGGCTTCAATCCAAGGCTCAAGCTGTCGTGGCACATACTGCGGCTTGCGGCCCTCGTCTAGAACCTCACAGAGGCCATGGAACGCCGTACCTAACCCGCTCGCATCTTCCGAACCGCCCAATGCCTGCGCACTCGCTACCAACTCTTTTAGCGGCTTCTTGCCCTCGGGCACTGCCCAAGGATCTTTGTGTGCGGACACCAGGTGTGCGGCCTGCGCGAACAGAGCTTCTGACTTCACAACGCCCATAAGCGCTCTAGCAGCTAGCCAGTCAGACAGATTGCCCTTGTCGTCAAGAGTGCCGGCCAACGTCGAGATGCGCGTGTAGCCCTCCGCGTTAATCGGGGTCTTACCGCCCGGCTTATAGCGCAGCGGCTCCCCATTCTGCGTGATATACGGCCTACCCCAGCGGTCCCTAACAATGCTGTGGTCAGTCAAAATCCCCCACAGTCAACCTAAGAATCAAACGTAACCCCCTCTAAAATCATTCACCCCAGTTGCGACTGCCTTAGACCACGCATCAGCGTTCACAATCGTCACGGTCTGACCCTTTTCCACATACAAAACACCGGCCTCTACCCGCGCCGATTCAGCGGAATAAGCTTCCGAATTTCCCTGGTAGTCGAACACGCGAATTGTGCCGTTCACTTAGGCCCCTTAATTTCGAGAACCACGGGAAACATGCCCATGAAACCATTGCGGTATCCGCCGGTCTTAAGGTCGTAGACCTTGCCTTGCTCAAGCCGCGCCCACAGATCCCATGAATTGAAGGAACCTACTTCCCAAGCGTCATCAACAGAGAAAGCACCGCAACTAGTCGATAGCCGATTCTTACGAGTCGTCCTGGTGTGGCCATTGGACCCCGACGTGTCGTAGAGGGTGTCTTTAGACAGCACCGTGCAGTCCCGGTGCCATTCCTGGTTGCTCGTCGCGCAGGCAGAGGCAGAGATGCCCAATGCCGCGCAGATGGCAGTGATTGCAGCTATGCGCCACATGTGTACTCCTAAAATGGTGTGCAGATACGAGAAAACCCGGCCAGCACCCCCCTAGGCTGGCCGGGTTAACCCGAAAATATTGTTAGGACTCACGAGCGTGAAAACAGTGAGTTTTCGCGGTTTGACAGGACACCGTTTGAAACAGTTACCATTTAACAGTTGATTTTAGATTGCTGCTTGTGTCCTCGACCGCAAGACTGGACCCGATTTCTTTCCTATATGCAAGGTAAAATATTGCTGTATGGGTCCACAAAGTTTAGAAACTGGGCGCACTCTATTTTTTCTGAAAATGAAAGTTGAGTGTGATTGCTGTTCGCGCCCACTAAATTCACCATACCCCAACTAGGGGAACACTACCAACCCATCAAATTACGATGGGCTGATAGCGCGGTCCATTCACGACATCTCGCACCAATTCAGCGGGAGACTTACCCTCTACCGCCATTCCGAACACCGTGGGCGACAGTCCAGAAACCAGCGTCACATTGCCGTCATGGGCTAGTGCCGGGTAGTTACTGTTTCGGGCGTTGACGTTCCAGAACACGACGTGAGGCAGTACGAGCCCCGCAGCTGCGAACTCCCGCTTGGCCGTCTCAAAGATGGTGTCAACGGTGCGGTCGTTGCGGTAGAACCCGAACGCCGCGTTGAACTCCATATCCGACACCACGTAGAGAGTCTTGGGCACCTGGCCTGAGCGCTGCCCCGCTGCCAAGATGGCCCGGAAGGCCGCATGCAGGTCTGTTGAGCCATACCAGCCGGTCGAATTCTCAATCGCGCGCATCCGATCCGCCAGGGTCTTGCCCGCGACCTTCTCAATCTTGGGGGTGGACGAGAAGGTCATGAAGTGATCTTTGTAAGCGCCCTGATTGCGGTCCGCGAAATACAAAGCCAGCGATACCGAAACCGACATAGGCCGACCACTCATCGATCCCGACACGTCCGCTAGGACGATCCCATCGTTGCCGCGCGTGTAGTCAGGCAGATTCGCCCACAACGCATCCGCAGCCTGCGACTGACCGGCATTCACCATGTCATACAGCTCATACGGATACAGGGTCGCCGCGTTTACCTTGGCCTCGCCCTTGACAACCGAATCGAGGTAAGCCTGATACTCGGCGGGCGTGTGGCGATGGAACGCCTTAACGTGCGTCATGTGAGCGCGCGAAGGCAGCTTGCCCCAGTCAATCTCACTCCAACGCTTAGCGGACATGTCCTGCTCAAGCAGGCCGATGTGAGCCCGCAGCCGAGACAGCACCTTGCGGTACTTGCGCTGATCCAGGCCGATAGCCTTACGTAGGTTTACCGCAAGATCCTTGCGTCCCTTGGACGTATCGGACGGCAGCCACTTGGCCAGCAGTGATACTGACTCGCCACGGTTGTACGCGTCGGCGTCCTTCACGAGCTGGTCGCCAATGATCTTGGCCATGCCACCTGTCACCGTCGAACCCTGATAAAACATGTCGTCCCAGCGGCCATACTCCGGAATGTGCTTAAGCACCTTGTCCATTGGGGTAAAGCCCAGGTCGGCCAAGCGCTTAAGGCAGGCCCGGAAGACAGCGCGCTCCCCCTGCCCTCCGCGCGCATCGCGCAGGTAGAACATGGTGCGGATAGCAGTCTGCGGGTCTTCCCGATACGCCTTCTCGAAAAGATCGGCAGCCTTGTCGGGGGTGTCCCGCATCGCCCCGGCAGCTGCGAAGAAATCAACCACCGCGTTGAGACTCGACGCATTCGTGACCGCGCCGTTCTCAGTGCGGGTCAGGTTGGTCTCGCGGCTAATCTCCTGCAAAAACGTGGTCACGATCTATTACCTCCCCGAAGTTCTCTTTGTAGTCCTTAGCCGGTACGACGTGGACGTTTCCGGTTGATGGCACGTACACCAGATAGGTGCCGGGATAGACGACAACGCCCGTGCCCCGGAACCGGATTCGCCGTAGTGAGCCGTCCTCTTTGAACGTCACCGTGAGCTGCCCAAGCTTGCTCTTCTTCTCGCACGACAATGACAGCATGTAGGTCACTGCCCCAAGGTTTCTGCCGGTGACTTTGGTAGCCCATGCAACGTCTTTGGGCATGGGCACTGTCTGCACCAATCCTTGTGTCTTAGTTAGCTTTTTACTCATAAGGTTAGTCACTCCAATTGCAGGACAATCCACCTTTTCGGTAGTCCCGGTAGACAACGCATGTACGCGGAACGTTATCCACGTTGATATGCGCAACTGTTAGATCAGGGTCGGACGTGTTTGTGCGTTGGTCGCTGACATCACACCCGACTAGTAGGCCGGTGAGACCGGCAGCGACAACGCCACCGGCCACCAGCATCTTCGAACGCCTCACTTACCGATTACCGCCCTGCGGGACAACGTAAGTCGGCTGGTAAGGGTTGCCGCCCTGCGCAATCAACTGGGACTGCAAGTACGCCTCAATGGTTGGGAAGCCCGCAATCTCGGCCTGCTTCTGCAACGCCTGCTGCTTAGCCACCTCAGTCTGCGACTCCGCAGCCTTAACCTCCGCGTCGGCGGCAGCCTTCTTAGCGTTCGCCTCCGCGACGCTGGACTGCTCCTTATTGATTGCAGCCTTGAGGTTTCCGTCCATCGGCTCAGGCTTAAGCACCGTTATCTGAAAATTGGTGAAATACTCCTTGCCATCAGTGCGCGCCTTGGACGCGCCCGGAAGCCGTTCCTTAAGCACGTTCTGGAACTCCACACGCACCTTCTCGTCATTCCAGATCTGACGCCAAGTGTACTTCTGCGCCACCTGCGTAAGCGTCTGCTCAAGTGGTTGGCCCACAACATAATTGACCAACTGCACCCAACCATCCGACTGAGTGCCATCCGCATTCAGCCAACCCTGATACTTAGTACCGAAGTCCCGGTGGAACTGAGACAGCTTCTCGCAATCCGAGGTCAGGTCCATGGTCACAACAACCGGCACCTTAAGCTCAGCCGGTGCCTCCGCGCCCGACACCACAACGTAAGGCTGGTGTTCCGCGCCCTTTGCGCCCGTAGCGTCCCAACTGATCTGGCGCGCCGGATAACGGTAGATCTTGAAACCGCCAATCGGGTTGGCCTCCGAGGTTTCCGGCCCCATACAACCGATGATCTTTGGGGCGGTAGGAACAAACGCGTAGTCATCGACCTTAACTGCCGTTTGACCGGCGGGAATCTGGGTAGCGCAGGCGGAAAGCGTGAGGCCAGCGGCCACGGCGATACCGACTACAGCTGCCTTAGTGCGTTTCATACTTTGGATTGCCTCTCTAAAAATTGGTTGATTGTTGATTCGATTTGTTGTTGCCGTTTTTGGTCGTACTCGTCTTGCTCGCGAGCTAGGAGCATTCGGGCATGCTCTCGGCGTTCCTTGCGGGACAGCCACTTAACGGGATCGTTTAGCCCCGCGATAAGCCGTCCCCGTTCTCGCCATCGGACAGTGGCGTATATCGCGTAGCCGACGAGCGCGAGCAGAGCCAAGATGACTATGAGCACAAGGATTCTCACCGGCTACTCACCATCTGCCCCAAATCCTCGCGGGTAAGGAACATGGTGTTTCGTGCAATCGTGGAGTTATCACGGTCCAAACCGAAAATCTCGGTGGTACCGCCCTCGCGCTCAAGCCTGGCCCGGTAGTTGACGTGATAGTGCCCGTGAAAGAACAGGCTTGGCTTAGTCGCATCAACCACTTCGCGGACGAGGCCCCGATGAGACTCGGCTGCTAACAGGTCTTCGCTAGGGAACTCGTTACCCGAACCGATACCTGGAATCGCGAACCCGCGAGGCGCGTCATGGGCAACGATCACATCCACGCCGCCAGGCCGTGAAGCGTATTCGACCTGCTCACCGCTAAGCACCTCACCAGGCCACCAGTCGTGACCCTCGCGCCGCCACGAGCGGTCCACCGAATGTGCGCCACCTAGCGCCATCCACGTCATACCCCACCACTCCCAGCGGAAACCGCGAGGCAGATGCATGATCCGGTCTAGATCACCGAATACCGTTGGCTTACCGCCAGGTATGTTGCACTCGTCAAGCTGCGAATGATCCTCATGGTTGCCATCCACCCAGATCAGCCGCATGTCCAGCTCTTCAAGCAGTTGGTTAGACCCGAGCAGGTAGGCATAGGTCCGCTCCGATGGCGTCCAAAACCCGTAATCGCCAACATGAACTATCATGTCTGCGCCACTACGTTTGGCGTACTTAATGGCCTGCTCAGCCCAGTACGGGTTACCGTGCCAGTCCCCCGCAACCATTACCTTGTTCGGCTCCGTCACCACCATGTGACTAACCTCCATTTCACAATCCGACACCTGACGCACTCGCGTTGCTGCTTTAATCCACCCCCGGAAGGGGGCTCGGGCTTGTGCCATAACGTCCATTTGTGCCAACCAAACCGGCACCTATTCACCGCTCGATGACCTCGAACTGAGAATGTATTGGCGGGCCACTCATCCCCTTGCCGCAATCCGGCAGACGCCCCGCCTCAGAAGCCCATTCATGTAAATGAAGCTGATACTCTTCGCGGTACGCATGACCACACCCCAGCGGGCACTCAAACATTCCTTTACTACCTTTCCTAAATGGATAAACTCATTTCCACGGCTTCCGAACTGCGACCTTTCGGTGAGTGCCGCCCACGCACCCCGGAATTGTGCGATCCAAGGTCACCTGTAGAGGCTTAGAACCATCGCGGCCATCAAAGACCACTTGAATGCCCCGCTGTTTCGCCAAAGACGCCAGCGCACGGGTGTAATCAACCGGCAGCGGCTCACGCTTGTGAGGTGGATAACGAATAGCGCAATCCAGCCAAGCATTCAGAAGAATGCGGATGCGGTTTCTATCTGCTCGCGGCAGTTCACGTAACTTTGGACCTGTGGGTTTCCCAAGATTGATAGCCATTGCCCACCTCTCGATGAAGGGATTTAGAGAAATGAGTCGGCCGGGGAGCGGAAACCCGGTGAGTGAGGCAAACCCGTATTAAGCCCCAACACAAACAGGCGTATGACCACAAATAACGCCGTTTCCAATTAGGCTCGCTCAACCCGGCCGACTAGCTGCGCGCCGAGAATCGAACTCGGAAACACCCCCCAGTCAGCGTCCCTACCTTGTAATAGATAAGTAGCAAGGGTGCGGCAGCCATTACCTGCCCCGCGCATCCTCACTGTTAGGGCTAACCGTTCTACCTCCGTATCTCAGCCACGGGATACGAGTCAAGGCATTGCGTCAGACGTGTAGACGCCGCCCATACCATCGGTTTGTGCCCAACAGTGAAAGCACACAATATTCATTGCGACCTAAACTTGGCGGCGAAACGCACACCCACCCGGTATAAACGTCACAGGCGCCCCGACAACGGGGTTACTTCGTACGGCCAGCTGTAAAAGTTTTTATGTGGTTGGTTGGATTAAGTTAGAGCGGATACGTCCACTCGGTCAGAAGTAGATTCACACGCGCCACAAGGCGATAGACTTTGATTTTTGCGATCCTTCGCGCTCGCGCAAACCTACTCCTGACCCCCATCCTCATATTTCAATTATCCCCCATTAAGGGGAACAATCGAAAACTCTCGTTTTTCAACAATCTCGAACCCGATGGGTTCGTCCAGATTCGGCCCAACCGGGATAAGGTTCACCTCGGCTAGGTTGTCAACAATGGCATCCGCGATTGCTGCAAGCTGGTCAAACTTGACACTCGGTAGCCATTCCTGAAGTTCGGCAGTGACCCGATGAACAACGTATCCGCGTTCGACGGGCTCGTTGGCGATTCCCGTAAGCTCCCGAATATCATTGATAGCGGTAAGAGCCTCGGCTAAACGCAACTCGGTTTCAATGTTCGCAAAGCCCATGTCACGAATCCTTATCTTCATCCCACGGAATAGTTTCCGCGCACTTCCTAATCTCTTCCATCGGAACCAGCACCTTGCGTCCGTACTTGCGTACAAAGATGCGTCCTGCTCGCCGCAGCTCGTCAAACTCGGTGAGTCCGAGTCCGAGCATTTCCGCCGCCTGCCTCCTGGGCACTAGCACCGGCTCGGCAGTGACCCTTTCGACTACCGCAGTCATCCGGCCCGCCTCACAGCCGCGATGCGTCGCGGCATCCGTCGAGGGTCGGTGATCAGGTTGTTGATTGGGACATTGAATCGGTAGGACATTGCCGCGATCAGCTTGACCGTTGGACGGCCCTGCCAGTTCTTTGAGAACGACCGGCGAACTGTCGTCGGCGCTTCATAAATCTCACGGGCAAGATCCTCGCGGGTCTCAATCTTGTTGACGGCCATCAGGTTTCGAACGTATTCGCAGTCCCAGTGGATGTCTGGTGTGGTCTGTTGCACGCTATCGACACTAGCAAGGCACTTTCCAAAATTGCAAGCATGTAACTAAAAGTGGTTGTGGCATGCCGTGGTGGAAAGTTCATAACCGCAGGTGCAAGATAGTTGCTCACAACCGAAAGTGGTTGTACGGTTCACGCATGCGCACAGACAGTCGAGGTAACGACATACAAGTTGCCCTGAGCGATGCCCTGGGGCGAGTTGTACAGAAGAACGAAATAACCGCCGCCCTCGGACTGCCCGCTGCCGCGTACAGCCGCAAGCTTGCCGTCCGAGCCGACTTCCCCAACTTTGAAGAGCTCACAGCTATCGCAAAGCACTTCGAACTAGTCCCCGCAGCCCTGCACTACGACTTCGGGCTCATTGACGATGAGGCCATAGAGTTCTTGCGGGAGCACCGATCCGGCCACCCTACGGTGACCACAAGACGAAAGGAGGTCACCAAGGCAAGTAGGCGAGAACGACGACTAGACACCGCAAAAAGAAAGCCCCCGTTATAACCGGGGGCCAAAAAACCAACCAACCAACCCACACACAGCGGCCCCGGTGATAGCTAGGGACCAGGGCGCTGCGCACAAGACCAGCCACGGGGGCCGTTCTTACATGTCAGTACCGACGTTGATACTCGTTACCCTAATTACGCTCTGCCTAAGCCTGTGGATTCGGCGCGCCACATGGACGACCACGTACGAACGCGCCGCGACGATAAACCTACTCCTTCAAGGCATCGCAGTAATCCTCATGTCGCCGTGGGCCTCCCAGCACATCGGCATTTGGCTCCAACACATCACCGGCTGGGCCAACCTAGAGGATTACATAGCGCACGACGCCTACATAGTGGCCGCAAGCGCAGTCGCATACAACGCGTTAGGCCGCGTAGACGAAGGCCCATATCTCGAACGATCATTCAAGCTATACGTCGAAATCCCAGCAACATTGGCAATGCCGCTCATGCTGGTCACCTTCGCGCTAAGTGAAAGCACCGACCACTACGCTGATGACTTCCTCCAGCTGCCGACCGACTTCTGGTTGGGCGCGTACTGGCTCATACTCTGCGTAACCCTTGTCCACCTGCTCGGCTACGGATGCAAGATGCTCGCAATACTCCGCGAGGACCCGCGTTCAACCTTGGTGGCCGATGCCTACTTGGTCTCGTGCCTCTGCGGCATCGCGGCCAGCCTTATCCGCGTACTCATCTCATTCACCCCCGGCATTCCCCCAGCAATCGGCAGCGGAGCAGTCTGGCTGCTCGCCTGCGCATGCGGGGCCGGATTCGCAGTTACCGGCGCAGCGTCATGGCTGGGAAAAGATAAAGAGAACGCCGAGGCCGCCGTTACCGACGACCAGCCGCCACGACGACCCGAGCCCGTGTAG